AATTGGTGTAACACAAATAGATATTGCACTATTTTCTGTGTTCGTAGAAGAAGTAATTGTTATTTTTACAATAAAAATGTTACTTGATGAGAAAAAATTCATAAATAGCAAATCATTATTATATACCAATAAAGAAGTTATTGTTGAAATGGATAGTATTGATTCTAAAAATTAAATAAAATAAAAATAAAGAATAATAAAATTGTTGTTATGTTTTTTTAAAATTGAATTGCTTTTTATCATGTTAAGTAACAGCCTCTACAAATTGCAGCATCTAAAATCGCAATATCAATGAATGCAGCAATCATTGCTGAGATTCGGGGCTTGTTTGGCGATCTTATTATTGACGATCTTTTGTTCAGGGTTAGTATAAATATGAATATTGATGAAGTGGTATATGCTGTTCGAGACAGGTTTGATGTGGAGAGAATTCCTAGTGAAATGATGGCCATCATCAATTGTTGGAGAAGAACCTTATCGTGGTATGATGAAGATTACGTGGCAAAGTTTGATCGTTGTTTGGAGGAAGCCGTCACATATGAAATGAGAGGATTCTTAAAAGGCTTTTTAGAAGAACGGAGCAAGGACTTGGAAGACGGAATGACGCTCAAGGAAAGCGACTTGTATGATGCTGTGAAAAGCGCGTCGCATTATTTGTTGTCTAGGGATTGGGAAGCTGATCCTAACTTGACAAACAGCGTAATTTGGTGGGCACAATATTACGGAGACCGTATTTTGCAATGTGACTATGAAAATAATACATTACATTACGAGCAGCAAGACCTTACTAATCCAGTTGAGAACGAGGAATAACATTGTGATTTTTGAGCTGTTGTGTATTGTGTCTTGAATATTTTTTTTATTTTATTTTAACTTTAAAAAATTATTGTTATGCTAATAAAAATTGAATTGATTTTCATACACACAACTATAGTAAACAAAGTAAACAAAGCAAGACAAAGCAATACTATAAGCAACTATGGATGCTCGCATTGTTGCTTTGTATGACGCCGAGACTAGCGCGCCTCTACTAAATGATGCAATCAATGTTCTAGTAAATAGTATTCAAAAAAACATTGTTATACACAAGCTTTCTAGGCATTTGACGGCTATTATGAATAGTTGGATAAGAACGCATTCATGGTATATTGATCATAAAACTAGAATGTCAAAGTTTGAACATTGTCTTCGGAATGTACTATCTAGGGAAATGAGACGTCATGTAATTGATCTTTTAAAAATACGAGATAAAGAATATGAGTATGGACTTGGAAGTTCTGTAAACGAAGACGACTTGGCTTTAGAAGTTCTTCGTGTGTCTATGTCACAATTTACTAGTAACTATTTTTGGGATATTGACGTCAAGTTGACTTCTGAAGCAGATCGCTGGGTAATAAATAACGGAGAGAGCCTAATAGATAGCGACTTTGAACGTCCTTTTTCGTGGTTTAGCAAACGAACTATGTCAACACATTATCGCTTGCCTCATGTTGCTACACATTCTAATAATGTAATCCCATTAGAAGTATTGGCATTAGACTTTAAACATGACCCAAACTGGGAATGCTCTATTTGCATGGAAGTTGATTCAGTCAATCATGTTAATTTGTTTACTTCTCATTGTGTTAGAACTGCTTGTAAGCATATATTCCATATGGCATGTTTGGATGATTGTAAGCGAATATACTTACAACAAAAGGAAAATCATAACAAGATGTGTGTTCCATGTCCTTTGTGCCGTGCACCTATTTATTAGAAACTAATGTATATTGTCTTGTATTGTATTGTATTGTATTGTATTGTATTGTATTGTATTGTATTGTATTGTATTGTAAAAATAAAATTTTTTATAAAAAAAATGTTGTTTTATTAACTTACTAACTTATTAACTACAATAATGCGTTGTTTCATTAAAAGTTATTCTTGACTTTATAATAATATCAGCACGACATAATGGGCAACTAATTTTTGGTTTGCTACTATTCTTTTTAATAGCTTCATCAAACATTGGATATAAACATGTACTATGAAAACTATGTTTGCACAAAGTTGTAATACTATTATTAGCATCCATAGCATCTAAACAAATAGGACAATCATTTTCACATTCATCACATACTTGTAGTGCTTGTGCTGATTCTTCTTGTCTAAGATTACAAATAATAGCATATATTTTGTTTTTTATGTGTAAACAATCATCTTTGCTATTTAGTAAGTCAAATGCTTTATCATATATATAATAAGCAAATAGTATAATCCAGTTATCTTTTTTAAACTCAGTAATGAGCAAATTTAGTTGAGCAAAATCATTATGTGCTGATGCTTTAAACGTTACATAATGAAATATTTTTAATTTATTATCGGCTATGTATTGATGCATTTCACATTGTAGTGCATGTTGAACTTGTAAGCCTCTATAATAACCGTCTTTATCTAAAAATAATGTATCAATAAACATTAGCAATCCATAGTTAGTTTTCAATTCAAAGTCATCTTCACAATAATAATGTGTATTAGTCAATAGGTCATAAAATCGCTTAACATTTTGCTTATTCAAAATTATTTCCAATAAATAGTTTATAATTAGTCCATCCATACTATTTAATTTAAGGCTTGTGTAATGTGTTTGTCTTGATTTTATTTTAATACAATCAAGACAAAATAAACTACACGTAATCAATTTTTTTTAACATAATGTTTAATGTCTTCTTCTTCTTTTTCTCATTTTTTGCCCATTCTTTTGCTCATCTTCATTCCTGTAATACGATTTTTCCTTTAGCCAATGAAGCCAAAACAAAAAAACTAATAAAAAAAATTGAATAACAATTAGTAATAGTTAAATAATTACATTAGCAAACTATTATGTCATCAACTATGTTCTTAAGGAAAATGCTTTACATTCCTGATTATGTTGTTTATGAAGACATTCCTAAAATCATTAAGTATTTTGATGACTTTAGTATTGCTAAAGTAAAGGATGTCAAAGTTATTCCTCATTGTGAACCCGAATATTATGTTGAAAATCGTTATAATTATGGTTCTGCTTTAATTGAGATTGATTATTATTATTATAACCAAGGATCTTGTAATTTTTACAACTCAATTGAAAATAAAAAGGGGCGCATGGTGTATGATGACCCATACTATTGGGAAGTGCAATTTAGCCCATTTAAAGAGCACAACAGCCAACTTTATGACGTTTATACTATAAATGACAACACTATTGGCTATTATACCAATAATGACTATAATAATGACTATAATAGTGACTCTGACTATTCTTGTTCAACTGAACCAGATGATGTAAAAAAAGACCCAGATTATATTTATGAAGACGATTCTTCATCAAGTGATGATGAATACAATTATGAATCTTATAAGAAAAACTACACTAGTTTTAAGAGTAAGCAAAATGCAAAACGACAAAAGTTGAATGCTGAACTTATTAATCTTAAAAAGACACTTGAACTTATTAAAAACAAGCAAGAACAAATGCACGCTTTACTAATTAGCAATAGCAAAGGTAAAAGTATTAAGAAAGACAAAGACAAAGACACTAAAGTGGATTGGTCACGACGTCTTCGTATTAAGTATTAATTATACATAAAATTCATCTTCATTAATGGTTGAATCTTTACAACAACCATATGTAGTGCGGTGCCATTTACTAATTCCATATTTTTTTATTCCTTCCATATGTTTGATTGTTCCATAACCTTTATTATTTAATAGTCCATAATAAGTGTCTAGTTTAGGAAATTGTAAACACATAGCTCTAATATAGTTATCACGCTCTACCTTTGCTAATATTGAAGCAGCAGCAATAGAGCAATATTTATTATCACCTCCTTCAACAAGGACATTATTTAATTGCTTTATAACATTTGATTTTTTACAAAAATATGTATAACATTTAAAATCATTTCCATCAATTAGTAAATAAAATTGTTCGTTTAAGTCATTAGTTTCACAAATAGTAGTCTTGTAATATTTGTCAAGTATAACACTAATAGCATTATGCATTGCTTTTAAAGTCGCATTTCTAATATTTAAAGTGTCAATCGCCTTTTCGTCTTCATAGCAAATAGCCCAAAATAAGGCATTTGCTTTTATATAATCAGCAACTTCACTAATTTTCTTTTGTGAACTAAATTTTTTACTGTCTTTTAAACACTCATATTTAAAAGTGTCATTAATTGGTAAAATTACAGCAGCACTATATACACGTCCAAACATAGGTCCCCGCCCTACTTCATCAATTCCAATTTCAAATAAAGTATTAGCATCATATTTTTTTAAAAGGCACGACTTAATAACTTTAGACATTAAAATTATATAGAAAAATTATATTCTATATTTAATATAAATATGAATTTCAATTTTAAAAAAAATAATATGTTAATAATTTTTTTATTAATGCTTGTAATATTATCATGTATTGTGTATATTAATATGATAAATGTTAAAGAAGGTTTGGCAAATATTGCTAGTGTTAAACAAACCGATATTAAATACGGAACTTTTCTAAAAGAGATTGGACCTAATCCAGCTGACCCAAGTTATACGTATTATAAATTGACCTATCCCGTTGTTGGTAAATACAAACTAACAGATGGAATAACTGGACTATCTCTAAGACGATATCCCGATTTTTCAATAAATGATGCCATTTATACTTCAACTACTATAACGGATGCTTCATTTAGAGACTTTCATACCAAGTATGGCATGTTAGCAGTTAGTGATATATCAAATGCTCAATTTTATCATTATAGTACTACTATAAATAGTACACTTGTCTTAAATATAGATCTGAGTTATAGTCCACTAACTAGTGTGAATAATTTCAATATGTTAATTAAAGAGTTTTCTGGAAATATTTATGAGCCGTCTTCAAATATTCATTTGACAAACTTATATGTAAATATAAAGACACCTGAATCAGTTGATGCCAAACCATTAATTCTCAATGGAAAGTTTTATTTAAACACTATTATTGATCCACCAACAGATCCAGTAAGAACACAAATTCAAACAGCAAGTGGTGAAACAGCAACAGCCACAGCAACAGGAGGTAGTGTTACATTAGGTGATACAAATCTAAATTTAGGATTATTAAGCTCATTGTTTGGTGCAGGCAACAGATATAGTGATAGTGAAATATATTCTTATTTATTACAAGATGGAGGATTAGGTGCTTACTATGTTCCACCAATATATAATAATTTTGAAACAGCAATGAATTTGCCATCTAATCCAATAGCAAATCCTGTTAATTCAATGAACCCATTAGACTATGCAGAATCATTATTTGGACCAAAGATTAGTCCATCAATGGCTAAAAATGCCTATTTAAATCAAAGTGATGCAACAACATTAGAAAGCAGTGCAAATACAATGAAGGCAATTACGTCGCAAACACCTAACTTCGATTATGCTGGTAATTTATTGGCACAAAATTCAGATGGTTATAATTCTAATTCTAATTCTAATTCTAATTCTAATTCTAATTCTAATTCTAATTCTATTAACTTTAATAAAAATATAGCAAAAGAAGATTATCCACCTTGTCCCGCACCTCAAAGATGTCCCGAACCAAACTTTGAATGTAAAAAAGTACCAAAATACGAACAAGGAATAGATAATGCCTTTTTACCAAGACCCGTATTAACTGACTTTAGCACATTTGGTATGTAATTTTTATAGTACTAACTTTTACTAAATATTAGTATGCTATTTTAGCATATTAACATTTAACATATACTATTGCTCTCCACTATTATGAATTAGTGTAAAATAATTTATCATAATAGTATCATATTAGTATTATTATTATTTTAGCGTCAAAGTCTTATGGATTAGACACAGCTTCTCCTCATCCGCCGCGCATTTTATATCTTTTATTAATATTCATTTTTTTGGTTAGTTTTTTAATTAAATTTATTAAACGCGATTTAGTTAAACTAAATAAGTTTGGACCTTTTTTGCTTGTTTTTGAATGTCTATTTTTCATTTTATATAAATTATATAATTAAAAATATATAATTAAAAATATATAATTAAAAATATATAATTAAAAATATATAATTTAATATATTAAATTCTATATTTTAGATTTTAGATTTTAGACATTGTTTATCAATATTAAATGTTTTACATTTGGTTTCTTGTGGAACAATATTTATTACGCATTTTGATTTTTTTCCATACATTGGAGTAGTACAACCTGTTTCTTTTTTCTTTTTTGTATAATTAAACAATACATTTTTTTCAACAGTACATCTAGACCTAAAATGTTCATAACGATCACGAACTTCACAATACGTTAGTCCAGAATTTTTTCCTAACATTTTATTAATATGTTCATGTAAGTTATAAATATAATATGAAAAATTATAGCGATTTTCAAATATTTTATCTACTAATGGGTGTTTTTTAAAATTATTTTTTAAATTGATGCGACAATATTTACAAGGCAATGTATATTGTAAATTTAATAATAATTGTTTATATTTTTGCTTTTGTAGTTTTGTAGGCTCTAATGGATAATTAAAACTCATTACATGTAAATAATGCCATAAACTAGGACCCCATACACTGGTTAACATACCATCACCACTATTATAATCTTTTTTATTATAAATAAATTTTTTTTTAAGGCTTTTAACATTCTTTAGACTTTTAACAATTTTTTTATATGTTTTCTTCATATAATACTATTTATATTACACAATATAATATAATATGTGTAAATATTATTATTTATTTGTTAAATATATATAAATATGTTAATTCTTAAAATAGCGGAAAATTTTCTTGAATATTTTAAAATAGTAATACGAACTACTTTAAGTGACAGATCATATATGTTATTTATGGTTTTATTAGTGTTAATGTTTATTACATTAATGTTACTATTATATAATAATTATATAAAAGACATAATTAGCAAAAAGCATGTATTAAATAGTGAATATGTTAATAATGTTAATAAGCAAGATGAAATATTGGTATTGTATTTCTATACAGAGTGGTGTCCATATTGTAAGCAATCTATGCCAGAAATTAATAGATTTGAAGAACATATTAAAGGAGAAAATGGCAGTGCTAATTATAATATTACACTTACAAAAATAGATTGTGACAAACAAACTACTATTGCTGATAAATATAAAATAGAGGCTTATCCATCTATAAAATTAATATATAAAAATAAAGTATATGATTATGATGCTAGACCAAATAAAACTAATTTAATACAATTTTTAGAAACATTTACACATTATAAATCTACTTAAACTATGATTACACAGTTTTTGCCATATATTTTTCTGCTTGTATTTTTCCAAGATTTATTAAATAACTCCGCTCACTGTCACTGGTAAATGCATGTCTCCAATATGCAAGATTGACCATTTGTTCTGTTAATGCTACATTTATTGAGTTTTCTATATTAACATCTACATTTTCTATTGTAGATATTTTATTAAAAAGTATTTTAATTATAAAAATAATTAATTCAAATAAATTAGAATTATTACTCAATAAATCACTATTACCAGAACTTGGGTCGCTTTCACAAATTACTGGATTACCACTAGCATCATAATAATTTTTATAAAATTCATTAGCTAAGTCAATAGGACAAGTTTTATCATTTTTAAAACATAATATAGTTGATTCGTCACAATTTTTATCTATTATACATTCATTTAACGGACATACAACAAGTATGCCTCCATCAAAATAAAAACAATCATTTTTGTAAAAAGGAACACATAATATAGGTATTGTTAATGACATATATATTGCTTCAATAACTGGTAAATCAGGATAAGTAATATAATTAAGTTTTTCTTTTTTAAATTTTGTAAAATTACAAGTATACAAATTAAACTCAATATTTGTTAAATCATAAAATTCTTTTAATGTAATTGTTAACTCTATATCTTTAGCTAAAAACAGGGGTTTTAAACAATTAGTAATAAAGTCAATATTTAATAGTCCTTTGGTGTAAAACATATTTAGAAAATCATATGGTGTAAAATTAACAAGTTTTTCCCAAGGTCGTTTAATTAAAAAATCGTCCATCCAAGACCATTCTAAATTAATTAAATAAACAAATGATATAATACCACCTATTGATGTAGCATATACAGATTTAATATTATTATAGTCTAAATAATTAATACTAGTTAAATATTTAAGCGCACCATATTGAACTAATCCAACAGGACCTCCTCCGCATAATACAAGATGCTCTATTTTTGTATGTGACATGTTAGTGCATAACAGTTGTATTATATATTTAATTATATAACTTTTAATATTATTTTTATATATTTAATATTATTTTTATATATTTAATATTATTTTTATATATTTAATATTATTTTTATATGTTTATTATGTTATTTTTAATATATTATATTAAAAATAACATATATATGGCGAGCGATCCTTTTTATAATTTTTCAAATAAAATGGACAATGATGGTGATTCATTAAAATTAAATATAGATGAATTATATGTAAAAAAACAACAGCAAGATTTGAATATACTAAAGAATTACAATAAAATATTGGTTAGAATACACAATAAAATAAAATATGTTTCAAGAAATTTGGTTAATGAAAACTGTTGTTGGTATATAATGCCCGAAGTAATTATAGGTATTCCTATGTATGATTATAGAGATTGTACGGCATATGTTATAGAAAAGCTTAGGGAAAATAAGTTTGTTGTGCGTTATACTCATCCCAATTTATTATTTATTAGTTGGAAGCATTGGGTTCCAAGTTATGTTCGTAATGAAATTAAAAAAAAAACAGGAACAGTGATCGATGAGTTTGGTAACATTGTAAATGCAAATTTAGAAGAAACCCAAATTGAAACTACTAATAGCTCTAATGAATTATTATTTTCCAGTACTAAACAAATTAAAAATACACATGCATCAAGTTCTAATTATAAAGATACAAAATCATATAAACCGTCAGGGAATCTGGTTTATAATAATAATTTGCTAGAAAAATTAAAAGTGTAATTTACGCGTTACTCTTTTACGCATTACTCTTTTACGCGTTATCTTTTTATTGCGTTTTCCACCATAATTAGTATTAAAATTTAAAGCTCTACTTATTATGTTAGTTCTTTTTTTAGCATCAATCTTTTTGTCTAAATTATTTAGCTCATCATAAAATACTTTTAAAATAGCACTACTATATTTGTATATATAATAATTGAGTTCTAATATTTTATATTTTGTTTTATGGGTTAACAATAAAATTTTATTATAAGTTAAATTATCATCTATTTTAGTAATTTGTTTCTTTTTTCTATCAAAAACAACTATATTTTTAATTATTTTTGTATACAAATATCTTCTGTTATAAAAATAATGTTTTATCATTTTATTTAAAATTGTTTTAATAAAAGCAAATGCTTTGTAATTAATATTTTTAAATAGGTCATCATTATTTTGATTGCTTGTTAATGGGTCACTAGTTAATGGGTCACTAGTTAATGGGTCGCTAGTTAATGAGTCGCTAGTTAATGGGTCGCTATTAGGGTCACCATTAAGCCCACCCGTTAAAGGGTTGCTTGTATTATTTTGACTGTCGTCTCTAACTATATGAGCACATATTGTTTTTAAATAGTCTTTACAAGTTATTAATATGCTATCTAATTCATCCGATTTACTCTTTAGAGCTTCTAAATTACTTTGCTTTTCCTTTTTGTAATCAACTTTTAAATTTAAAAAACTTAATGTATCAATAGAGTCATCAAATATGATTGAACGCCTTGTAATTGTGCTTAATTCAAATAATTTATGGCGCTTATCATCCCTTTGTTCGTCGCAAAAATATTTTGCTAATTTTGCTAAATTTTTAGCAAACAGATCATTACTTATTGAGTCTAAGGTTTCTTTTAATGTTTTTTCACTAAAATTATTTGAGTTGAGTTCAAAATAATCTGTAAATAAAATTACGAAAATGGAGTAAAATAAATTTTTGGTTGGTTTATATTTAACATATTCTACATCAGTTTCGCTTGGCGGTTCTTCTTCATAGTTAGTAAAAGGAAAAAAATCACGAATTTTATCTACTATATAATTTCCACCTACGCTAGGATTAGGATTAGGATTGTAATTAACACTAGGATTAGGATTAGGAACAGCTTCATTAGGATTAGGATTAGGAACAGCTTCATTAACATTAGGATTAGGATTAGGAACAGCTTCATTTATTACAGGCTTTGGACCATCTTCATTTATTATAAGATTTGGCTTATTAATTTGTTCTAGCGTTGGAGCTAGTGTTGGGACTGTTTTGGGAAGTTCAGGAACTGTTTGAGGTCCTAATTCGGGAATTTCTTTGGGTCCTAATTCAGGTAAAACTTCTGGTTGTAGTCTCTTAGCTTCGTCTCGCTGTCTAGCTTCGTCTCGCTGTCTAGCTTCATATAGTTCTCTAGCATCGTCTTGACCTTGCTCTCTAAGTTCATATTGACCTTGCTCTCTAAGTTCATCTTGACCTTGCTCTCTAAGTTCATATTGACCTTGCTCTCTAAGTTCATCTTGACCTTGCTCTCTAAGTTCATCTTGACGTTGCTCTCTAAGTTCATATGGACCTTCATCTTTTACTTCATCATGCCTCATAAGTTCGTCTTTTGTGCTACTAGTTTCTTTAATTAAAGTGCTATCATCATTAATTAACGGCTCATTACTAGTTTCAACTAGTGCTTTATAGTTATTAAATGTCTCATATATTGATTTTATAATAATATAAATCTTAATAAATATTACAGAAATAATTTTACATAGGATTTTCTTTTTATTTAATTCATCATCTCCGCTTGACTCTTTTAAATTCTCTGAAGCTAAGATTTTTTTTAAATCTTCTAAATCAAAAAAATACAATACTTTATTTTTATAATTTTTTTTAGTGTCAGGATTTGTTTCATCATATATATTAATATTAAATGGTATATTAATTCTTTTAATGTAATTGTCAAATATAGAATTTGTCAATATATATAAATCTTTGCATTCATCACAATATTTGCTTTGACCGGTTTTATTTGTTTCATAGTCTTTGACTATGTTTGCTAATAAATTTGTATTATTTAAATATTCTGTAAATTTAACATTTATAAATTGGTTAAACTCTTTATCTGTTTTTCTAGGATTTGTAAAAAAATCAGCTATAAAATTATCTGATAAAAAATCCATAATAGACTAATATTATATATTACTAATAATATATAATAAATAATAGAATTAATATTTATTATAATAAATACTATAAATATTATAAATATTATAAATACTATAAATATTATAAATATTATAAATATTATAAATGCTATAAATGCTATAAATGCTATAAATGCTATAAATGCTATAAATGCTATAAATGCTATAAATGCTATAAATAAAATAAATAATTGAAACAAATAAGTTTATTAATAAAGTATTAAATATATTTGACTATTAAATGATTCAAGAATCAAGCATTATTAGCTCATTACAACCCAATTGTACTACAAAAAAAATAAAGCAAAAAGCTAGTTCAAATAAAAATTTATGGACTATGTTTGATGAAGAAGTTAATACTAATAAAACACTTGAATGTGTATATATTAAAGAGCAAGAATTAAATAAAAATGACGGTTTATGTATTAATTGTAAGTATTGTTTATTTATAGGGGAAGATGGATTTTTAACATGTTCAAATAATAAATGTGGAGTTATTTATAAAGATAATTTAGACACATCGGCAGAATGGCGTTATTATGGTAATGACGATAATAACCACTCTGACCCAACAAGATGTGGAATGCCTATTAATCCATTATTAAGAGAATCGTCATATAGTTGTAAAGTATTATGTATAGGAAAGTCTAGTTATGAAATGCATAAAATTCGCAGATATACAGACTGGCAAGCTATGCCATATAAAGAAAAATCGCAATATGATGAATTTCAGTTTATTTCTGTAATTTCGCAAAACTCTGGAATACCCAAAATCATTATTGATGAGGCTATGAGAATCCATAAAAAAATATCTGAAACAAAAACATATAGGGGATTAAATCGCGATGGTATTATTGCGGCTTCTATATATATAGCATGTAGAATTAATAATTATCCAAGAACAGCAAAAGAAATTGCCAATATTTTCAATTTAGATAATGCTAGTGCTACAAAAGGTTGTAAAAATGCGCTTTCTGTTATAAATGATTTAGAACAAACTAATGAAATTAATGAAGATATTACATCATTAAGTAAAACAACTCCAACCTCATTTATTGAACGATTTTGTAGTAAATTATGTATAAATAATGAATTAACAAATCTATGTAAATTTGTTGCCTTTAAAATTGAACAATTACATTTAATACCAGAAAATACACCTCATTCTATTGCGGGAGGTATTATATATTTTGTATCACAAACATGTAATTTAAACATATCAAAATCGGCTATTAATAATGTTAGCAAAATTAGTGAAGTAACAATCAATAAATGTTATAAAAAATTAGAGAGTTATAAAACTATTTTAATTCCTCAAACAATTATTGCAAAATATAATTAATATATTAAACTTTTAAACTTTTAAACTTTTAAACTTTTATATTGTTCTTTATATATATTATATATATAAGCTTATGGTAAAACCATTAACAAAAAAAACAAATACAACTAATTCTGGAAGTAAATATGAGAGACTTAAAAAAAATATAATAAAATATGGAACATATGCAATTTTATTTGTATTAATTTTTGATAAATTAACATTATTTATAATTTTTTCTTTATATTATGCTTTTACTCGTTATTTTATAAAAGTTAAAGAAGCATTTACTAAACTAGATTATAGTAATTTTGACACTTCAAAAAATAATTTATCTTATAACCCACTGTATTCACATATATTTAAAAATAGTGGCCTAAATCTAAAATCTTATAATAATGTAGCAATTGACCCGAGTAAACCATTATTAGAAAATAACAAATTTTTACCTGAATGTTGTCTATATAATAGTGAATATAGCACATCAAAAGGCTGTGCTTGTATTACACCAACCCAACAAGAATATTTAAGACGACGTGGAACAAATAAATCAGTGTCTTCATTTATACAAAAAGACACTAAATACAATAATCTATTTTTCTCTCCAACATTAGCAATTAAAGGAGACCCTATTCCATTTCATAAAAATGATACGCATTATATTGTGGACTATACCGATTTAACTAGTTCTAAAATTAATGAGTTTGCTAATTTAACCAATAAATTAGATAATGAATTAATTAATTATAATCCAAGCACTCAAGTGACTATTTAATTTTTATATATTTATTATATTTTATAATATAATATATATTATATTATATTATATTTTATAATATAATATATAATTAAATAGGTAAGCAACTATGCCACCATTTATGAAATTTTTAAGTACCAAGACAAAATCGGCAAAACCGAGAAGCAAAAGCAAAAGTAAAAGTATATCATTTAGTCCAGCAACAAAAAGTAAAATTGCCATTTTTACTAAAAAGAGAAACATGAGACACTTATTTAAAAGAATTAATGAAATACAAGAAACCAAAAAAAAAATAGACTCATTTACTAGAAAAAGAAAAAATAAAATTAGTCAGCGCGTTTTTAGAAGAATTAAAAGCGAACAAGAAAAACATAAACAAGAAAAACATAAACAAGAAAAAATTACACAAGAAGATAATAATTGTTCTATATGTTTTGACACTATGGTAAACAACGGACCACTAAAAACAACACCATGCGGACACAAATTTCATAGTGAGTGTTTAAATACATGGTTAAACACAAAAAATACATGTCCACTATGTAGAGCACATATTCGAACATCACCAATAAATCCACAAATAAATCCACAATTAGCTCAACAAATAGCAGATGCTAATGATGACGCAAACGAAGTAGCAATATTACAAATGGTTGAGAACTATTGGACCGAACGAGGCAGGAGACCCATTGAAGTTGAATTACTAAAATTATGTAAGCTTGTAGTCTTGAAATTGGCAAGACTTGTTAGGCGTTATAGTAGGGCAAATACTAATGCCTACACAACAGCACAAGCTAATGCACGGACATATGCTGCAGCACACCGTCTGGATTTAGACTATTACTATAGTCTGGAAGATACTTATAATCCGCGTCTTCCATTAGAAGCGGCAATACCTCAAGTGCCTCCACCGCCTCAAGTGCCTCCACCGCCTATACCTATACCTATAATAAGTCCAAATCGTTCATTATTACGCACAGCATATACCATATAGTTCATTCTAAAATACTATTTTGTAACTATTAAACTAATATAATATAGTGTTTAATATTAAACACTATTAACTATTAACTATTAATATGAAGTTATTTGTTATTTTATATTTAAAGCTAGTAAGTTTAAGTTGCTTTTCTCTCTATGCTATTAAAACAAAACCAATACATTCTTTAGCATATAAAAGAAGATATACGAACCCCGTGTATTTAAATGAAAATGATAAGGAAAATGACAATGTAAATGATTCAAATAGTAAATCATTTTATGATTTTATAAAACAAAAAAACTTTACATTAAATATTGATGAAAACTATGTAGAAAACTATATAACTAAATTTGTAGAAAATTATGAAAAAAATCAAAAAGAAAATGAGACGCAAAATGAGACGCAAAATGAGACGCAAAATGAGACGCAAAATGAGACGCAAAATGAGACGCAAAATGAGACGCAAAATGAGACACAAAATGAGACACAAAATGAGACACAAAATGAGACGCAAAATGAGACGCAAAATGAGACGCAAAATGAGACGCAAAATGAGACGCAAAATGAGACGCAAAATTTAACACTAACACATAAATATTTAACTACCTATAATTCTTATGAAAAATATATTAAAGCACCATTGTCCAAAGATTTAAAAATGTTAACACCTGAATCTGTTATTGAATGGGCTAAAATATGGAATACTGATATGGTTCATATACCAAATCAGTTTCCTACATTTATGTTTCAAGATATGTTTAAAATGCGCGATTTTGCCAACATTAACTCATCCCAAACTTATTTTTATATTGGGTTTTTCCCAAAAAAAGTGGATTTAAAACATGGCCCCTATTTTATTGGTGCGTTTGAACTAATACCTCTTAAGCGTGAATTCTTAACGCATGCAATAATACAAAATCCATATTATTACACTACTAATTATGATAAAACAAAATTGGTTGACTTTAAAAAAGAATTACTTGCTTTATGTAGAGATGCCGATGTTTTTTTAAAATTTTCTAATCTTAAAAATACACAAAATGAGAGATATTATTATTCTTGGTTATATGACAACATATAATATTTAATATTTATTATTTTTAACATTTATTATTTTAACATAATATAAACATTCTTTTATATTTTATATTATTATATTTTAGTATAATATATAATAATATAAAATATGCCAAAACCATATAAAAAGAAAACACGCACTAAAAAAGCTAACGCAGGACATGTATCGGCGCAAGCGCGTGAATTATTAGCAGCAATTGAAGCCACACTAATTCAAAACCATGCACAATTAGCACAATCATTAGCAAGAATAGCGCCTGTTCTTGTTTTAAAATCAAGACAATATAAAGCTTTTATAAATAGTATAACAAGATCATATGAGTATAAGCGTAAAAATATTCCATCTATATTACTAACTATGTTAGCACAAAGCGGCACTGTTTTACAAAGAGTTAATCATTTACTAAGGTTCCATAATGAAGCCGGATTTTTACAAGCTGAATTAGGAAGACGTGGTGTTAATGCTATATCGGCTTTTATAGAACTAACATTAACTAGTATGGAAGAATTAGAACAAACTATGCGTGACTATACTCATAATGCTTTAGCTGATTATAGAGGAGCACAGTTAGGAATTGAAACACAACCAAATATGAGAAATAGAACTATTCGATATACAGATGCTATTGTAAGACCAGCACGCACAACAAGAGCACAAGCTTTAACAAGAAGAACACGAAGCATTTAATATACCTGTTAGCTCGTTACTAATTTTAATATTTTTTACTATGTTTTCTAGTTCTTTTTGCTTGTTTTATATTATGTTTTCTACTTCTTTTTGCTTGTTTTATATTATGTTTTATACTTCTTTTTGCTTGTTTTTTTGATTTTCCTCCACTAGGTTCAATAGAAAAAGATTCAATTAGACCCATGCGTTCTTTCGCTCGAATATCATTAATGAGATTTAAACAACGAACAGTGGCCCAACTATAAATAGGCTCAATGTTAAAGTCTAATATTTTTTTTTGATGTGTTGGTATTGTAGTATTGTGTTGACTAGTATCCATTGCTTCATTATACATATATATAAATCCTAACCTACTATATATATTATTATTTATATGACGGCTGTTAGCACTCTCGTCACTTAATGTGAAAATTTTAATATTAGGCTGGTGTTTTTGTAAATAAGCTATTGTATAAATCAATAACACTGTGGCCCATCCGTTACCTGTATAACCAGGAGTAGTTTGAACCAGTTGGATATGAAATGTATCAGCTGTTATTCTTTTTTGGCTTTTAGTTCTTGGGGTTTTCAACAATGTATTATCCGACCTTGAAGCAAAATCTACACTACTAACTATTATGTTTTTATCTGGAAATATGATAGAAAATGTATACTGTTCAACAATAACTTCGCTAGTATTTTGTATTATATTATACCCCGCATCAATAAGTATTTCACCTACATTATGAATTAACCAGTCAAGTGCTAATCTAGTTATATTAGCATCGTCTTCATTACTTTTTTTTTTATTACGTCTAGACGGTTTTGTAATACCCTTAGACATACTCTTAGTACTAGACATACTCTTAGTACTAGACATACTATATATATATTTACAAATATTATTAATATTTGTAATATTACTATTTATAATATTACTATTTATAATCTTTTGCTAATTCTTTATTAATTATACATTCCATAGGGAATGTTATCTCTCGTTTCTTTTTTAATTAATTCATCAATAATCTCTCTTGTTAAAATACATGGAAAACATAGTTTATTTTTCAATTTTAGTCCTTCGCTAGCTTCAAATAAATTTATATTAGGCTTCATTAATCTATATAAATTTAACTTTTTATAAATAATTTCTAGGCACCGTTTTAGATTGCGCACACCATCTTCTTTTTCTGTAAAATCATTAATAATGTATTCTAACAGCTCATCATTAAAGACAATTGTTGAACTATCAAACTTGATTTCGTCTCTAATTTTTGGTAATAAATGCTCTTTAGCAATAATAAGCTTTTCTTTGGTTTTATATCCTTTTGTCTCAATTTTATACATTCGGTCTTTTAGCACATTATTTACAGCATTTTCATCATTATAACTAAATATGAAAAGTGCTTTTGACATATTAATACTAATTTCTGAAAAATATTTGTCGCTAAACTTAGTATTTTGAGTGCTGTCTGTTAAATGAGTTAATACACCAGTGACTTCTTGTCCTTTATATGAATCACTTAATTTATCTAATTCATCAAATAAGATAACAGGATTCATACAACCACATTGAATCAATATATCAATAATTTTGCCATATTTGCTGCCTTCATATGTATAATCAAAACCATCTAAAAATCCGGCATCTCCGCAACCACCTAATGCAACGAGCGCAAATGGTCTATTTAAAATTTTACTGATCCCTTCTTTAATTAGTGTGGTTTTGCCTGTGCCAGGTGGCCCTTTAATAGCAATAGCGCAACCAATTGCATTTGGATTTACTAACCATAGTCCAACCATTTGCATAATTTGAATTTTGGCATCTTCAAGCCCATATACAACACTGTCTAATGTTTTTTTTGTATATTCCATAAAGTCGTGACACTTATCAATACCATCAGCAAAACTAATAGGCAAATTATTATATTTATTAAACGGGATTTTTAAAAAGGCATCTACCCATGATTTAATTTTATAAAATTCACTATTTCCAAAACCACCACCCATAGAACGCATTATATTTATTTTTCGTAAAGCACACGCTTTATATTCATTAGGAATATCAAGGTCTACTAAATGTAACAAATATGGTTTATCGATTGTTGTTAAATTTTGTAATTCTTGTAGCTTTTCAATAACAATTTCTTGTTTATGATTTGATAAGCATTTTTTAAAGTAGTCTGCCTCTTTATCTTCATTATGTAAAAGCTTAGAAAAGACTCTGTAATTTTTATTAGAAATTTTTAATTTGGCTTCCTCTTCTTTAGCGCAACATTTTTCTTCTTCTTCATCATATTCTTCGCCTTGTTCTTCGTCTTGTTCTTCATTGTATTCTTCGTCTTGTTCTTCATCATATTCTTTATCATATTCTTTATCGCCTTCTTCGTCATATGCTTCATCATCATTATTTTTAATATTTATAATAATAACATTTTTACCACTAGTTTTTTTGTCTTTAAATCGTTTTTGTAAATTATTTTTAGAAATAGTTTTTATTAATTTAGCCTGAGGTTTTATTAATTTAGCCTGAGGTTTTATTAATTTAGCCTGAGGTTTTAAAAACATAGCATTTCTTAAAACAAAATTCTTAAATAGATTATTTGTTTTGTTTTTTTCTAACTCATTATTTACTTTAGCTGCGCTATATTTTGATGGATAAAGTGAATTTAACAGTTTATAATATTGTACTTTATCAAATTTGCTCTTACTATCATCATCTTCATCTTCATCTTCTTCATCATAATCATCTTCATCTTCTTCATCATAATCATCTTCATCATAATCATCTTCATCATCTTCTTCGTATTCTTCTTCATAATCTGGGTCTTCATCATCGTTGTCATCATAATCGTCATCATTATTTTCAAATATAGTATTATTATATTTTGCCTTCTTAATAGCTCCTGAAGTTAACCTAGTATTATATTTATGAGTATATGAAGACATATTATTATTATTATAGATTAATAATTAATATTAAGTATTCAATTTTATAACAATTTTATAACAATTTTATAACAATTTTATAACAATTTTATAACAATTTTATAACAATTTTATAACAATTTTATAACACTAAAACTAAAATAAATAGTCTTAAATAAAATGGAATTAAATAGTCTTAAAAACAAATAAACTAATAAATGGAAATAAAATAATAAAAATTGTAAAAATTATAAAATTGATTAATAATACAATTTAAATATTATTTAACTATTATAAAAGAATGACAGACTTTGAAAATAAGAGACCTTCTAAAATTATTGGTATTCAATTTAGTATATTAGGTCCTCATGAAATTCAAAAAGGCTCTGTTGTAGAAATTACAAATAGAGATACACATATTAATAATAAACCAGTATTATGTGGACTATTTGACCCACGAATGGGGGTTTTAGACCCAGGAATGATTTGCCCCACAGACGGATTAGACTATATTCAAACACCTGGTTATTTTGGTCATGTTAATTTGGCACGTCCAGTATTTTATATTCAATATTTATCAACTATTATGAAAATTTGTAGATGTATATGTATAAAATGTGGTAAAATTTTGATAGATAAAGCAAAATATAAATATTTGTTAAATTTAAATGCAGATGAACGATGGAACAAAGTATTTTCATTAGCAAGCAAAAAACGGCGTTGCGGAGAAGACTCTCATAATGGTTGTGGATGCTTACAACCAAAGCTTAAAAAAGAAGGTTTGGCAACTATTATTGCTGAATGGAATGAAAAAGAAGAAGAGCTAAAAGGCTACGAGTTTAAAAGTGAAGACTCTAAAATGACAATGAAAATTATTCCAGAATTAATGTTAAAGATTTTCAAAAAAATTTCAGATGAAGACGTTAATTTTATGGGGTTTAGTCCACAATGGTCTAGACCAGAATGGATGATTTGTCAAGTATTAGCAATTCCACCTCCACAAGTAAGACCATCTATCAAACATGATGCGCAACAACGCAGTGAAGATGACTTAACCCATATTATTATTAATATTATTAAGGCAAATAAAACATTACAAGAAAAGCTAGAGCAAAATGCTCCCCCAAATGTTATTGATGATTGGACTACTGTATTACAATATTATGTTGCAACATTAGTAGATAATAAAATTCCAGGTGTTGCTGCTGTGGCACAACGTTCGGGACGCCCATTAAAAGCGGTTAAAGAGCGATTAAATGGTAAAACAGGACGTGTGCGAGGTAATTTAATGGGCAAACGTGTTGATTTTAGTGCGCGCTCTGTAATTACTCCAGATCCAAATCTATCAATTAGCCAGCTTGGCATTCCGCTAAAAATAGCAAAGAATTTAACAAAACCAATATGTGTAACGTTAAAAAATAAGAATTATTTACGCAAGTTAGTTCTTAATGGACCAGATGTTTATCCTGGTGCTAAAATTTATGAAAGGAAAAACGGAGATTGTATTAGTTTGCGCTATGTTGACCGCGAATCAATCAATTTAGAACCAGGCGATATTGTTCATCGTCATATGTTGGATGGTGATGCTATTTTATTTAATAGGCAACCAACTCTTCATAGAATGTCTATGATGTGTCATATTGCTAAAATAATGTATAAAGGAGACACATTTAGAATGAATGTTGGTGATACTAAACCATATAATGCGGATTTTGATGGCGATGAAATGAATTTACATATGCCACAAGATGATGAGTCTGAAATTGAATTAAAACATTTAGCAGCAGTTAAATATCATATTGTAAGTCCGGCAAATAATAAACCAATTATTGGTATATTTCAAGACTCGTTATTAAGCACTTATTTATTTACTCGAGAAGCTATTACTTTTAATCCACGAGTTGCTATGAACTTATTAGCACATCTTAAGACAATTAATTTGAAAAATATAAATTTTGCTGATGAAAACCAAACCAGTTTTAGTTTATTAAGTCAAATTATTCCAAATATTACATTAAAATATAAGACAAAACGATTTAATGATGCCGATGATGATTATAATACATCAAATAATGTATTAGAAATCAACCGGGGAACTATTGTTCGTGGTCATATTGAAAAAAGTGTATTAAGTGATACAACACGTGGATTAATTCATAGAATTTATAATGATTATAATGTAGATGCATGTCGTGATTTTGTTGATAATTTACAAGATGTTGTAACCGAATATATGAAAAATCACGGCTTTAGTGTTGGTATTAGCGATCTTATAGCAAATAAAGAAACAAATGATAAAATTAATGACACTATTAATAAGAAAAAAGCAGAAGTAAAAACATTAATAGATGAAACACATTTGGGTATTTTTGATAACAAAACAGGACGAACAAATGTTGTTGAATTTGAAACACGAGTTAATAATATTTTAAACAAAGCCTCGTTTGAGGCTGGCAAAATTGCGCGCGAAAACTTGAATGACAACAATCGTTTTGTCACAATGGTAAATGCTGGGTCAAAAGGCAGTGATTTAAATATATCACAAATGATTTCGTGTTTAGGGCAACAAAACGTAGATGGAAAACGTATTCCATATGGTTTTGATGATAGAACATTACCTCATTATACAAAGTATAATGATTCGCCAAATGCGCGTGGATTCGTAGAAAACTCATTTATTGGAGGTTTAAATCCAGATGAGCTCTTCTTTCATGCTATGGGTGGTCGGGTTGGTTTAATTGATACAGCATGTAAAACAAGTCAAACTGGATATATTCAGCGACGATTAATCAAAGGTCTTGAAGATTTGATGGTACATTATGATATGACAGTTCGTAATAATAAGAATAAAATTATTCAATATAGTTATGGAACTGACAATTTTGACCCTATTAAAGTTGAGTCACAACCAGTTCCTTTTGTGAATATGACAATTGAAGAAATATACGGACATTATCAAATGCCAAATGATTATTCAAAAGATTCAATATATAGTACATTATATACCAAACAAGCATATAGTAAATTTAAGAAACAAAAACCAGAACTCGATAAAAAATGTCAATACTACATTGCTATGCTATTAAAAGCACGCGATGACGTTATTAGTAAAGTATTTAATGGCTTATATAAACCATCGATTAATATGCCAGTATCATTTACACATATTATTAATAATATTGCGGGCAATCAAGAAGAAAATGTTATAATTGATATTACCCCATTAGATGTATTTGAAATTATTGAATCTAATTTTGAAAAACTTAATATGTTGAATTATTGTAAGCCAAATGAACTGTTCAAAGTATTATATTATTATTATTTAACTCCAAAAGAATTACTAATGCATAAACGACTAACACGCAAATCTATTGAATTATTAATGACTATGCTAAATAATAGTTATAAAAAAGCATTAATAGCGCCAGGTGAAATGGTGGGAATGATTGCTGCACAAAGTATTGGAGAACCAACTACACAGCTAACCTTAAACACTTTCCATTTTGCGGGTGTTGCGTCAAAATCAAATGTTACTCGTGGTGTTCCGCGTATTGAGGAAATTTTGTCTTTAAGTGATAATCCGAAAAGTTTATCGTGCTCTATATATTTACATAAGCCAGACAGTTACGACCAAGTTAAAGTAAAAGAATATGTATCAAAACTAGAAAATACCAAATTACGGTCTATTGTAGAGTCGGTTCAAATCTGTTTTGACCCAGACGATTTAAATACATTAATTGGTGAAGATGTTGAATTAATGAAAGAATATAATGAATTTGAGAAATTGCTAGATGAATGTAATAGTAGTCACACTGACTCTAAAGAAAAATCAAAATGGATTATTCGTCTAGCTCTAAATAAAGTAGAAATGTTAGATAAAAACATTACTATGGATGACGTTCATTATGCGCTAATGACTAGCTATAGCAATTTAACATGCATGTATAATGATTATAATTCGGATAAACTAATTTTTAGAATTCGCATTAACAAAAATTTACAAGCACTAAAGAAAAAGAAGAATAAAAGTGTATTGGAGTCATTAGACCAAAGTGATGAAATATATTTACTTAAAAATTTACAAAATGAATTGTTAGACAACCTTATTTTACGAGGAGTGAAAAATATTGAAAAAGTATTTTTACGCAAAATTAGCGATAATTTTGAAGAAGTAGATACTAAATATGTGAAAAAAGATTTGTGGGTATTAGATACATTAGGAACTAATTTACTAGATATATTAGCCCTTGATTTTGTAGATAAAACACGAACAACATGTAATCACATTATTGAAATTTACAACATATTTGGCATAGAAGCTGCTAGGCAAAGCATATTTGATGAGTTTTCAGAAGTGATTGAGTTTGATAGCACATATATTAACTATCATCATTTAACTATGTTAGCTGATAGAATGACATGTAATGATAAAATGGTATCTATTTTTAGACACGGCATTAATAATGATGATATTGGCGCAATTGCCAAAGCATCGTTTGAAGAAACACCTGAAATGTTTTTAAAAGCCGCAAAACATGGTGAATTAGATAATATGAAAGGCGTTTCTGCCAATATTATGTGCGGACAAGAAGGATATTATGGAACAAGCTGTTTTAAAGTTTTGGTAAATAATGATGTATTAATGTCATTTCCACCAGAATCTAAGGACACAGAACAAGAATTAGATGAAGAATTAGACCATGATGAATTATTAAACAAATTAAAGGCAGACTCTAATAATGAATGTAATAACAATAATTTGCTAATTGAGTCATCAATTTCTAGTATTAAACCGGTCATTATGGGAACAAGTGAAGACTATGAACTAGACTTTTAAACTATAAACTGCCAAAATAATTTATAAATAATTATTATAAATTATTTGTAAGGTATCACTCTTATTAGCATATTGTATATATTTTTTTATATTTTTTATATTTTTATATTTTTATATTTTTATATTTTTATATTTTTTTATATTTTTTATATTTTTTTATATTTTTATATTTTTGTTTGTTATGTTATAATTTATTTTTTGTATGGTTCGCATTTTTTTGTTACTTTGTTACGCCGTTCTCCATTAGGACAACGTTTATTTTTTTTTGTTTTATTTGGAGCGGCAACATCTAGTTCTTCTTGTTCTTCTATTACTGGTTCTTCTTCTATTATTGCTGGTTTTTCTATTACTTGTGCTTCTTGTTCTTCTCTCAATGGCTTTATTGCTTCTTCTTGTTCTGCTTCTTGTTCTGCTTCTTGTTCTGCTTCTTGTTCTGCTTCTTGTTCTACTTCTTGTTCTGCTTCTTGTTCTACTTCTTCTTCTGCTTCTTGTTCTGCTTCTTGTTCTGCTTCTTCTGCTTCTTCTGCTTCTTCTTCTGCTTCTTGTTCTGCTTCTTGTTCTGCTTGTTCTGCTTCTTCTTCTGCTTCTTCTACTTTTTCAGCGTTTGCCTCAGCAACACTGTTCTTATATTTTTTTTGTTTATATACTGTATTGGTTGCTTTTATTATATTATAGTTATTTATAAAATCTCCCAATACATCAGTATAAAATTGTAAATGTTTTTTCAAATTGCTATATAATTTATAATTTTGTGAATCTTGTAAATCAGTATTTATGTTGAAAATAAAAGACTGATTATTAAACATTAGCTTGTAGTTATGTTTTTTATCGCGTGAATACACACTTGGAACTTTTAAAAAATAATAATCATCATTTATTTTATTAATATTACATATTATATACTTTATTTCTATGCTATTGGTAATAGATATATCAATAGCTGTATTACATAAAAATATTATTGGTAAATCATATTCTTTAGATAATAAATATATATCTATAAAGGTTACATAATATTCATCACTAGTTATGTAATCCTCCATTTTAATTAGTCCATCTATAACTTTTTGCATGTTACTTTTTTTATTATTTTTCAATAATATATAATATAATGTTTCAATGTTTGGGTGCTTAGTATATAATTGTATTAATTTATTTTTTAAATCAAGTATTAGTAAACTATCATTTTTTGTGTGATATTTTATTAGCATTAAAATTATTTGAAAAGAACAAATATTATTAGTTATATCAAACATCAATTGATAAACCATTGTCTTAAAATTAGTATGAATACCTTCTGCTATAACATTTTTACTTATAACACAATTATGTGTTTTATCAATATATTTATCTAATAATTGAATAGATGCATTAGTTTCATGATCTTCGTCTATATATTCAACATATGTTTTATCATAGTGTTTTCGTTTTTTTTGTTTATCCATTCCTCTTTTTTCACCGTCTTCGTCCTTGTCTTCTTCGTCTTCGTCTTCGTCGTCTTCGTCGTCTTCTTCGTCTTCGCTACTCTTAATTTTTTCCGATAGCAATTCAGACTGTGTTTTAGGAGTTTGTAAAATAGTTAGTATGTCTTTTTGTGTATTACCTTTTGGAATAGGTACTATTGTTAATTTTTTAAGAGTGTTTAATTTTTTACTATTATAATAACCCAAAGTATCAAATGTGTCATTAAAATTGTTAGTGCTATTTGTAATAATATTAGTAAAATAATCTAATGTTAATGATGATTGAAATAATAAAAGTTCATTGTCTAAAATATTGTAGTTTGTAGAACCATAACTAAAGGTTTGATTGTCTTGAAAAATAAATTTTTTGAATTTATTATATCTCACAAATTCATCAGCTAGTCGGGTATAATATAATACTTCATTTGACTCATTATTTATTAGATTAGTAATTGGGACAATTAAAGAACAAACATCATTGGTTTTCATACAATAATTTGTATTACACTCTTCATCGTTTAAACACAAAGATAATTCTTTAATTGAGTTAAGTATTTTAGAATCATAATTAGCAAAAATAATGTATTGAGACCCAACTTCTTTTAATATAGCGTAAATTTTTTCTATTTTATCCAAAAATACTAACGAATTTGTATTAATAATTTTCTTTAATACATTTTTATATATACTATGTTTGTGCATGTTTAACACTTTTTTAAATGTATTTTTGAAATTATTGTAAAATAATGTTTCTAATTTAATATTATTTACAGCATTAATACGTTCATTGTCTTGTGTGCTAGAAGTTACTATTTGTTTATCCACAAATAAATAGTCTTTATTTTGTATTACTTCCAATTCATCATCATTATTTAGTTCTGGATATGAAATCAAGACAAATTGATTGCCTAATGTTAATATGCCCACAATAGAGTTAGCATCTTCTATTTTATATAATGGCTTACATATAATTTCTTGCTTACTTAAGTTATATATTTTTTCTAATAATTGCTTACTATTATTATAGTCGTTGTAGTCATCTTCATTAAGATCATCTATTAACTTATATGGAATATCTGGATATTCTGACGAAATAGCCGATGGATAACAAGGTATAAAGCCATGTTCTCTCAACTCTTCACTTTCACTTGAGCTATTAGCATCAACTATTAATAGTCCAATAACTTTATTTGAATAGTCAACCACTTGATATGTTATTTCATATTTTAATTTTAAAAGAATAGTAATTATTCTAGTTACGCTGATATTTGGCTTAAAATTGTATGAGCTACTAATAGTCTTATCTAATGTGCTATTACATTTATTGATTGCATTTTTAATATTATACAAAATTATTGTGAAATTTTTGAAAAATGGATCTTTATTTATAAAGCTAAAAAATTTTGTAATAGAATAACTAACATTATCATTTATTAAATAAATAGGTTCATAATTTTCCTCATTTTTAATTAACAATAATATTTGTTTTTTAATATCTAAAAACTCTGTGCTATAAGTTTGTTTAGGACATAACACTTTAACATTGTCTGTAATATCTTCATTTGTTATATCTAAAATAATTAAGTTTATTCCATTTGGAAAAAGCAGTGGATTACTTTTACATATAATATCCCATAAATATGTGTAATTTATTAAATTAGAACTGTTTAAATAGTCTTTAAAGTTGGTAAAACTGTTTATTATTTTTTTAAATAATATTATGCTAGATGGACTACTAGAAAATTTGCTATATAAATTAGAAGACTTATAACTTTCTATATCTATATTATCTACTAACTCATTAAAATTATTAGAGCTAAATATATGTGGTAAATTTCCATTATTGTATTTAATAAAGTCATCAATACTAACTGCATTTATTATTATTGTTTTCATTTCATTAATACTAATTGTTTTTGTATTATTATGAACTAATGTGCCGTAAAGATCGGCAATACAAGCAATAAAAGACTGATTTTTGCTAGTTTCAACACCATAGCGTAAAAAACACTGATAATTCTTTTTAAGAGTGTTTGGTGTTTTTTTGGTTACACATTTTTCATTATCAACTTGTAAAAATTTTTGTATTCTAATAGGAAGAAATCCTAGCTTATTTTTTTCTAATGTTTTGTCTGGACCTAAAATATAATTTAAATATAATTTATCATCACTATTAGTAGCTTGCGTGCTTACATTTAAACACTTATTACGTCTTTTTACTTGTTCTTTAGTTTTTGATATATTATTATTAAAACAGCATGGAAGACAAAAACCATTTCTATTATGTTTATCTTTCAAAAATCCAGGAACATGATCTACATAGTTACCTTTTTCATCAATGTGATGTTTAGTATCAGTAAATTCCAATATTGTTCCATCATAAGTTCCATCTTTATTTTTTTTTGTAATAAGTGTTCCATATTTTCCGCTATCAACTTCTTTTTGTGTTAAACTGGTGTTTTCCTTTAAGCTCCAATAACGCGGACATATATAATGATATTTTTTAGATTGTGTTCCATATTCAAAACTTTCACTATAAGAACCAGGATGATTTGTGTCTATATAATCTTTTTCTTCTTGTGTTAATATAACTGGCTGCTTTTTAACATTCCAATTACATAATCTAGAATATTCTTCAAATAAAGAATTTTTTTCGGTAGCAAATAGTTTAGGTTCTCTATTAATTAATCGTTTTAAAATAGGATTGCTTTTTTCCGATCTTTCTTTTACTTTAGGGTCATCTGCTTTTATATTAGATTTTTTAGACTCGTTAGTTGTAGTTTTTACTACAGTTTTTTTGTCTTCGTCTTCGTTTAAGTCTGTTTCATCTTTTTCATTTTCTTTGTCTTCATATTGTTCTTCTTCATCTTCGTCGTTTTCTTCATCTTCTTCATCTTCGTCGTTTTCTTCATCTTCTTCATCTTCTTCATCTTCTTCATCTTCTTCATCTTCCTCATCTTCATTAATAGTTCTAATTTTTTTGCCCTGTGTTTTTGTCGTTTTTTCAATTAGTTTTTTTTGTTGTTTTTTTATATATTTACTATCTTCTCTGCTATCTTCGTCTTCGTCTTCACTTTCTCCGTCTTCACTTTCTCCGTCTTCACTTTCTCCGTCTTCACTTTTGCCTTCATCATCATCATCTTCTTCATCGTCATAAGTTAAAAGTCCAAAAATATTATTGTCATCTTCAAACATAGTAGATTCATCATTTTCTAATAATGCATTCATTTTTCTATTTATTATTTCACTAGTTTCAACCTCTTTAAAATTGGCCTCTTCTAATGTTTCATCAAGATTTATAGCCCCAGTTAATTCACGCACACTTTTTTCTTGTTCTTCATTAATCAAATTATATATTATTTTAACTAGTGAGTCTAAATAAATGGGAATATGATCTAAATAATAAATAGAGTCAATAGCTTCTACACTAATAGAGAGATTAGAGGCGCCAATTTTTTTAAAAATAGTTTTAAAGCCAGGATTATTCTTTATTATTAGTTTTTTAGAATTAAATGTGGAAGTTAATAATTTTAGTGAATTATAAACACTTACAAGCTTTAACTTAGCATTTTCAATTGTTAATTTAAAGTTTTCTTGTAATTTTGCTAAAATTACACCATCACTATATTCTTGTTTAATCAATTCTAATACAAATGCTTCTTCCGAATCCATTACATTAAAATTTGATACATGTTTGTAACGCATTGTTATTTCATTGCTCTTCTGATTTAATATATTAAACAATAAGTATATTGAGTTCCCAATAGGTTCAATAGTTAAATCACCTTTTATGTTAATAGCGCAAGCATAATTGAGAGAATTGATTTGAACATTACTAGCTTTTAAATTAGTAAACAAATCAATAGTAGTGCTGATTACTAGATTTTTTATGAATTTAATAATTGGATTTACACCATTAAGTATTAGGTTATTTATTAGCTCAAGGCTAGTTATTTGTTTTAATCCCAAATTAATATTTATTAATCCAGACTCATATAATACTATATAAAATTCATCTACATTTTTTGTAAAGTCTTCTTCTGTTGAAGAGAGATAAAAACTAATTGTGTTAGTTTTTCCTAAAGACCTAGCATACTTTAATATTAGTGTTTTACTTAATAAAGGATATTTGTTAGTTTTACTAGCGCTAGAACAAAATATTCTATATATATTTTCTAGTTTTTTTCCAGGATTATATTTTATTAAAGGATAATGTAGTGAACTATGAAATAACTTAAATATTGTTTCCAATGAAATATTTGAATCAAGATTATTATTTATGTTTAAATTAATATAATTTACACCCTTAGAACTATAATTTAGCTCTTCTGATACATTATTAATTGAATTTAATAAATATATTAAATTGTTTTTGTTGTTTAAATTAATATTACTTAATATAGCATTTGTTTCTTTTATTAAATTTATTTTTTGTGAATAAAAATTCGCATTATTAAGTATATTGTTTTTATATAAAAACACATAATACAACTTTATTATTGCCTCTTCTTCAATACTAGATTTTTTAAGCTTGAAAAAATCACTTGCTAAACATATGTTGAGGCTATTATTATATATATTATATTCAAATAATAAATTGGAATTATTTGTACTAATATTGTCACTTAATTGACTTGATGTGCCGAGATTAATATAATAATATGGATTAACTATATAATCTAACTTTTTATTTAATATACTTTGTCCTAATGCTATATATTCTTTAAATGTTGTTAACGTAATTTTAGTTAAATCGTCATAACTATATGTTTCTTTTGTTTTATCATATGTACTATTAGACTGTAAGCTAGTCAATATATTTTCGTTTTCATAAATATTTGCCAAATATTTAATAATATTTGAATGGGTTAACTCTATTTTGTTGTTATTAGTTAATGTATTAAATAAGTCTTGACTATTGTATATGTGTTCTACTAATCCATACATATATAGTTCTTCAAAGCAAATCTTTTCATCTTCATTTACAATAGAGTTGTAATGAGCTATGAATTTTAATTTTATAGTTTCAATTGAGTCATCATAATTTATAACATCATTTACAAAACTAATTGTTCCATTTGTTGTTTCCAAAATGTTTAAATCATAAGTATTTAAATCCTCACTAAAATGCTCTTTATATACATTACTTTTACTAAATATGCTATAAGTGTTATAATTTTTGTTTAGTTCTTCAATAGTTGGAAGACTTGATGCGACTGCTTCAAGTGATTCATATTTATTTTTAATAAACAAATATAATTTACTGTAACTGTTGTTATTATTTATATAAATTTTAAATATATTTGACATTTATATAAATAATAGACTATTATTTTATATATATATATGATTATAAATATTATTGTTGCATATTGTAATAATAATGGAATTGGTAAAGACAACACTTTAGTTTGGAATATTAAGAGCGATATGGCTAAATTCAAAAAATTAACATGTGGCACATGTAATAATGCCATTATTATGGGTAAAAACACATTTTTAAGTTTAAATAATGAATATGGATTAGCAAATAGAGATAACTTAATTTTATCTAAATCACTTAATATTTCTAAATATAACGGAAAGCATAAAGTTCAAAGTTTTATAAACACTCAATCTCTCGAAGAGTTTGTAAAAACACAAAATTATGACACAGTTTGGGTTATTGGTGGAGAGCAAATTTATAGATTATTTTTAGATAATTATAAAAAAGATGATACCAGTATTTTTAATATATCAAAAATTTATATAACATATATAAATAATGATTATGAATGTACGTCATTTTTTCCAGATTTAGCACAATATACAAGTAAATATAACTTACTTTTTTACAGTAAAAAAGTGCATGGAAATACATATGCTAATGTTAGTTCTAATACTAATGATTCAAATGATATAACTAATACTAATAGTTATACTATATATGATATTGAATATGTTTTTGTATAATTTTAATCTTACTTTTATTTAAATTTTTATTTAAATTTTTAACTATTAAATAGCATACTTAAATATCATAATATGGGTTATCGCTAATATTCATACCGCAATAGCGTGCTGGATTTTTTTTATAATCAATTGGATTATAAATATTTATTTCTTTTGCTTCAGTAATAATAAATTTAAAATTTTCCCAAAACTCATCATTATGTCCTACAGATTTTGTAGCAATATGACTGACCTCATGTAACGCAACATACATTAATGTATTAATATCTATTAAACGACCTTGACTATTTTTTTCTGTATCTAAACAAAAGGCTAATTTCTCTCCTTTATTTTCGCTATATGCTGTAAATTCACTTGTTGGTAATGTTTCATATATTTTTTGTGGATTATAACCTTTAACTAAACGTTTTACATTACTCTGATTTGGGTATTTTTTTGCTAAATGATTTACTAGTTTATTTAAATTAATATTTACTTGAGCTAATTTATTTGCTGATAATTGAATTTTATTTCTATCACGAACACAATAGGTGCTTCCGTTTATATCTGAAATAACACATCTTAAATTAAACGAATCACTATTTATATACAATTTAATAGCAATAATTATTATAAATGTTAGTAACATTAAATTAAGTATATTATTGCTAAATAGTGAACTCATTTATATTTATATAAAATTTTATAATAAAAATATTAATATAAAATTTTATATTAACTAATTAGCTTATAATTAGCTTATAATTAGCTTATAATTAGCTTATAATTAGCTTATAATTAGCTTAAATAAATATATGCTTAATGTGTTAGCATTTACATACTCGATCCTATTTCTAATGGTCTTCTAAAGGTATCTGTTTCAATTGTAGAAATATTCCATGGGCAATTTGTATTTGTTCTTGGATTTGCTGGTTCTGATCTAATTTGTAAATTGGAATTTCTTAGACTTGAACCTTGTGTATTGATTCCAACCAATTGTGTAGGATTTAATAAGTTAATATTTCTTAAATCAGAACTGCTTACTGGATTTAGATTTGACCAATCGTTTGCCGAACTATTTGGTAATAAATCTGCAGGATTAGAAACGGCTTTTGTTGAAACTAATTGGTTAATGGCACTAGCACTATCTGCGGATGTAGCTATTTGTGAATTTGAATTACCATTATATGGAGCATAAGTTGAATTGCTGTTTGTAATAGACTGCGAAGATACATTTTCAATTGATGGGTTAGGTGGATATGAAGCAGGATTTAATGCTGTCATAGGTGACTGTAATATATTTTTACCCTCGGAATATTTATAAAAAGCATATACAACAAATAATAAAGCAATAACTCCTAAAACATGTTCGTTCTTAATTCCTTTGCTTATTTTATTTAAAACTGTCATTTTATATAAAATAAACAATAAAAAATTTTCAATAATAATTAATTAATATAATTAATAATATTTCTAATTAACTAATTAACTAATTAACTAATTAACACTAAATAATACTAAATAATAATACTAAACACTAATTATTCTAAAATTTACTTTCTTCATCGCTAGATGAACCATCCAGTGTATTTAAATTATATTTAACTTTTATATTTTTTGCTTCTAAAAATGCTTGAATAGCATTTTGTCTTATTTCTTTTGCCTTTTGTTTTGCTTTTTTATATATTTCTAAATATATTGTATTGTGTGTTTTAAGTTCAATTGGTTCATTATTTACAATAATATTATCTAAATCACATATTTCAATAACTTGATTATTTTCTAAAGTATTAGAATGGCTATTTAATATATTGCTGTCTTGTGAAATTACGCTAAATGAATCTTCATTATTAGTTAATTTAACTTCTTCTTTAACAATTGAAGAACTTGCTTCCTCTTCTACTTCCTCTTCTAGTGCCGCTTCCGCTTGTGCTTCTTTTTTTTGTGCGACGTCTTGTGTTGTGTTTTCTTCTGTAACAATTAAAGAATCTATATCTTCTTCTGTAACAATTAAAGAATCATTTTCTTCAGCACTTAGTGTTGAAACATCAACGCTATTAAGATCTTGAGATTCTATATTGATTACGTCATCTTCGCTACTACCATCTTCATCATTTATAGAGCTTGTGTCATCATAAATAACCTTATTATTTTTTGAGTCATTTACTTTTTTTAAGTCATTTACTTTTTTTAAGTCATTTACATTAATCTTTTTATTTTCTAAATTATTTATTGGCTTATTTAATTTAATTAATATCTGATTTTCAAAACTATCACAAGGATATAATATCATAAATTGAACCAGTATTATATCAATAATAAAAGAAGACTTTGAAAATTTAATTCCGTTTATATTTATTAAAGGTACAATATCATTTACGTTATCATATTCTTCTAAAGCTATTTTCTTTTCATTTTCATCATATATAATAATTTTATCTTGCTTAATTGATGTTTTTATTAAGAATTTTTTGCCAGACTTATATGACCTCATGGTTGGAACAACATATTCTTGAATATCGTCATCTGAAATGCTTTTAGAATCATAAAACCACAACTCTTTATTAGCACATATTTCTTTAACACAATGACTCTCTAGATTTTCAAAAAATTCTATAACTTCTTTATTATTGCTCATAAATTCTAAATCACAAAAACATTTATTATTAGTATTAACAACACCTTGTTTTGTATTACATTTAGGAAGTTGAATATATAGATTATTTTTTGTAGGATTAGTTATTTTACTATAATAATTATTACCACTTATTAGAGAAGGATTTTCTAACCTTACTAAATTAAAATCAAAATCAGATGTTAGATCATATATTTTGTTATTCATTTAATTAATGTAAGATTATAAAAATGTAATTAAATTTGTGCGCATTAGTATTTAAATATTTAAATACTAATATTTTAAATAGAACTATTTAAAATGAGTTTAAAGAATGCCTTAGCCAATCAATGTATTAACTTTCTAAAAACAGAAGAAACCAAAAAAGAATTAAAAGAAATATTCTCTCCTGTTTTAGAATATTTTTTAAAAGAAATAAATATATATTTGTATTTTTTTATATTTTTCATATTTACCAGCTTTATTTTACATTTAGGAGTTTTACTTTTATTAATTCGTTATAATATTAAATTAAATAAACATAGTATTAGGACAATTGAATAATTTTTATAATTTATATAATTTTTATAATTTTTATAATTTTTATAATTTTTATAATTTTTATAATTTTTATAATTTTTATAATTTTTATAATTTTTATAATTTTTTTTATATATATTATTTATATAAACATAATGAGAGAAAGAACTAGAAGAAGAAAAAATAGAAGAAGTGCGAGTGGGGGTTCATCATTATTCGATTTACTAGTTCCTGCTGGATTATTTGCAGCATCAGACTTTATGAAAAAAAGAAGTAATAAACACGTTCGCTCTAGAAGCTATCTTACACAAAATAGTAATAGAAAATCAAGAAAACGTACATACTAAGTTTTTAACTATTTACTAAGTTTTTAACTATTTACTAACTATTTAAATAATTAGTTAATTTGCGCACATTCCATTTTCTCAATTAACAAATCATATAACATAATTTTAGCACAATTAATATAATTAATTGGTATACTATTTTGATAATGACTAATTGCTTTTGCTAAATTATCTATATTTCCAGTATTTATTGCATTGTCAATAATAGTAATAAACTCATCAACAGCTTGCATGCTCATATTATATTACTAATATTACTAATATTACTAATATTACTAATATTACTAATATTACTAATATTACTAAAGTTATAACAAATCAATTTTTTTTGAAGTAAAGTATTTAAGAAAACAACTTAAAGACACAAACAAAGTAATTTAGTAATGACTATTGAAGACAAAATTAAAAGGTGGGTGATGTTAGATAATCAAATTAAACAATTAATAAGTCAACTACAATTATTAAAAGATGAAAAAGAGGAATTAACAAACCATTTAATAGAGCATTTTGATAATGCTAATAAGAAATATCCTATTATTAATATAAGTGATGGGAAGCTTAATTTTATACAAGTAAAACAACCAAATGGATTAAGTTATAAATTTTTAGAGCAATGTTTTGTTGAATATTTTAATAAAAATGCTAATGCTAATAGCGCAAATGCTAATGCAAATGTTAAATCACTATTAGACTTTATTAAATCAAACAGAACATATAATATTAATAAAACAATTAAACGAGTTTATAATTGAACTAATTTAATATAACTCTATTATATAAATGTATAGCGCTATAAATGATTTATATAAAAATATAACTGATTTAGATAAATCAAATAGTTTACTAAAAAACTTATATATATTACCAGGATTTAATATACAAGAAACCAATAATAATGAAGCAAACTGTGTTAGTTCAACCGATTCATCAAAAGAAAATCCAGTAATGAAAGATTCAATGTTTATGAAATTGCTAGGATTTTTTGACAATACAAAACCCAATCAAACACAAAAAGTAAAACCTAAACTTAAGCTCTCTAAAAAACAAGATAAAACATTTACACGAAAACAAACACAAACACAAACACAATCTCAGTCACAAAAGCAAAAACAAAAACTAAAGCAAAAACAATAATATTAAACAGACACTTTAAACCAATTATTATTATTAAATGGACTAATTAAAATATTGCTTATTCTATCTTTCCAATATTTAACACGTTGTTCAAATAATAATTCTTTATTAGTTTTTGGATATAAATCTTTATCTATATATTGTTTTTCTAATTCACTTTGTTTGGGTTTTACTCCATAACAATTAGAGCCTAAACGTGTATGAGGATTAGGAACATATCCTCCATTTATTCCCGGTAATCCACAATCATATTCGTGACCTTCTTTTCCTTGTAACACACGCCAATCACTTTGGCTTGTTGGGTATAAACCAAGTTGGTCTTTAGTCCAACCATAGCTACACCAGCTTGCTCCCTTAGTTTGTGCTTCTCTTAATTGGTCGTATGTTGCCATTTCGCCATCAAAAGCATTACATACAGCTTTAGCATCGTGATATGTAAATCTATTACCCGGAACATGATATACTTCACTAAAGTTCATACATATATCAGGACCACTAATTGTGGACTTTACCCTTATTTCGGGTTCCACCGAAAACATATTTTTTATTTCTGTTACAACATTAATATTAAAAAAATAGGCCAATCCATTTACAAAGATTAATAATATAAAGATTCCCCATAACAATGCTTCTAAAATAAAATATGAGCCAGAAGGTTCATAGTCATAGTCATAGTCATCGTCACTTGTCAAAGATTTTCCTAAAAAACTAAATAATATGTAATACACTATTATAATTATTATTAAGACTACTAATACAAAAGGATTAGTGCCTAAATTATTTAAATTATTATAAAAATCTTCAGTCACATTATTAAATAATGTCATAATATTATATAATAATAATATATATTATTATTGATTACACAAATTATTAAAAGTTATTAAATAATGCCAATGTCATTATACTTTTCTATAACAATAACAATAAGCTTTTGCGCTAATTAGTGATGCTTCACTAATTTCGGTTACATTAGTATCATTATAGCTATACCATTTTTGATTTGCATTTTTTACATATGAACTATAATGTCCACCTTGAACGCTTCCACTGTGATTACATATTCCAAACAATTCATATATACAATTTGTCTTATTATATCCTAATTCGTAGTTGCCAAAATCAACATCGCATAATGGGGTTTCTATAATATTATTTAATTTACGATTATTATTATCAAATCGTTTAAAATCAACTATCAATATAGTTGGTAAACTCCAAAATTTAATACATTTTTTTACAGATTCTTTTTTATGCGTAGCTTCATTAAACCACGCATTCTCATTTTCCAATAATTCATTACTTGTATATAAATCAAAACAATCATAAATAGTATATGTTTTAGAATTATTAGCATTTTGTGGTATAGGTAGATTGATTACACTAAAACTTTCTGGTGTAATACTATAAATTATATTTTCCGTAGTATTTGAAATAATTAATGATACATGTATTCCAAAAAATAATTGTAATATTTCGGAATAGCTATTTGAATAGTTATTTTTTATCATAATATAACATTTTTTTGCTACTTCATCTATAGTATTTTTTGATGTTCCAATTATATTAATATCTACTTTACGCTCAATACTTTCATGAAAACAGTCAAATAAAAAAATTAGAAACTCAGGTAAATCATTTTGAGCATACCCTGTAAATAATTCTCTCTTTTTTACTTGTGCCATATGTTGAATTGCTCTTATAAATCTATTTGGACTAATAACACAGTTAGTGCTCCACATTAAGTCTTTTAACTGCTTCCACTCGTAAAGTAATAAAGATTTTTCATCATTATTTATAGTAATATTTTCAAGAATTTCATTAAATTCGTAACAATGTGATAATATTTGCATACATGCATTAATATAACATGTATTTCCTAAATTACATAATCCAGTTAGCCCTTTATTATTATATTTATTAAGTAAGCCATTAGAAGACATTACTTTATAATTAATAGTAGACATCATTATGTAGTTAAGTATATATACTTGTATATTTATATATATTTAAATAATTAATTAAATAGTTAATTATAATATTAACTATATTGTAGTTATGAATCCGTATCCTAATCCTAGTAACTTAGAATTGACTATGTTAATTAATTCAATGGTTTATTTAAATAATTATATAAGGACAGTTAATTCTAGTATTGAATATTTAAATAATGCTAGTGCAAATATAAGACACATGCAAGAAACTATGTATTATTACCACGCTAATAATTATCAATTAATGGTAAATAATACAGAATTATTTGCCAGAGCAAATAACGTAGCAAATAATGTAGCAAATAGTGTAGCAAATAACGTAGCAAATAACGTAGCAAATAATGTAGCAAATAACGTAGCAAATAACGTAGCAAATAACGTAGCAAATAACGTAGCAAATAACGTAGCAAATAATAGTAATACAGTTGAAGATTTAAATTTGGAATACTTTGAAGCATTGTCACTGCGTAATTTACAAACAATTATTACTAATAATGTAACAGAATGTAGTTTTTGTTCGTTATGTGAACCATTAAATGAGTCTTGTTCTATAACGCACGAAGATTTTTTACCACAACATAGAGTAACAAAAATTAATGGGTGCGGACATATATTTAATTCAAAGGCTATTAATGAGTGGTTACTTACGCATCAATCATGTCCTAATTGTCGATATAATATATTGTATGATTCCAATATTATTTCTTATAGCATTCAAGAGTCTGATAGTACATTTTATTTTAACATTGAAGACCTTATAAAGTTTTTTCGCTTTATAAATCAATCGTCTTAAGTAAAATAATATAATTAACACGTTTAGCTAATAATTTATTATTTTCTAATGCTATTTGTTTTTGTAGTTTAGTCTTTGTTTTATTATACTTTGCTAGTTTTTCTTTTGAGTCACTATAAATAGTTGGTTGTGTTTTTAGTAACTCTTTAAATTGTGCATGGTCATCACATTCTCTCTTATATAACTCTTCAAGTTTGGCAATTTTATCAAATTTTTTTCGTAAGTCAATACATAACTTGTGTGAATCATTTTTTTTTGAATAAGCAATTTTATGTAAGCGTAGCAAATAGTTTTTCTCATTAGTACATGCTTTACAATAAGTTGACTTGGACTTCTTTTGAAAATTATATAATTTACATATATGTAAATTGTTAGCGTTAGCATAACTAAATAATAAATAACAATTGTTATTTTTTTCAGATAAAATAGTAGGACACTTAGAAGTTATAGTACTATGTTTGCCATTATTATTTTCTCTCAAATGTAACTGTAAAATTTCAATAGCTTTTAATAGGTTATTCATTTATAATAGACCAACTAACAATACTATAATTTATTATCAATTTTTATATATTTTATATACTAATTAATTATACTAAACAAAAGCTAACTACATTTTCCTTCGTAATAGTGCGCCAAATGGGCTCCAATAAGGTAATAGTATTGGTTTTTGATTTAATATTGCTAGTAATTTTTTTGGTAAATATTTTTTATCTACTACTACTTCAAATGTGTAATCTTTAAACCATGACTCCGACATATAATAATTTCCATCATAATCCACGCTATCATCTTTTTCAAACAGTTTATCTCCCCAAGAATTTTCAACAAGAAATCCATTGGTTTTTGAGTTATTTAAGTTATAACCTTTTATTACCATAGCATGGACAGGAGCTGTTTGTCTATAATTTAATGAATCACATTTAGCCATGGCATTATTAAATCCAAAAATGGAATCATAGTCAAAAGCTGCTTTATCCATAAAACTATGTTTATGTGAAATATACTTGTCAATATCAAGACCAATCCATACCGCTTCCTGATTATCTATAGATTTTTTTGTAGCATCAATTAAATAGTCAATTGGAACATTTATTAGACCCCGTCTTTTCTCTCCTAAAACATCAAATGACAATTGCACATCATATTGTTTAAAAAAGGGCGCTTCTTTACAAGGATAATTTATTAAACATACTTTATTTTTTGCATTATATGGAACATATTTTTTATAAAAATCTAATGGACTAACATTTTTAATTATTTTAGCTTTTTTTGATTCTTTTGAATCTTTTGATTCTTCGTAATATTCCCAAGTTATTTTAGTTGGTGGTTCTCCTAAAAATACAACCAAAATTTTATAGCATTCTAATAACATAGAGTTTAATAATGCATTTTTATTTTTAATAAGTTCATTTTTAGGTGTAGTTTTTATTTTGTGAGCGCATTTGCGTATAAAGTCATTATAAAAATTTCTAAGTTCATCCGAATTAGTGCTATGAAAATTATCATCCATATTTGATTTAGGAACAATACCATATTTTTCAATTAAATTAACAAATACATTCCAACGACCACCATCATCAGTTAAATTGTCTAATATATGTATTAATTTAACTACTTTATCATTTGATTGAATAGTTTGTACGTTTACATCATAAGTATCAATTATATAAGTAAGATAATAATTCGCTTTTTCTAATTTGTCAAAAAAAAACAAATAATTTTGCGAAAACTCAAAATCTGGAGCTAACTTGTATTTTTTAATCATTTTGTAGCGCATAATATTTAAAAAGGCAAATATCCAACAACGGCCACTTTGTTTTTGGTCACTAATTTTTGACTGAACGTCAATTAAATTTGTATAAGTTTTTTTCTTATCTTGAATATAATCACTTTTTAATAACACATTTTTAAAATCTGTCTTTGTATTAAAATTTTTTATTATTTTATTTGTTTTATTTTTATTAAATTTTTGTGAAAAATTTGAAATTAACTTATATGTTAATTTATTAACCATATACTATTATATTATATTATATTATATTATATTATAATATATTACAAGATTACTAATTACTAATATTACTTACATTCTTTTAAATAGCTATCAAATAATAGGCTTTTAATTTCTTTACATTTTAGTTCTTCTAGTTTTTTCTCAAATTTTTCTTGTTCGGGCCATTTTGCATGCAATTTGTCTATTTCATTATACCACGATTGTAGTGTAATTCCGCGTTTTTTTTTAAATTCGCTCATATTTTCTAAATTTAACGCATAGAGCTGTAATAATGGTTTCATAATCTGATTGCTAATATAATGCGCGTAATCCAATTTTAATTTATTTTGAATAATAAAATCAGGTGTCTCTATTTTTTCACCTTGAAGTGCTTTTTTATTAGCATTTACAATATATGCATAATACATTCTATCGCCTGAACTAGGTTTATTACCAATGTCTCGCTGACCGATTCGCTCAGCCAATACTTTATGTGCTATTTGATTGGGATTTTTATAATAGCTTCGTAAAGATTTGGTTACCAATAATTTTTCAATTGAATATTGTCCAGCAATCAATTTTTCAAGACTCTCATTTAGAAATTTTATTGATTTAGTAATACTCTTTTCTTTCATAATAATATTTACAATAGTTCCATATATATCTTTTACTAGCGGAGCATTATCTCTGCGTTTAAGCACAATACCCATATACTTTAGTTTGCCTTTTTCTATATTTTCTTCATACAATATACCTACATAACGTTTCTTAGATAATAATATCCAAGGCCAAAATGTTTTTTCATATTCTAAATCGTGTGGTTTTTTTAGAAATTGACTTGCTAAATTCCCTGCTTTTTTTGCTAGTTCAATAGTATAAATAAGAGCTTGATTATTTATAATTTTTTCATCGTTAATTGGATTTCTCAAATTAAATTTGAAAAATACTGAATCTGTATCACCATATACACATTGCGCTTTTGCCTTTACAACTGTACCATCATCTAATGTTACCAAAACATCGTTATAGCATTCTTCAATAATTGCCCGTCCGTAAAATAATAATTTACGACCAATAGCTGTTGTTGAAGCGGCAACGTCCCCTTCATAAAAAGCACTTGTAATTGCTCCCATTTGGCCATATAATGAATTTGCTGTTACTTTAATGCTTAGTTGTCGCTTATCTAACACATTTTTCATAAACTCATCTTTTTCCAATAAAATTAATTTTCGGGTTGCTTTTCGCGCCGCTAACAACTCCTCTAAAATAGCTGGCATAATAGCTTTACCATCTTTATCTGGAAATTGAGCGAATCTACAAATTTTATAACCAATAATCACTTTTTTCTCAGCTGCTTTTGGGCTGGGTCGTATATATTTATATGTATCATATTTCACATCAATATATTTATAACCCAAATCATATAAGTTATCGTAGCAATAATCTCCATGCTCAGATTTTTCCCCGGTTTCTTTAATTAAATTATTACTTAAATCATATTCTTTAGTCCATACTTTTGAGTCGTGTGACAAATTTTCGGAAATAATAGACGATGGATAAAGAGAACTATAGTCAACACAAGCAACTGGCTCTTCTAAATATATTCCAGTTTTTGGTGTAAAAACATGAGCACCTTCATAACCTCCGCCTGTTTTTTGCTTATTGACAACTGGCATAAGTGTATTTTTTTCTCCACATTTTTTAGAAACATAGCTTTGTAGTTTAATTCCTTGTCCGCGCAATAGTAAATAGCTTAGCGGAACATCACATAAATTTGACATTTCTACTTTGTCGGTAATTACATCTACTTTTAATAATAACCAAATAACATTGTCGCAATCAGCAAGACAATATTTACCAACAGTCCATCGGTCATAATCAGAACCATTAGCAAGCGCAAATATTTCTTGTGGAGACACATCATCTTTTGCTAATCCCCAGTTATATTTGTAATTGGCCAAATCCAGTTCTTCTAGACCTTCAATCACAAACCATTGTTCGTCTTTATTAATTTCAATAATTTCAAATTTTTGCCCTTTTTTATATAAATTATTACTGAACCCTTGCTCATCAAACTTTATATAACTACCCACACTAATACCTGTAAGATTTTTACTATATATTTTTGTGCTATTATTTTCATTATTTAACACAATTTTACTAATAGAGTCACTAATAAAATAGCTTGATGTAAAGTCTAGCTTATTAGAACTTAATGTAAATTCTTTACGAAAAATGACACACATATCTATAATAATGCGTCCAGGCATTTTTATAAATTTTAAATTATATTCACCACTTGCTAAAACAATCTTATTTGTTTCAATGTCTTTATAATCCTTTTTTTGAGTGTCGCTAGATTTAGCCAACTTATCTCTATATTCAGCACGCCAATCATTTGAAATACATATTTCATTTTTGTTTCGCGAAAGTTTGAGAAACTCATTTACACAATTTAGCTCTTTAGACCGTTTATACATAAATTCAAAATCAAACCCCGTAATATTATAGCCTGTAATAATATGCGGATTTTCGCTATTAATAATTTTTGTAAATGTTAATAATACTTCTTTTTCAGTACAGCGTTCTAATACAATTACGTTATTTTCTTGTGCCCATAATAAATATTTATCTGGAATTTTACAACCGCCTTTAACAATAATAATGCGTTTATATGGTTTAGGTTCTGTATAATTAATAAAACTTAAACCAATAAATGTAATTATGTCACCTTCTAATGCTGGAAAGTTAGTATTGGCAAATGCTTCTGTTAGCTTTACCAATTTTGTAGCATATTCACAGCTATTGTCCTTAATTAATTCTATTAATGTGCAATCTTTTTTATAATCTTTTATTTTAGGTTTGCGTTTGTTATATTTTACTTGACTTTCAGTTTCCCCATCATTAATGCAATCATGTTCTTCATCGTCTTCATTTTCATCTTCAGTTTCAGATTCTGAGTCAGCGCCGTCCAAAACAATATCACTATTTAATGACACATTGAACTTTGATGGATTATAGTTTGTTAATTTATTTATTAATATTTCCATTTCATCTAATGTAATAGAAGGGTTCTTAGGATATACTTTTTGTATATAACTTAATTTGTCATGTGTTAAATCAAACGCACTTAAAATCTCGTGTTTTAAATTATTAAAATCATAATTAAGTTTGAAATTTTCAGAACTCGAATTGTAATTTTCAAGTATATTTGTTGCTAATTTTTTATAATTTTTAATTGGAATAGGAAAATCACCATGACTACTACTTGCCTCAATATCAAAGCTACATATATTATATTTTACTAATGTTTCTTTTTCTTTATAATCATAAATATCTTCGTAATTTATTGAGTATTCATAAGAGCAATTTGTTGTCTTATTACTAATAATTCGCACTTTGTTTGAAGGTATTTTTATCCATCCACTTGGACTAATATGTTTTTCATGAAAGAATTTTAATAGTGGCGGAATGTCTGCCTCATATAAATAACAATGCGTTGTTCCAATGTCATCAGTATATTTATATCCGTCTTCTTTTAATGTTCTTTCAAACTGACCTGTTTTACTGGTTTTATCATCATAAAATATTTTTTTTAATTTATTATATGCTCCACTATTAGTAAATGAAACTTTAACAAAATTATGTAATTTTTTATTATCAAAACCATATAACTTGTGCCTTTTTACTAACACACATTCAACTATTGAGTCTTCATAATAATTGCCAACCAATTGTTTCATATGTCCCATAAATTCATTTTTACGTTGGTCATTCCAGTCTTCGCTAACCATAATGTAGAAAAATGGATAAAACTTTTCTATAAATATGGATGCTGTCTTATTTGATGAATTTATTCCAAATGCTTGAATAATGAATTGTTTATTATCTTTATAATTGTTTCCTTTACTGTTTTCCTCTAATACATTGTAGTCATAACATTTAAAACATTTATATGTTGTCATATTATTTAATAAACTATTTAATTAGTAGTCTTTAAATTTATAAAAACTTTTCAATTTTTTATATAATTTTTTATATAATTTTTTTTATAATTTTTTTTATAATTTCTTATATAATTTTTTATATAATTTTTTTTATAATTTCTCATATAATTTTTTATATATTTATATAAATATATGTCGACTATTCCTAAACTAATTTTTATTGTTCCATATAGAGACCGCGAAAGAGAAAAACACCATTTTTCTATATATATGAAATATATTATGGAAGACTATAACAAAGACGATTATGAAATATATTATAGTCATCAAACCGATTCTAGAATGTTTAATCGCGGAGCAACAAAAAATATTGGTTTTATGGTTATGAAAGAAAAATATCCAAATGATTATAAAAACATTACCTTTGTATTTAATGATGTTGATACATTGCCAGCAATGAAAAATTTATTTGATTATATAACATATCCAGGAACAGTAAAACATTTTTATGGTTTTACTTTTGCTTTAGGAGGAATAGTTTCAATAACTGGAGGTGATTTTGAAAAATGCAATGGGTTCCCAAATAATTGGGGATGGGGACTAGAAGACAATGCTTTAAATGATAGGGTACTACAACAATCATTAACTATTAACAGGGACCAATTTTTACCAGTTCATTCTAAGAATATAATTCATTTATATGACAACCCAATAAGACTAGTTAACACTAGAGAACCACTGGCTTATGTTAGTGGCAAATTGATTGATAATTTAAATAATATAAGTAATTTATATTATTCAATTGTTAATAATGCTAATACTAATACTATAAATGAAGACACCAATAAACTAAGTGCTATAAAACAAAATGAATATATTATAAATATACATAATTTTGAAACATTAATTCCTAGTGCTAGTACGTATTATAAACAAAATATGTTAGAAAGTAATGTACTAAAAGCATATAAAAGCTCAACATTAGTAAAAAGAAATGTTAATCCAAGATGGTTACTAACTAATACTTTTAACAAGTGAATTTGAGTTTTTATTCAACAGAAACAACTTTTGCCAAGTTGCGTGGTTTATCTGGATTAATATGCTTACCTAATGACACTTCATATGCTAATTTTTGTAATGTTATTATGTATAAAATTTCATTATAATAGTCAAGATTTACTAACAATATAAATTTATCTTCACTTAATTTTAAGTCATCTATAATATTTTGAGAGTTTGTTATAACAAATATGTTGGTTTCGCGAGCAATTATTTCATAATATGTTGATTTTAAATTATTTAGATCCTTAGTATTATGTATATCTATTAATAATAGTGTTAAACTTGAACTAGTTAATAGCGCAAAAGGCCCGTGTTTTAATGAGCTAGCACTAAAACCCTCACAATGGATATAGCAAACCTCTTTAATTTTTAGAGCACCTTCACACGCTATTGGATACAATTTGTCTTTTCCTAATATAAATATACTTGTTACATTATTGTTAATAATGTAATCCTTTAAACCATTAATTTTATTCATAAAATTAATATCATATAATAGTTGTCTTACACTATTTGGAAGTATTCTAAGATTGTCTATTTTTTTTATATTACTATAATAATCATTATTTACAAACCACATACTAAGTAGGCTTAATATTATTAACATGCTTGTAAATGATTTTGTTGAAGCAACACTAATTTCTGTTCCAGCATTCATATATATACCACAATCCACTTCGCGCGCTATTAACGAATCTACTTTATTTATTATACCCAAAGTTACGCATTTCTTGGCCTTACAAATTTTCAAACAATTATATACATCCATTGTTTCACCCGATTGTGATAAAAATACGCACAAAGTAGTACAATGATTTTTAATATTCGGTAAAATATTTTCATTAAACTCACACGCATTTACACTTTTAACACATACAAATTGTTTTATTTCATTTAAATAGAGCTCGCCTATTAATGACGCATTATAACTTGTTCCGCAACCAATTAAATAAATAAATTCTATATACTTTATAATATTACTTATATTATCTAATCCTCCCAATTTGATAATATTATTATTAATGCGACCACCATAATTATATGCTTTTTGTAGTGTTTCTGGTTGTTCCATTATTTCTTTTAACATCCAATGGCTATAATTTCCTATGTTTTCAACTATATTTTCATAACATACTTTTTTAATAGTATAATTAGATAAATCAGTTAAATTATCTGGTGTAGTTTGGTCTATAGCAATATATGAGGACAAGGACATATTATTTATTAAATTAGTATAACTACCATTACTTATTTTAATAATATTATTGTCTTTCAATGGAATATAATCACTTATTAAGCATGCAAAGCCATTTGTTTCTGAAGTACATATTATAAAATCATTATTATAACCTAATAATAATGGAGACCCTTTTCTTGTCACATAATATGTATCTAATTGTTTAGTATAAATGATTACAAGAGCCCATGTTCCTTCTAACTGACTTAGCGTTTTTTTTATTGCTTCTTCAATATTACATTTCATAACTATAATATAATATTCTATTAAATTAGCAATTACTTCGCTATCTGTATCACTGTAAAAATTATAGTTCTTAGATTGTAAAAACTCTTTTATTGTCATAAAATTATTTATTATACCATTATGAACTAGTATAATTTGCTTGTGTTGTGATATATGGGGGTGTGCATTAGCATCAGTCTTACCGCCATGAGTAGCCCATCTTGTATGTCCAAGTGCTATTCTAGAAAACAATTGTTGCTTATATACTTGTTGTTGATGTAAGTCATTTGTTTCATATAATGATTTAACTAAATCAAAACAGTCATGTTTTAGTGTTGATGCTTTTTTAATTATTTCAAATTTGCTTGTAATGTCATTATAATAACATATTCCAATGGAGTCATAGCCTCTATTTTGTATTAATTCTAAACTATTAAAAATATGTTTTAATGAATTTTTTGTATTTTTGGAATATATAAACGTTATTCCACACATAACATAATATAAATACAAAAAGTTTTATATTTATATTATAACTTGTAAATATTATAACTTGTAAATATTATAACTTGTAAATATTATAACTTGTAAATATTATAACTTGTAAATATTATAACTTGTAAATATTATAACTTGTAAATATTATAACTTGTAAATATTATAACCTGTAAAGACTATAAAGACTATAATGACTATAAATAATGGCCTTTTCCTGTTTTAAATATTTTAAAACGAGGAGTATAAGGAACAATATTAGCATAATTAACTTGTGTTGGTAAAGGGGTGTTATTGCGTATATCTTCTCTTAAATCTTCTATACATTGTTGAGATAGTCTATTGCGTCTATTTGACCTAACTAAATTAGCAAAATTTTGTCTTACTAATCTATTGGTTATAAAAGTTTGACTAGCTTTTGCTGAACTATGTTTATTTGCATTAATTTTATTTTTAATTAAGTCTTCTGTTGTGGTTATACATTGTTCATCTATTTGGTATTGGTTAATAAAACCACGACCAACAATTGAATTTTCATCGTATGGTGTAATTGATAATAGCTTTGGAACATTATTTAATCCAATAAGCCCTTGTATCATTTTTCTTGATAAGTTACTACTATTTTTCTCTGGAATAATTATACTGTTTAATCTTGAAGTACTTGCTCCCGGTAAAAGCTCAATTGCTTTTGATAATGTATCAATATTACTTGGATCTCTAATAATTTCAATATTATTATTTGGATATCTATAAAGAGGGTTTGGATCTGTTTCTGGATTATGATATATATATATACATTCTACATCTGTAAAATCGCGACTTGGTGTTGTATAAATTAAACTCTCAAAACTTATAGAACTAGTGTTTATTTTGATGTTATTATTTAATACATCAAAAGTAAAAAATGTATTAAAATAGACATCATAATTGAATCTTACATCTAAAAGCACGGGTTTATCTAGATTATAATATGAACTTTCTATAGTAGTTTGTGTTTGAGGTAGATTTCTAGTATTTAAATTATTAGGGTTTGTTATGATTACATTATCAAAACTAATTGTATTAATGCTATAATTAGTACTATTATTGAAGTAACTAATATTTGGTCTTATAATGCTTCCAGATAAACTGGTGAAAGCAAGATTATTAAACTCATTAAAATAACTTTTTAAGTTATTAACATCAAATAAGTTATTAAAATAAATAGAAAATATTTTATTAGTACTAGTAAAAATATTATAAGCGCTAACACTTTTCAAAAGTATATTTGCTGATAGCTCAGTATCATACAAATAATTATTGTCAATATATTGTTGCAGACTATCATATTTTTTTTTGATATTAAGTGGATTATAAATAGAGCTAACATTAATATTTTCTAAAAAAGTTAGCTTTCCTGAATTATATGGAAAACTAATATGTTTATATATATCACTTTGAATAAGACCTGTTCTAAAATTACCCAAAGATAAATAAATAATATATGAGTTGCTTATTTTTGTAGTAAATGTAATGGGCTTTAGTGGAGTTGACACTTGAACGTTTAAAAAATGTATAGTAGAGCTAGTATCAAATACTATTTGGCTTGTTGCTTTTTTAACCATTTCAAAATTATTTGTTCTAATTAAAAAAGTCTCAAAACTTATTGTTAGCCCACTAGATCTATCAGCATAACTCAAGTCAACTGTATAGACTATTTTTTTATTATTAATAGTATATTTATTATATATATTATTATATATACTAAAAGGTGTAGCGCTAGTGCTAGTGATTTGTGTTAATGATGTTATATTAGAAATGTCACTAAATGTAGTAAAACTAGTTAGACTAGCATCTCTATATAAATTAGTGAGTTCATCTGATGGTGTTATACTTTTAATTTTACACATTAAACCATTATAACATATATCAGACCCTAGTCCTCTAGTAAAAAAAGTATAACTAGAATCTCTAAATATATAGTCTTTTATATTTAGTTTATAATAATCATAATTTGGATTATTAGAACTATTAGAACTACTATTTTTATTAAAATTGGAACTACTATCTTTATTATTAAAATAATAATTTAAATGAAAATAGAAGAACTTTTCATCATTAGAAGTAATTGTGGAATTTTTTACTAAATAATTATTGGCAAGGTCATAATTATTTATGTTAGTATTTTTAATAAATAATAATTTTCCAAATTTGTTATTATCAGTAAAAATAAATTTTATGTTATTTTTTATATTATTTAATGTTAATAAACAATCAGATAATGTAGTGTTATTGTTTGTAATGCTATTGTAGTTTAATATTATAATATTTGTAGAATTATCTAGTTGGTTAAAAAATTTATTTCTTTCTGTCAATCTAGGCATACTATCAGTAGCAAGTTGTGTATTTAGTAAAATTTTTGCTCCTTCACTAACACTATTTATATTATTTTGTGTCAAAATAATATAGTTATTTCTCGTGCTGCTTAAGTTAAGTGCCATATAATTAAAAATAACATTATATATTCTTAAATTTATGTATTAAATTTATGTATTAAATTTATGTATTAAATTTATGTATTAAATTTATGTATTAAATTTATGTATTAAATTTATGATATTATATCTGTATTATTAAAATACCAATTTGTTGATAAATAATCCGCTTTTGTATCACTGAGCTTACTTTCTTTACTTGATTTTAGATTTGGACCTTTATACATTATTGAATTTATTTCGAATGTTCCTATAGCATAGTTATAATATTTTAAATTAGAAATAGCGCCATCAAATCCACCATTATAATTGACATACAAATTATCATAGTTTTGTTTAATAATATTTGATAATTTATGACGTTTTGTTAAATTGCCATTAATATAAATATCAACCACATTTTGTGCTGTTGTTCTAATTACTACACATACCCATTTTTTTATTGGAATGCCATCGACATATATATCATCATAATATGTATTATTATTGTTTTCATTATTATGAAAAACATTTACTCTAACTAACATTCCTAAAAGAGGGAACTTGTCTAACAAATCATCGCTCATATTTTTTTTACCATTATATAAATATACACCCGGACAATTGTTTGGACCAAATATTCCTGTTCCCCCTTCTCCTGTTGAATTTGGTGAAGATCCTTTATTAAAAACATGTTTAAAGTCAATTGTTTCTTTATAATCTGTAGCATTAACATGTATCCAAAATGCGTAAGTAAATTCTATTCCTTCATATTCATTAATACTGCGCAAAATTGGGATTGATGATTTTTCGCCTAAAGACTGTGTAATAGTTAGTCCTTCTGTCCCATCTTTTAATCCATATATTAAAAATGGTGTTTCTGATGGTGAAAAAAAATAATATAATAATTTAGTTCCAACATAAAATAATAAAGAAAAAATTATTATTATTGCCAATAAAAATGTAATTTTTGCTATCATTGTATTTGATGATAAAAAATCATTTGCTGATTTTAATCTTGATTCCGCGCTATATGGAATAGCAGCATTAATATTTTTTGAAATATTAGTAAATATACTTTCTGGAGGATTCATAATATTAATATATAATATTATATAAATTATATAAATTATATTTCAAAACTGCCTTTTTCTGTATTATACTCTAAAAAGCTTACTTTTAATCTATATTTATTAAATAATGATTTTGCTAATGATTTATCAATTCCTTCTTTATATATATTGTATGCTTCTTGTGGATTTATGGAATCATTTTCGTAGCGAATTCGTGTAATAAAGCCTTCAAAGCCACTATTAAGACCTTCATTATTTGCTGCGCCCGCGCCTTGAGCCATATTTCCTATATATATATTTTTTTTCTCACTTGTGCTATAAAAATTATGATATAATCCATGCATTATAAATGAATTTCGCAGTTTCCCATCTAAATATACATCTAATGTTCTTGTGTCAATACTTAATGTCAAATTATTCCATTTTTGAACTGGTATATTTGGTATTTTATATCTTGTGTAATTTCTTCTATTTACTAAAGCACTTCTTGCTCTACCTGATACATTATTATCTAAATATGTTTCAATATCAATTAATAAATTGTTTTCGTATTTATCTAAAGCAATATTTATATTTTTAGGTTTGATTTGGTTTAAACTAATATCTTTTTCAACTTTAGTGCTTAAACCGCTTAACATTGAAGCCAGTTCAGGTAATGTTGGTGCTTTTGAATCAACGGCCATATATAATACATTTTTTTCGTTTGATATATTATTTCCCCAGTTATCTATGTAAAACCATACACTTAATGTAAAATTTGATGAGCTATTTTCTGGAATATCTTTTGCCATTATTACATTAGTGTTTGATACAAACAATGAATTTACTGTACTTTGTAGTTCTACAGGCGCTGATGCATCACACATAACATCATAAATTATATTTGTTTTGAAAAATAGATTGCGAAGGCCCCATATTACTACAATAATCAAGATTATTACAATAATAATATTAAATATGCCCATATTAAAATATTATTATATTAAAATATTAAAATAATAAAACATCTTAAATATAATAGTTTAAATATAAAATCTTATTTCTTATTTTTATTTTTTTTATTTATTTGTTATTTGTTATTTGATATTTTTTAATTTATTTGTTATTTGTTATTTGATATTTTTTAATTTATTTGTTATTTGTTATTTGTTATTTGTTATTTGTTATTTGATATTTTTTAATTTATTTGTTATTTGTTAAATTATATAATAACTCAATTGTTAATGGACTTGTAATTTCACTATAATAGTTTATTTCTTTAATACTTCCTTGAATTCCGTCATTTTCCCCTATTGTTACCTTATCGCCTTTAAAATATGGAGTTATGTCTTTTTTTGTTCCTACCAATTTACCATCTATAAAAACATCTATGTTATTATTGGAATAATTAATAACAAAAAATAACCATTTTTGATGTTTTATATTTTTCCCTTCATATATAGTATCTAACTGGTCTCCTTTATTATTTAGTGTTCTAGATCTAACAATGATAGATTGTGATTTTCCATTATAATATATTACTGGTTTATAAGCATAATTAAATATTTCAGTGTCTTTATTATAAGCTGGTGATGTATTTGTTGGTTGTGGATTTATATAAACATAAAAACTTATACTATATGTATAATTGTATGGAAATTTGTTTATAGTTTTGGGTGGGTCATAAAAGCTAGTTTTTACATTATATATTCCATTATAATCATTTTTTAATAATTTAAAATTATAACCTTTTGTGTCACTTATATTGTCTTTTGCTTGTTTAGTTATATCTTTAGATTCAGGAGCTATTTCTGTTGAACTATCAAATGCTTTAAATAGTGTATTTTCTTGCTTATTTAAATTTAATGTACTTAATAATGAGTCAATTGGATTTGTTATAATAGGATTGCTTGTGCTATCATCTTTAGGTATTGGAATATCAATAGTGGAATTAACACTTTTATTAAGATTTTGATATATACCAATGACCTTTTTTTCATTTAAATAATAAGGGTCTGTTCCTTTTAATAGGCTGCTTTTATTAAGTGTTCTAAAATATTTAAATAAAAACGGCAATACAAATAGCAATGTTATTAATAGCAATAATATAAAAAGTAATAAATATACAGGACTTGGTGTTAATTTAATATCTTTATTTATTTCATCAATAACAATTAGTAACAAACAAGGTATAAAGAATATAGTTTTTTTGATAATACAAATGTAATCATAAATAAAGAGAGTCTTACTTGTATCACTATATTCACATGAGTCATCTGAACCAGTTGTTTTTATTGAAAATAGTGCGGCAAAAATTGCCAACACAACAATGACAATTGTTATGCTTATTAATGATTGTGTAATACTAAACGTATTAGTATTTTTTTGTGCATACAGCACATAGTTGATTATGTATATAATACTTATTAGTATAAATAATAATAGCCCAATATACATAAACAAAATTCTTAATGGTTTTAAATATGTGTTTTGAATTTTTATATTATCTATATTATAGCTATTAGTATCATAACCTAATTTGGTTAGCTCCATGGTGTCAGTGCCAGTTATTGCAAGTCTCTCATTTTGATTAATCTTATTATTATTATTATTTCTAAATACTAGAAAAAGAAAATAAAAGACTCCAACGCCTAACAATAGTATTGCTCCTAATATTTCGTAGGGTGTATCTTTTATTCCAAATACATTATAATAACTATTTAAATAATAAATAAGACCAAATATTAATAAAATGACTAACACATTAATGTATCTATAGTAAAAATATTCATATTCATTGGAAGTAGAACTGTTTTTTTTGAATTTTATTCCATTAATTAACACATCTGTTGAAATACTTATACTATTTTTTAAGAAATTTACTGTTTTATCTGAATAGTCACTAATTGTATTAAAACTTGCTTTTAATAATTGTGTCATTATTAGATAATATTAATAATATAAATTAATAAATTTATATTATTCTCTGTTATAAAGTTTGTGTTATAAAGCTTGTGTTATAAAGTTTGTGTTATAAAGCTTGTGTTATAAAGCTTGTGTTATAAAGCTTGTGTTATAAAGTTTGTGTTATCAATGTTACAAATTTTCATATGCTGTTTTTTTTCCATGACAATCTCTACATAAAGCTACTAAATTAGTAATATCATTGGAACCGCCATATTCTAGTTTCATAACATGGTCTACTTCAAACCATGCAGGCAACTGTTTTTGGCAACCTTTACAATGCCAGTTTTGCGAAGCCGCCACAAATTTTTTCTTGGTTTCACTTACACTTCTTTTTGTTGAAGTATTTCCAGACTGTAATATTTTTTGTTGCTGCTTTGTCATATTATTATAATTTGCATTTATTGACTTTTGTAAATGTTGAGACTCTCTATAGTTTGTTCCGGCGCTCAAATTATAATTATTATTTAATTCATTACTTATTGATTTAGATGTAAAATCAATAATTGGAGTTATAATACTAGCAGTGTTTCTGTCTATTGGTAAATATTTAATGTAACCGTTTGTATTAACTACAAAATCTTTATAATTTGCGGGATTTTTCTTTATAAATAAATATATACATAGTCCAACAAAAGCAATTAGTCCCATTTTATAATATTTTTCATAATTTTTAAGTTTAGCTAGTAATTTACCTTCAAAGTATGTATTAAGCAATACAAAACCCGTTATAGTTAATATGAGCAATTCAAATTTCATATTTATTATTAATAATTATAATAATATATTAATTATAGTAAATATAATATAATTATACGTTATAAATTTATTATAAAAAATTTATAATAAAAATAAAAAACTATTATTTAAACTTAATAGTGAGTCCAATTATTACTAATACTAACAATAGTACTAAGCTCCCAAAAATGTATTTTTGCTTATTTCTGCTTTCTTCATATTTTTTTAGCTCCTTAATTTTATAGTTTTCATAATATTTATTCATTGCGTCATAATAAGTTATTTCTGGTTTTCCTAAATAAATATTTATTTTATTATGTATAAAATGCACCCATTTTACAAACGACTCACGAGAGTCTAAATATGGTGTAACAGGATAAGCATCTAAAAATTTACTAAATACATTACCAATGTCACTAATTGGTAAAAACAACGGTAAATTTGTTATAAAGTCATAATATTTCTTTTTTGTTGAATCATTGCTATTGTTAGGATAACTTAAGGCAATTGTATATAAAACAAACCAATAATGTGGTCCCCATATTATTGGATTTAATACATTATTATTAGACATATTATTATTAGACATATTATTGTTTGACATAACTTATAAATAACATTAACAAAACTATTGCGTATTTTTACCATAAAAACTCTTATTTAGTTCATATATTAATTTAAGTGTTATAATAATCATTATAACTTTATATAAATTGATTGAATTGTCAAACAGTTTACCATTTAAGAATGTGTGTTGGTTTGTTAATATATGACTAACAACTCCTAATGGTAAAAGCATTAAATAATATACTTGTCTATTTAGTCCAGTATATACTCTTATAAATGGTTCAATCAAATAGGCAATAAAAAACGTCATAAATAAATCAAATAATGACATGCCTAAATTACTTGAATTATAATATGGTTGCTCAAATTGAATGCAATAACTTCGTAGTTCTTTTATATCCATTTTGTATATATTATATTTTATTCTTAAAATCCGATTTAAATCATAAATTCATTCCAGTCATAGTCTTCTTCGTGTTTTAAGCATTTGCTATTGTTTAGTTCAAACATTTTTTGTCTTATTAATTCCAGATTTTTTTTAGCTTCTTCGTGGTTTTCTTCGGCATCTTCAAGATTATACTGTAGTTCCATCGTGACTGAACAAAAATAGTTATGATCAATTTGATAGTTAATTAAATCTGCTTCTGCGTTGTTTAGTTCTATATGAGAATAACCTAATGTCTTAATAGCTTCTTCAAGCTCTCTTTCACAAACTAATTGTTCAAAAGATAGTGCTTGTATTTTTTCCAACTTTTTAAATAGCTCATTATGTTGTTGCGAAACACGCCATCTACAATAGTCTAAGCGGAAGCCATAATTATTTAAATTTATATTTTCATTTACAAGCTGTCTTGCTATAAGTCTTTTCATTCTATTAGAAACAACTAACCATTGCCTAAAATCGTCGTTTTCATTATATACTTTACACACATTAATACCAAAATGCTGGCTACCTTTACTTGTTTCATGATATACATAATACCTTGGATAATCTTGACATTTTCTTTCTGAATCGTAGCTTGTCTGATAAGTCTGCATTTAACATTAATAAGATTTATAATCTTACAATAACATCTCAATTTTTATTTATCAATATAATATATTATATTTTATTCTTAAAACCTTTAAAATGTGTATTTTAAATAAATATAAAACTATAACACGTTAATAGTTTAACTAACTATTAACGCAACCTATGAATATTAAGAAGCAAGTATTTTGCAACAATTGTGGTAAATTAGGACACTTATTTCATAATTGTCGTGTTCCTATAACTAGTATTGGAATTATTCCGTTACGAATAGTTAAAAAGTTTAATCCTGATTTACAAGTTAATGAAAATGTTATTGAACTATTAATAATAAAGCGGAAAGACAGCTTGGCCTTTATAGATTTTATGAGAGGAAAATATATTATGGAAGACAAAAATTATATTTTAAATTTATTAAATAATATGAGCGTAAATGAGAGAAGTTATTTGCTAACTAATGATTTTGATACAATATGGAGCTATTTATGGAATTATAATACAAATAATTTATATAGAAATGAAGAAAAGTTGTCAAAAATCAAATTTAACAAATTGAAATTTGGCTTTACAAGTATTTTAGAAAGTTACAATTTAAAAGAGTTGGTAGATTTATGTGATAAAAACTATAATGAACCTGAGTGGGGATTTCCTAAAGGTCGCAGAAATTATCACGAAAAAGATATTGTGTGTGGACTACGAGAATTTGAAGAAGAAACAGGATATAAAAAAAGTGATATTGAAATTTTTAATAATATTGTTCCATTTGAAGAAATTTTTACAGGTTCAAATTATAAATCTTATAAGCACAAATATTTTGTTGGTATTATTAGTAATAATACAATTCCATTAGCTAACTTTCAAATTTATGAAATTAGTGAAATTAAGTGGGTTCCTATTGATGAAGTACATAATTATATTAGAGATTATAACTATGAAAAAACAAATATAATAAATGATTTAAATAAATTATTAAAAACATATAGATTATATATATAATATGATTGTCTCTGAAGAAGCGGAACCTAATAAAGACGTCATTAATGATTTACAAGAAGAAGAAAAAGAAGAACAATCAATAGAAGACTCAGCAGAAGAATCAGAGCAAGAAGAGCCATTAGAAGCCTCAGCAGAAGCAACAGAAGAACCAATAGAACCAATAGAACCAATAGAAGAAGATCGAATAGATGAATCGGCAGAAGAAGCAGAACCAGAAATAATGGATGAAGGAGCTGGTAAAAAGAAGGAAGAAGACGAAGAAGACTTGGAAGAAGATGAAGACGACGACGATGACGACGACGATGACGACGACGATGACGACGACGACGAAGCTGATACTGATACTGGCTTGAATGAAGAGGAAGAAGAAGACGAAGATGAAGATGACGAAGACTCTACTAGTTATAATAGACAACCTTATAAGAAAACGAAAACCAATAATTTAAAATTGGCGCAAATGTTTCAAGAAAATATGAATAAATTAAGCCTAGATAAAAGTGAATTAATAGAGCTAGAACAAAATGTTAAAACCAAGAATGATACAAAATATTTTTTAAATGCAATTGAGTTATTGAATATGAAAGAATTAAATGATTCTTTCGATAAAAATTATAAATTCTTATATCCACATTTAGATGATGAATTTTTCAATATTAAAATAGCACATAAAAAAGAGTTTGCCGAAAATAAATTACAAGTAAATATTGATTCTGATTTTGAAAAATTAAGCAATGAAATATGTGATAAGGATTTTGAGCTAGCGCCATATCAAAAATTCATAAAGAATTTTTTATCATCAAATACACCATATAATGGTTTATTACTTTATCATGGACTAGGCACAGGCAAAACTTGTTCCGCAATAGGTGTTGCTGAAGAAACAAGAAAATATTTAAAATATATGGGTTATAATGAACGAATCATAATAGTAGCCTCTCCAAACGTCCAAGAAAATTTCTATTTACAGTTATTTGATGAACGAAAATTAGAATTTAAAAATAATAACTGGACTATTAATAATTGTGCGGGTCAAAGCATATTAGATGAGATTAATAGCACGCATAAAAATTTAACACGAGAGAAAGTAATAAAAATTATGACAAATATAATAAATAATTATTATTTATTTATGGGCTATACACAGTTTGCAAATCTCATAATAAAGAAATCTAATCCTTCAAATCCTTCAAATCCTTCAAATCCTTCAAATCCTAGTAATCCATTAGACACCACACAAAAAAAGAAGATGGCAGAACGATTACAAAAATTCTTTGACAATAGATTAATAATAATTGATGAATTCCATAATATAAGGCAATCTAAAGACAATAGTAACAAACTGGTTTCAAACGAATTACTTAAGCTTGTTAAAAATGTTAATAATTTAAAATTATTATTTCTATCAGCAACACCAATGTTTAATGATTATAAAGAAATCATATTTTTGATTAATATATTAAATATGAACGATAGGCGTAGCATTGTAGATATTAAAGATATATTTAATAGCGATGGTTCTTTTATAGTAAATAGCAAAGGCGAAGAAGTAGGATTACAATTGTTTAAGCGAAAAATAAATGGTTACATTAGTTATGTGAAAGGAGATAATCCTTTAAGTTTTCCTTTTAGAATTTTACCAAATGATTTTTCGCCATCTAATAGTATAAAAACAAAAACTTATCCACAATTTAAAATTAATGGTACTCCATTAACACAATCAATAGAACTGTTTGATATATACATAAATGAAGGCATCTCTCCATATCAAGAATTTGTATATAATATTATACTAAAAAATAATATGTCAAAATTTGATGAAGACAAACTAAATAATATGGACTCCTTTGGTTATACATTATTACAAAAACCCTTAGAAGCATTAAATATTGTATTTCCAAATAGCAAATTAGAATCGTATTTTGAAGAAAAATTGGCTTATAATGAGCATAATATTACACAATTATTAGAAACACTTAATATGGAAGAAATAAATAGTTTGTTTTCTATTAAAGATGTAATTGGTAAAGCAGGCATTAATAGTCTTATGAGCTATCAAGAAAGTTATGCACCTAAATCAAGGCACAACTATAGTTATAAAGCTAGCACAAGTCCCAATATTTTTGATATTAATAACATTGGTAAATATAGTTACAAAATTAAATCAATAATAGACTCTATTATATATAGTAAGGGTCCTATTATTGTGTATTCACAATTTATTGATGCTGGATTGATTCCAATTGCCTTAACATTAGAGTCTATTGGATTTACAAGATATGGAAGTAATAGATCACTTTTTTTAACACCTCAAAGCGAAGAATTAGATATTGCTAGTTATAAGAAAAAGTCTGAATTAGGTGCTGGTTCTAAATTCCATGGTGCAAAATATATTATTATTAGTGGAAATGAGAATTTGTCTCCTGATGTTGTTGGTGATTTAAAAGCAGCAACAGACTCAAATAATAGTGATGGTAAAAATGTTAAGGTTATTCTCCTTTCGGCGGCAGGAAGTGAGGGTATTGACTTAAAATTTATTAGGCAAGTGCATATTTTAGAACCTTGGTTTAATATAAATAGAATAGAGCAAATTATTGGACGAGCAATAAGAACATGTAGTCATAAAAATATGCCACTAAGTGAACGAAACGTCCAAATATTTATGCACGGCACATTGTTGCATAATAATAATGAGTCAGTCGATTTACTAATTTATAGAAAAGCAGAAGCAAAAGCAAAAGTTATTGGTGCTATTAGTCGTATATTAAAAGAACATTCTATTGATTGTATGCTAAATTACGAGCAACAAAAATTTGATGAAAAACTACTTAATAAAAAATTAACATTAACACTTTCAAATAATGCTTCAATTAGTTATAGCATCGGTGATAAATCATATAGTCCATTATGTGATTATATGGCTGAATGTAGTTATAAATGTAAGCCAGAATTAGAAGACTATAAAACAAAAATGGGATTAACAGGAGACATAGAAGAAAATAATTCTTCTTATAATGAATTTTTTTTACAAACCAACAATGAAGCAATAGTGAAACTAATTAGAGATTTATTTAAAGAAAAATATTTTTGTACTAAAGAATACATTATAAATTATTTAACTAGTTTTAATAATTATTCAACAAATCATATAAATAATGCTTTGGATCAGTTAGTAAATAATGAAAATAGCTATATTACCGATAAATATAATACATTAGGGAAATTAATAAATGTTGAAAATCTTTACATTTTTCAACCGTCACAATTAAATAATGATGCTACTATTTTTGAAAGGTCTAATCCAATACATAATAAACCCGATGGAATAGCATTTGCTCTTCCTGAAACATTTGATGTATTTGATGATAAAACAAAAACAGTATATGTTGACAAAGCCGAAGTTGAAAAGCCGTTAAAGATCGATGACGAGCCTGTAAAAACAAAAGTTGATACAAAAGTTGATACAAAAGTTGATACAAAAGTTGATACAAAAGTTGAACAAACAAAAATTAATTTTACATTATTTGAAGATGACTATTTATCAATTGAACTTATTGATTATGTAAAATCACTTATTATTGAACTTGAAATAAACTATAATTATATTACTAATATACAACCTGACAAACATCAATCACTAGATGATAATAAATATATACATTATGGGTCAATTATTAAACTACTGGAAGCAGAATCAGTTTTAGATTCAAATAGCATAGAAACATTAGCAATTGCTATTTTACTAGATGATTTGAATATTGAAAAAACTACTTTATTAGTGAATTATTTATTAAATAATGGTTATGATTTAAAGGGACTTTCAAACTTTGAAAGTAAATTAGTACATTATTATGAGGAACATTTTATAACGTCTATTGATGGTAAATTGCGAGCACTAATAGTACCACAAAAAAGCGAGTTTAAAAATTATACATTATACATAATAACAAAAAGCAAAGTTCCCCATATTAGTGGTTCTAATATACTATTAACATTAGGACAATCTGAAGACTATGATGATTTTGCTGAAACTATTGTTAAGAAAAAGGTTGCGTCACTAGACCATGCGCAATCAATCGGGTTTTTGGCATTGGCAAACAAAAACAAACAAGACTATATTACATATTTCAAAATAAAAAGTGGCACAAACAAAGGTGCTCGTTGTAGTCAAGCAGGAAAAGCGCATAGTGAAAAAATATTTGTTGCTATTGGAGTTTCTAATAGTATTATTCAAAAATTAAAAAAATATAATCAAATTGCTTTTTGTAATGCTTTGGAAATTTATTTTAGATATTATGATTACATTAAAAAAGATAATAAGCGTTGGTTTTTCAACTTAGTTCAATCTTTAATTAACAACTTTAGCTAATTTATTTTGTTATTTTGTATATATAAAATTTGTTATTTTGTATATATAAAAAATTAATATTATTATATATAATTGAATAAATATTAAATATAAAAATCTTATTATATACCAAGATGTCTAAATCAGTAAACAAAAAATATTCGTTGAAACAAGATAAAGACAAATCCATAAATGGAAAAACTAATACCTCTAATTTACATATATATATACGTTCATTATTGACGCAAAAAATTGTCTTAAACTATAATGAAGTAAATTCTGATTTATTTAACACATTAGAAGTTAGATTAAAACAATTTAATGAGGGAAAATGTATTAAAGATGGTTATGTTAAAAATAATAGTGTGAAATTGTTAACATATTCAGGTGGAGAATTATTTTCAAATAAATTAGTGTTTGAATGCGTATTTGAGTGTTTGATTACAAATCCAGTAGAGTCTATGATATTAAATTGTGAGGCAAAATCTATTACAAAAGTTGGTGTGCGTGCTGAACTAGTAAGTGATGATAATATTAGTCCATATATTATTTTTATAGCACGCGACCATCATTATAATAATGAAATGTTTTCGCAAATTAAAGAAAATGATATGTTACAAGTTAGAGTATTGGGACAGCGTTATGAATTAAATGATAAATTTATTAGTGTAATTGCTGAATTAATTGCTATTAATAATTATGGGACACTTAAAAAAGAGCTAGAAAGCGATTATGGATTAGAAGTTGAAGACACGCTAGATTCTGCTATGGAACAAACTGGAGGTGAAACTAAAATTAAGTTAAAAACAAAAAAAAGTGGTCAAAGAGTAAAAAAAAATATGGCTTAGTTTTAAACTGTCTCATTAATTACTAAATAATTTGGTATGCTTGATTTAAAAAATGTACGAACAATTAAAAATACAGCCATTATATTTGCTATCCAACACCACAAAGACCCCCTTGTTTTAGTTTTGTAATAAGTATAATAAATCGCAAGAAAAACTATTACATGTATAGCAAATAAAATATATTTTTTAATATATAATAATATTACTAAAAGAAATGTTAACCATGTAAAAGTATATAGTGGTATTACCTTAAGCCAATTCCATGCCAAATGGCCGTTTTCTGCTTGTGTCATTGAAAAATCAACATTTAATAAAACACCAGAAATGAAGAAAAATAGTATATATAATATTATTAGTGATGCTTTTACTTTGAATTTAACATTATTTGGTATTAATATAAATAAAATAGGTTGTAGTGCTATTAAAAATAATCCTAGCTGTGATAATAATCTATTTATTTTTTTATTATTCAAATGTTTCCAAGTAAAATATTCTACTAATTGTATTGAAATAAACGAATAGTAAAATAAATACTCATAACCATTGATTACATTATTAAAATAAGCAAAGTTTATTCCAAATAAACTAAATAAAAAAGTGTTTAATGATACTGTTTCATTCCAACACATATTAATTTATTATATATAAATTATAAAATATAATATTGCTTAGTTTTAAGCTTTATCATTAATTTATAATATATATATAAATTATAAAACTTTATAAATAAATTATAAAATTATGTACCTTATTTAATACTATTTAAAGCTATTTAACGACATACTATTAGAAATAATAATGGATTCGCTTGAAGAAAATAATATACACCCTAATGAATTAGATAAACTATGTAAAACTATTGAACCTCTTGATAAAATACATCATATTGAAATAGCTAAAATATTAAAACTAAACAATATATATTTAAATGAAAATAATAATGGCATTTTTGTAAATCTTAACAAAATATCACTTAGTACATACAATTCTATATTAAGCTATATTAATTTTGTTAAGAAACAAGAAACATATATTAATAAAGATGAAAAATTGAAAAAGGATTTGGAAACAACTTATTTTAAAGATAATAAAGATAATATTACTAACATTGTAAGTAATGTTGTTCACTAAACAGCTATTAAATGCGCCTATTAAATTAGAGGATTTGGAAAGCTATATGTTATATGGCTTAAATGCAAATTCAGCAAATTCAACGAGTTCAACAAATTCAACAAATTCAACAAATTCAACAAATTTAGCTACTTCAACTACTTCAGCAAATTATAATAAAAAATATAATATGTCAATCATTCCTAATATTCCGCTAAGTAGAATAAAAGTAGACTATAGTAAAAAATATAGTAAATACAATGAACCATTTAAGATTACTAATCATAAAAATTTTCAGGATAAATTATTTTGGTTATTTTACAAGCTAATTAATAATTTTGATGATAGTGATTTAGAAATGCTAAATTCTTTTAGTGTTATGAAAGAGTTTAAATTTGGTGTTGTTGAAAAATTGCGAAGTCAAAAAAATAGCTTAAAACATTTCAAAATAAGTAAATCATTTGTAGAAGACGATTTAACAAATAATGAAAAAATCAGTTTTAAAACATTTCATGCCTTATGTATATTACATTTAATAAATGTAATAATTTTACGTTCCAATAATAGTTATTGTGTTTTATGTTGTAATAATGATGAAAAAGTTTATAATTTACAAAATTATAAGGTCTTAAAACTATCAAATGAAAAAATGAGCGCGCAGTTTAATAATTTTGATGTGGAATTACTAAATGGTTCAATCAGCGAAGAAGAATTACAAAGTTATTTATCTAGTTATTTTCATATTGAAAATATTGAAAAACCATTAAAAGCTTTTTCAAGCTATAAGCTGGACGACTTAATAAAAATAGCAGAACAATTACAAATTTCTATATATGATGAAAATGGAAAAAAAAGGAAAAAGCAGGACTACTATGAAAAGATTGTAGTTAAATTAGCTTAATATATTATTCAATATCAACATGAGTAATCATATGTCTTCGGCAACAACTTTTTTTTAAATTAAGCAAATCAAGCACTTCTCCTTCTGGTGTTTTATCCATAAAATCTTTTGTTAAATATACTACTTTATCAACTTCTAGTGATTTATCAATTTTTCGTTTTTGAACTTCGCGTTGATAATATCTATATTTATTACCTAATACTTTGCCGCATGTAAAACATTTAACTGGAATAATCATAGTAAACTATTATTTTATAATATATATAAATAATAGTTTTATATTTCAATTTTTATAAATAATATATACCAATAACTATGAAAATATGCATTATACTATTATAGTATTATACTATTATAGTATTATACTATTATAGTATTATACTATTTATTGTATAATAAGATTAGTAGTTTTATTTTCTTTTTCTTTTTCTTTTTCTTGTTTCTCTTCAAATCCTTCATAAACAGCAAATCTGTTTAATTTTGATGGTTCATTTGATGTCATATTAATGTTAAAGTAGCTTAAAATTATTATACTTAGTAGTACAGCAAATATAATAAAAATTATTGTTTGTGTCATCTTACCAAATCTACTTGCCATAGTAGTATTATATATATAAACTATAAAATATATTATTATAAACTATAAAATATATTATTATAAACTATAAAATATATTATTATAAACTATAAAATATATTATACTATATTTATTATAAAATTGAATTGTTATAATTTTATAACTCTATTTTATAAAATTATCTATGATTCAACATCAAGATTGGCATAGCATTAAATTTACTAGTGCTATACCAAGCACTAATACTAAGAAGGTTGCTTTTAATAAACAACATGTTCCCGAGACTATAGTTAATGATGTTCCTAAACAATTGGGACAATTAATCTCTCAAGCCAGATTAACTCAATTAAAAAATCAAAAGGAATTTGCGGCACTTATTGGAGTATCTCCAATATTGTTAGCACGATGGGAAGCAAATAAAGAAGCACCTAATAATGCACAAATTGCTAATATTGAAAAGCTTACTAAGGTTAAACTTCCTAGGTGCCAAAAAACAGTTGTTAATGAGTAATAAAACTTATTTCCAAGTTTCTTAGGTTATTAGGTTATTAGATTATTATGTTTTTAGGTTCTTAGTGTATTATTTTTTTTGGTTTTTTCTGGCTTTTTGGTTTTTTTTCTTTTTTACCCTTTTTTCCTTTATTACGTAATGTTTTACGACCTTGTCCTAACTTTTTTTCTTTTTCTAGTGCTATTAATCTTAATAATTGTGTATATATTATTTCAGCTATATTAGTTGGAAGATATTCACTAGTTGTTGAAATATTAAATGGCAGTGCTAAGTTGATTTCATTAGTCTTAGGTAAAATATCAAGTTCATTAGGAATAACAGTAACATGATCTGAATATAAATCATCATCATTAATATCATATTTAACATTAAATTTATATAATGCTTTTAGTAATTGGTTATACAACTTATTTTTGTTGAGTGCTCTATATTTTTGTTCTAATTTTTTATCTCTTTCTTGAACTGTTCCACTAATATTCTTACTAATATTTTTAGTATGAACTTCAGTAAATTCTATGAACGCATCTTTAAACGTTTTAATCTTAAATACTTTAGCATTATACATAAATATGTGAGTATCATATAGAGGTTTAGTTAATGGTGTACCTTTAAAGTCACTTAAACTTTCTACAACATTTTGTTTGTCGACTTTAGCAAATGTATTATGGTTCATGGCTTCATAATAATGTTCCATTCTACCAATATTTTTCTTCTTTTCTTTAGTATCTTTTTTTTTACTACTATCTAATAGTGAAGCTATAATCGACTCAATACTAAGTGGTTGAATAATATTAGGTCTTGGATGAGGACTATTTGGTCTCGGTTGAGGAACAATAGTTGCTAATAGTTTGTCTAAAGCTTTCTCGTCACTAGAAACAGAATCGTGTGTTGGAAGCAGTTTAGCGAAACAAAACTGTGGGCTATTTAAGGCTAAACACGCTTGTTGACTAGTTTCTTCTGTGCTAATAAATTTTGGCCTAAGTTCTTCAATGCTATATAATTTTGGGCTGCCTTGCCTAACTAATTTCTCAGCAATAGCATATGATTCTGTAAAACCTCTAACTAAGGTTAGTAAATCGTCTTCTTCCAAACACGCTATTATATAAATACGTATTACACAATTTGACTTATAATATGTATTACAATGTGTTTGAATAACTTCTAAAGCTTCGCTCAGCAAAATTGGACCACATTTATTAATATTGGTATTAGTAGCTGGATTATATTTGTAACCTCTTAATTGTTCTTTATAATAGTTGCTGTATTTTGTATCACAATCATAGGCTTCTGCATGTTCCTTCAATAATATTGAACTACATTCACAATCTTTAGTATTTTTAGCACCAATATCATATATAACTTCTTTTCCTAGTGAATCGGTTTTTCTAAGTGCTTCTGGAATACAATGTAATATACCCGTATAAAATCCTACCGGAAAATTACGTTCGGGTGTTAAAAGCAGTTCAGGAAATTTGTTTGCTTCTCCACGTTGATGACTAAACTTAAAAACAGGATTAATAGATTTTCTTAGTGTTAATTTATGTTTATCTGGATATATATTACATAAAAAATCTGCCTCTGCTTCATAAGCGGCTACACAATTACCTAAATTAGCAAATGTATATAGTTCCACATTTTTTGGTATAGTAATAGCATGATACTTTTTTGTTATTAATGCACTATCACTATATCCAAACTGACTTGTAAGTATAGTTCCGTGCGCATTAATAATGTATGTTGCTGTTGATTCTTCAAATTTTTGAGATTGCTTCATATTATATTATTATGTTATAATAATATAATATATAAACATTATTATTTTACAATGGAAGCAATTTGTAGCCATCACTCGTCTTTGTTATTCTAAATTCGCTGTTTAAATTGTGAATTTTATTATGACAAACTTCACATATATTTATTAAATTGGCTTTATGGTTTTTATTAAATTCGCCATTAATAATTCCATTTTTCGCATTTTTCTGATATTGTAAATGGTGGACTTCTGTTCCTTCAATATTATTACATAATTCACACATTCCGCGCAATTTATTTGCATTATAATGACTTTTTTTTGCCTCTAATACACTAGTAGAACTATGCGTTTTATTATATTTATTTCGAATAGCATATGCCCGTTCAATAAAATCGTCAGGTAAAGCCAGAGATTTACATACTTCTAGTCCATACATAGATTCACCATGTCCATGTCTCAACTTTCTATCATATATTAATGTGTTTTTTTCACGGTCAAATAATACACACATATGATAGGCATCAAGTTTGTCAAGATTTTTAATTTCTTCATATTCCATTATTTCGTGAAAATGTGTCGCAAATAAGAAGGTGCTTTGTATAAAGTGTAATCTCTCTAAACTCGCTACAAAAATACTTAATGCTGATGTAGTTTCTGTTCCGCTACATAATTCATCACCCAAAATAATACTGTTACTATTAGCATTTTTCATAATTGTTCGTAATTCACACATTTCTACAGCAAATGTAGAGAGACCTTTAAAAATATTGTCATTACCCAAAATACGCGTAAATAAATATTCGTATGGATAATATGTAAATTCTTCGCATGGAACATACATTCCAGCTTGAGCCATTATAATGGCTATTCCAATTGACTTAATAAAACTTGTTTTTCCAACAGCATTTGTGCCGTATAATAAAATTCCATGTTTGCTTGTTCCTAGTTCTAAATCGTTTGTTACATATAATTCATGAGCATTTAAATGCTCTATTAAACAATGTCTAAGCTTTTTAAAACTAACATATGACTTTGTTAATAACATAGGGTCGTTTGCAATACGCGGCTTACAATAATTATATTTTAACGCATTATAAGCTTTTACATAACATACATCGCTTAGTGCTACAAATTGAGAGATTGACCCAAGTAATGAACTATGTTTGTTTGTATTTTCTAAAGCATCATCGTTATTAGCTTTATAAAAACTAGCTGATAAATTATTGAACTCTCCAATAATAGATTTATAAGTAGCGCCTAGTTCTTCAATTAGCCAATCTCTTGAGTTTTGTATAGCATGAGTTAAATTGCTAATTTGGCTTGATATTATTACATTATTACTATTATTTGAACCATGGCTTTTAAAATCAATAAGTGTTAAGTCCAGTTCAATAATTTCATTGGTTTTGCTATATTTTGAATTATAACATATACTATACTTTGGTCCAGACTTGTCAATAAGGTTGTCAATTAGTGTTTTTAATAATACTGACCGACGTTTTGTAATAATTAATAGCGCATCGCTTTTGGTTGTTTCATGAATTTTAACATAATTATATGCTAATATTGAAGCACCACTCTCACCCAAATCATTATTTGTTTTTGGATTAGCAAGCAAATCACTATTTTGAACGGGAGTTACTTCGTCGTCGTCCTCATCCTTTTCTTTGTTAACTAGTGTCTTTTTAGCATTTTTCGCCTTGGCACTTTTTGTTGTTACTGAGGCACTAGGTCCAGTCTTTTGTTTCTCATAATCTCTCAACAATTCACATAAAAATTTGACAATTGCATCTAATTGTTCTTGTGAATCAAAACAACTTTTAAATAGTTTATCTAATTTTTTATTATAAGTTTTATTAATAAAGTCAAGCTCACATAGGCTATAACTAACAAACTTATCACAAGTAATGGAAGCAAGTTTATTCAAATCAAACACTTTTTCAATATAGCTATTGAGATAGTTAATGCCAGCACAAATGTCGCAATTTACTAGACTACTAATATATGAATAAAGTAAACTATTAGATTTAGAAGTTCTAATTTTTTCATATAATATTGAAATGTTAGAGAGATTAGCATACAATGTTCCAAAGTCTTTTGGGTCTAACTTATACATATTAAGTTTTCGCTCAAACTTCTCAATATCTCTCACATTTAATAAATAAATGCTAATAATTTTATAAAATTTTGTGTCTATTAATTCTTGTGTTACATCATAACTTGCATTTAAACTAGCAATATTATTTATTGGATGTAATAAATCATAGGCAAATTTGCGCCGCCCTGCGTTTGTAATTGTGTTATTTAAAAAATTAGCTACACATCCTAATTTGCCATTATAGCGCTGGTCGCTAATCATATTTAATTGTTTGAGAGAATGATTTGCTAAAATTAATTGATTGTTAATATTTTCAAAATGCGGATAGTCGATTGCCTTAATTAATGCTGGATTGTGTTTTTCAATAAACACTAACAAAAAACACAAGCTTTGATTGGCTACGCTGTAATTTTGAAATTCAGATTTGCCTCTATAAGAACCTACACCATATATTTTATCTATTAATGTTTCTTGATATAACTGTTTTTCACAATTTTTGGCAATCGTCTCAAAGCTAGTTATATTTGTATTTGTATTTGTATTTGTATTTGTATTTGTATCTTCGTCCTCTAATAAATAAACCTTGTGAATCTTTGCCGAATTAATATTTGCGTAACTAATAACATCATCAATAAAATGACTATTTTGACTATTTTGACTATTTTGACTATTTTGACTATTTTGACTATTTTGACTATTATGACTATTTTTATTAGTAATAATAATTAGTTCGCATGGATTATAAATAGAAATGTATTTTTCCAGTTGGTCATATGTTGTTGGGCTATTGCTATAATTAATAGAGTATTCATAGCTTACAAGCTTTCCTGTAATAATGTCTATTAATGTTAATCCAAGCGTAAGCATGTCTTCTTTAACAATTCTGTTTTTTTTGCTATAGTGTATCCATATACACATTGTATTATTGCTTAAAGATTCATTTGCTCCGCCTTGACTATAATAGTCATTGTTATCAAAATATGTTCCAGGCGAATATATACATCCCAAACTGCGAGTAGTTTTAGAAGCTTGCTTATCTTGAATATACACAACTATTGTGTATCCATGAAGCAACATTTTTCTAACATATTTGTCTAATTGAGTTACTCCAAATCCAGCCATTACAATATTTTGTTCATCAACACAAGTATTTTTATTAGCAATTATCATATCATTAATTTGTGTAAAATCTAGAATATCACTTCCTTCATAAACACCTTCTGCCTTTTTTATAGCATAACATTCGTAAAAACTACCCACCTCCATTAAAACTAATGTTTTTGTGCCGTAAAGTACTTTATAGTGTTTTGTATATTCTAAATATTCTTTTACCAATGTCATAAGATTATTTTATTGATTATCATAATAATTAATAAAATAGCTTTAAATGTTATTGCTTTAAATGTTAAATATTAAATCATTTAAAACGTCCATTTTTTCTATAACGAAAAAACAATGTTAATAGTGCCAAATTTATTATCATACTAACCATGCCTGCCACAATTAGTGAAATATCAAATATAAAATACCCATGTAGCAACCAAAGCAAATTAGTTAGTAAAATGAGTGATAAAGAATACAATGATAAATCTTTTACACTTTTTGTTATATATGTTTAGTATAATTGGGGAAATAATTGGATTGAGTTTACTATTGGTGCTAATGTTGCTATAATAAATGGTATCATTATATATTAACTTTATAAATATTATTACCTAACATATTTAGTTACTTTAGCAAATGAATCTAATACAAATAATATAAATATTCCTAAAAATAAATATAATATTAATTCTTCTGTAATATAATTTGTTTTTTCATTATGTTGTTCTTCTAACAAATGAATTATATATTCTAGTTTGGATAAGAGTTTGTTATTATCATAATTTAGTGAACTACTAGCTTGTGAAGACGGATTATATTTTAAATTATAACTATCATTAAAATTAGAGAAGTCACCAGTTTTTGCTATATTTCCTAATAAGCTAGAATTAAATGAATTGTTATTTGATATAGGATTTTGTCTTAGTCCTTGATTGGGAGTTTGTCCTAATACTTCACTTTGTGCGTTATTTAATTCATTGTTATTAAAAAATACATTATGTGGTATATTGTTTCCAGATTGTCTCATTTTTTGAATCTTCTCTAGTTCGCTATTTAAACTATTTGTTAATGATTTGCTAATACTGTCATCTATGACATTTGCGCTATAGTTATTATTATTACTATATTCCTCGTCTTCTTCATTATTTTCATGTATCTTAGACATTAAATTTCCTAAAGTAGTTATTTTATCCTTTGCTAACTCACTATTTTTTGTGTTAGGATTAGTAGTACTACTAAATTCAACAGATTTTTTATTTTTCAAAGTTTTATTAGAATTTTTAGTTAATTTGGATTCTAATAAATTAGAATTTTCAAGATCAAGTGGAGCCGGATTTAGTTGAATCATATTATTATATTGTTATAAAAAAATAAGATTATATTATTCTCAAAAACTACTAAATAACTCTATTAATAAATATAATAGAATTATTTAGTAAATAACACTATTATATTAATATTTTATTAATATAACAATACTATTTTAAATAATGTTTAAAATGTTAGAAAAATTGAATGAACAATTCAACGTATATTTAAAAAAATATAACTATCTTGCTATGTTAAGTGATTTAAACAAAGATTTAAATAATAATAAACTGCTTGCTGGTATATGTATGATTGCTATGAATATTGGCTCACGATATATTGAATTAAAATTAACAAAAGGTCAAGAACTATTGTTAAAAAATATTGCTCGCGAAGTCCTAATTTTTACAATAGCTTTTATTAATACAAAAGATATTCTTAGTTCTATTATTATTACTATTATTTTTATAATATGTGCAAACTATTTGTTTAATGAAGAATCAAAATATAGTATATTACCAAACAAATATAAACAATTATCTCAAACAACTGCTAATAATGATAAAATTGTTAGTGAATACGAAATTAACAATGCGTATGAAACACTAAAGAAAGCTAAACAGCAAATTAGTAATTATAATAAATTAAATATAATTGAATCTTTTAATAATGTTAGTTATTTTTAATATTAATATTTATATAATATAGTTTAAATAACACTATGCCACCAAAAAAATTAAAGAAAACTTCTGAAGAGGGCTATGAAGTCAATATTGAGTTAAAAGATCAACTCAATAATGTTTTTTATATTGATAATGTTAATGATTCACATTCTATAATGTTAAAAGATGCCTTATTTATCAATACTGAAGCGAGAGCAGTAGAGGAAGCAGAAAATACTGCTGAATCAAGAGTTCCTAAACTATCTACCCCACAAGGCGCAACACATGAACATGTAGCTCAAGCACGAGCAGCAAGAGATGCAGAAGTTGAAAAACTAATGAAAGAACAATTGACAGATAATACTAAAAAAATAATCACTATTTATAGAGATATTTATTATCTTGATAATACAGTTATTCAAGATCTTAAAACAATTTTTAAAAAACATATTGATAAAAAATCAGTTTCTGGTGACGTAAAAAGCAGATATGATGTTGATTATAATGATACACGAGAACCAGTAAGTATTGAAGCTGTAGAAACACTAATGAAAAATACAACCCAGTTGTCAGAACTTCATAAAATTTTTACGAATGAAGACTATTCTAAATCAATTAAAGATAATTTAATACATTTTAACTCGGGAACTAATAGTAGAGTAAAACAACTAAATAGTAGAGATGCTATTACTAGATATATAGTAGATTATCACAAATATATTAATAATAGTAAGAAAACATCTGATTTTGATGATGATGAAAAAATGGATGCCTTAATGTTTTATAATGTAATGTATTTGCTGAAAAATATATATTTGAAAAAACAAACAATTTTAACAAATATTCAAGGAGAACAGTATTATGTTGATGAAATATTATTTTATGATTTACCATACATTCATATGGTTAAAAAAGACTATGATAAGCCAAAAAAAATAAATGTTTACTTAAGAATTAAAACTATTCCTATTATTGATATTCCAATAATTAAAATTCACTATATAGTTGACGATTTAGAACTTCAAAGTCTAAAATTAAGTGCGCCTCGCGAATTTAAACCAGGTGACTTGGATAAAGATTTTGCCAAATATAGTACTATGTATATATTTGATAAGTTTAAATATAAACAAGAAACTGACAGCATGACAGCATTTTTTAATAGTTTAAAAAGTGAGAAAAGAATAGATAAAATACAAGAATTATTTTTCAATGCTGATATTGTAAATAAATATAAAAAAAGATATAACGAACAACATAAGAGACAAAAAAAAGAGAGTGAGAGTGAAACAGATGACACTATAAAATATAACAATATAAATGCAAATATTTTGTATTTGCTTCGTCAAAATTTTAATTTAATAGACAATAAAATTTCAATTGACAACACTTCTATAGATGATACATATATTGCTTATAATATTTCAACTGTAGAAGTACAAAAAGACGGTCGTAATCAACCTAGTGTAGCACTTAAATATCATAGTATTATGACAAATAAAAACTATGAAAACTATGATAATCCAAAAAAGGAAGATATAATAAAAACTATTATAGCTGAGCATTTAAAAAGATATAATGTAAACTATAGTGACAACAATTTTTTTTATACAGACGATAGAACAGATGAACGCTTACGTGGAAAAGTTTATAATATTATTGTTATTTTTAGAACATTTAAGCAAGGTAGTTCTAAAAAATCACCATCGCTAATGAGACGTTATATTGGTGATGAATGTTTATCAAATGCTGTAACATTAGATAGTATATTTTCAAAACTATTTTATAGAACTATTGGTCTTCCTGATAAATATTTATATGACAAGCTTGCTGGACTAGCTAATAGAAGTATCGCTAAAAGCGACACTAAGGGAGACACTAAAGGTGACACTAAAAGTAGTACACCTCTTGTTCCTAATATTCCTGGTCTTCCTAATATTCCTATTCCAACAAAAGGAGGTAAAAAACATAATACAAAAAAGTTTAGGGCAAAAAAACACAATACAAGAAAATATAGGAAAAATAAGTTTAGAACAAAAAAAGTTAGGGCTAAGCTATTTTAACTATATTAACTATTCTAAAAAATAATAATTATATATATTATAAATGCCTAAACTCGATCACGTAATAATAAGACCAAATCTTCGCGCTATTAAAAACGTTTTACCTATAGTTGCTATTTCAAAATTTGTTAAAAAACCTATAAATCTTATATATTTAGCACTTGTTTTAATATTGTTATATGTTATTGTTTATTATGTTTTACCGTCAAATAATTTATTTAAAGAAAATTTTGAAAACGCAAATGTTGATTCTATGTTGTCTGATAACTCAACAAAACTTGTATATTTTTATATGAACGGTTGCGGTCATTGTAAAAATTTTACACCAATTTGGGATGAATTTTGTTCGGCAAATTCTAGTTCTATTAAAACATATAAATTCGAACAGTCACAAGTTCAAGAACAAATCAGTTCTTATTCTATTTCCGGCTTTCCAACAATTTTGCTATTAGATGAAAATAATGCTAAAATAGATGAATATAACGGACAACGAACGGTCGAAGCACTTACTAGCTATGTTAATAGTCGCACTTAAAAAATGTATATAACTTTTATATTAACTATTTTTTATAAAAAAATATAATAAAATATAATAAAATAAAATAAAAAAGTTAATTTATATATAATATGGTATGTAAAATATATAAAACGTGCGACCATGTTCCTTGTGGAGCCACTATGAATAAATGTACTCCTTCTTATTGTTATCCTAATGGTTCAAAAAATTGGAATTATTGTAATATGTCAAATTGGAAACCTCGTCGTTATAAAAAGTATAAATCAAAATGTAGCGATGAAAGTAAATGTATTTTAAAAAAAACTAAAAAATTCAATAATAGTGTTGACGCACTTACATTACATAATAAAATGCCATATATATGGCGGTTTTTAAAACCACAAACACGCAAACATATGGTCCAATTAGCAAAAAAACCCGTTAAGGTTATAAATATACCTTTTACTATTTTTCCACATACTAAGAAAACCAAGACAGACTCGCAATTTATTAAAAGTATGACTAAAAAAAAGAGAGCACGGTTTTATAAATTGCGAAAACGCTATAAAACTATATAACTTTGCTAATAAAAATTGATAAGCTAATTAATATTATTGGTTTTTACATAATAATATTAATTTATACTTCATAATAGTAACATGCTTGTTAAATTAAATGATTTAATTTTGGTAAAAATTGTATCGCGACCATCAAAAGTATGTAAAACTCCATATGTTGCTGACGTACAACTTGAAGATGGAACAATCGTTCAAGCTCATTGTGCTTCTCTCGGTTGCTGTGGACTATGTGAAAAAGATTGCTATGTTTATGCATCACCTATGAAGTCTAATTGTGTTCAATCAAAATCTAAAGTTTGTTCTTATAAAATTTATTTGTCTAATTTTTGTGAAGAAAAAGTTATTGCTAATCAACACATTAGTAATAAACAACTTATTGGAATCGATCCTAAACTAGCCGAAACATTGGTTGAAAATGCACTAACACAAAATTATTTAAAAACATTAACACACATTAAGACCTATAAACGCGAAGTTTGTTTACTTAATTCACGGTTTGATTTTGCAGGAATTGATGAGAACGGGAAGTATTTTGTATTAGAAGTTAAAAATGTTCCATTAGCTGATTACGCCGATGTGTCTAGCACAGAACGCAAAAAGATGGTTAAAAACGGTGACTTTGCTAATTTAGATATTAATAAAAAAATCTCATATTTTCCTGATGGCTACAGGAAAAAGAAAGGCGAGGTTGTAAGCGAACGCGCATTAAAACATATTAATGAATTGGCTGAAATTAGTCATTCAAAAATCATTAGACCAATTATTTGTTTTGTTATTCAACGAACTGATGTTTCCAGTTTTCAAGCTTCACTATTAGACCCAATTTATAAGGCGGCTTTTAATGATGCTATAAGTCAAGGTGTAGAAGTTATTGTATTGGTTGTTTCGTGGAATACGCAAGGAGAAGCTAGTTTTGTAACTTGTGAGTTGCCAGTAAATTATTAAGCATTACTTAAATGTTATTTAAGTAATACTTAAATAACACTTAAATGTTAATAAACATTAGTACACATTATTATTATAACTTTTTTTTATAAAATTGATATAACATTTTTTTATTATAAAAATAACAATTTATAATTAATTAACACTATGGACTATAGTCAATTATCAAAAGAACTAACAAGCAAATTATCAAAAACACTAAAACAAAGCGGAGGCATATATTTTACACCTCCTTCTGTTATAGCAGACAACATAAAGTTACTAGAACCATATATGAACAATATTAAGTCTGTATTAGAACCTTCGTGTGGTTCGTGTGAATATATTAACGCATTATTAAAGAATTATAAGCATTTACAAATCACAGGGCTAGAATTAAACAGCACAATATATGACTCCATTAAAGACCTAAATTGTGCCAATGTAAAATTATATAACAGCGACTATTTAAAATATGAGACTAGCGAAACTTATGATTTAATTATTGGTAATCCACCTTATTTTGTGATGAAAAAAGAAAATGTTGCTAAAAATTATTATAAGTATTTTGAAGGGAGACCTAATATTTTCATATTATTTATTATTAAATCTATAACATTAGTAAAAGAAAACGGGCTAATAAGTTTTGTATTACCTAAAAACTTTTTGAGTTGTTTATATTATGATAAAACAAGAAGCTATATTAACTCGTTATTTGAAATTTTAACTATTGTTGAATGTGTTAAGGCGCATTATATTGAAACCCAACAACCCACAATATTATTAATTATTAGAAAGCGGGCTTTAGCTGGCGCTTTAAATTGCGATTTAAATATTATAAATAATGACTTAAAGCCCATTACGAACCCCGATTTTGTATTAACATACTCTAACTATACGCTATTTGCTAGTAAAACTAATTGTAGCAAGTTGAAAAATTTACTTCTAAATTGTTCTTCATTAGAACAATTAGGATTTAAAGTTAGTGTAGGGACAGTAGTATGGAATCAATGTAAAGATTTGCTTACCACTGATAGCTCATATACACGCTTATTATATAGCTCGTGTATTGAAAATAATAGTCTATGTCTTCAAAATTCTAAAAATGGTGAAAAGAAAAATTATATTAAGAAAAAAGGTCTCAAGCATCCTATGCTTGTTGTAAATCGGGGTTATGGTGTAGGAAACTATAAGTTTAATTATTGTTTAATCAATACAGACTATGACTATTTAGTAGAAAATCATTTAATAACAATTGAATATACTAAAACGCAGGACTTATCTAAAGAAGACTTGTTAAAACACTATCAAAAAATTATTGCCTCTTTAGAAAATAGTAAAACTAGCGAATTTGTGGAACTCTATTTTGGTAATAGTGCTATTAATAGCAGTGAATTAAGCAAAATTGTGCCTATTTACTTAAATCAACCCGAAGATATTTGAAAAGCAGGAAGTGCGATTCCGTTTCCATTCTTCCATCGTATTAAAGCATAGATTTTTTTTCCGCTTTTACTAATACATTCATAGCTATTTGAATGTTTAATTACATCTATTAACATATAATCGTCGCTATTAATAATTTGCTTTATAAATGTATTGTTTGTATAAAGCATATAAATCTTGTTTGCTTGTGACGTTTGTAAATAATTAGATAACATAGCAATGTTTAGTTCGTTGGACTTAATAAATTCACATATGCTTATGCTAGACAATTCTTTAGCATAATTATAAAAGTCTATATGTTCTTGATTACCCGTAAATTTACTACTAGAGCGACAACCTTTATAATATAAGTCTTGATAATGAGTCATACATTTTGGCTTATTACTATGAACGTGTTTCAAATATTCTTCTTTAGGTGGCATTTTCAAATTACCCTTAAGCGCCAATTTAGTAAGATAGTTAGTATAATAAAATTCTTCATAACTAGAACTTAAATAGCGGCTCGGTTTCATAGGCGAAACAAATTGTGGTGCTTTGTCTAGCGATGACGCATTAAATTTAAATTCGACTTTATATTCATCATAAGTGTCTTGAGTATAATATAGTTTAATTAAGAAATCATAATTATTTGCGCGTCCTGCCTTGTTTTTACAGTCAACTTTAATATAACATTTAGTGCTTAAGCTATTAATATAGTTGCTAAGATTGTATTTCATAGTTAGCCATTTTGCCAAAACAAAGTAATTTTCAGGAACTTTATTGTTTATTAATGCTCCAATAATATGCTCACGTAGCTTATTATTTTTATCATTGCTACATCTTGACGACACATTAAAGGCATTAATACTTTTTACACTAAGAATCACTTTATTATAAGTAAATGGGCTAAATGGTTTTAGTCCAAATAACGATTTTAAATTGTTTAGTGATGAACAAGACATAATGTTGTTAACTCTTAAGTTTATAACTCTTAAGTTTATAAATTAGTAATACTCAATTTTTTTATATGAAAACGAATATATATATTAAAAGCATTTAAAAACAAAAAATTAAAAATTATGATTACTATGTTTAACATTATAGCATTAACATTAGCATCAGCATATGCTTTACCATCAATTAATAAAGTTTATAGTGTAGTGCTTGTATTTCCATTATTAGGTAATCAAAATATTGAATTTGAACGATTAAAGAAAAATACTTCCCAAGTTAGATTAAGTGGATTAATTAATTGTAAAGGTTATATTTATAATGATGCTAACTATGAAAAAAAAACGTGTATGAACTACGAGTTAGACAACTCTCTTAAAAATATTATGAATAAATATAGATGTTCAATTGAAGCACCATATTATGATGCTAACAACGATATAATTTTATTTGTATTAAAAATAAACATGCTTGGATTAACAAAAAGTGTTAAATTGCTTAGTGTTGTCTAAAGTTATTAGTCCAATTCTACATCCATACATTTAGCATAATGATTATTAATAAGCTCTGCTTTTATAGCATAATTAGTGTGTTCTTCTTCGCTCAAATCTTTCCACCTTTAACCCAATTGAGTCATCAAATCAAGGTCAAGTTTAGAAGACGGACTACCAAGGTTTATTTTCCATATTTTCAGCAACCTTAATCTTACGCACATACAAAATATAACTACTAATAACATTATAAGGCATAGTTATTTCTTCTTTCTTCTTTCTATATTAAATAAGAAATAGCAATGTTAGTATTCAATTTTTTGTGACCCTAAAGCATTTATAAAAATTATTTAAAGTTATATAAAAAGTTTTTATAGATGAAGTATGTCTACACATAATACATACAAATATGTTGTTCTTATTACATGTAATGTAATAAATGTTATTTATCATTTACCTCAAATTATAAAAACATATAAGACACAATCTGTAACAGACTTTGATCCTTATTATTTATTTTTAGGCAATCTTCATAGTTTTTGTTGGGTGTTATATGGAATAGAAGATAATAATGGACTAATGATATTTAATAGCTGTGTTTCAATGTTTTCTATTTCTTTTGTAAGTTATTATAAAGTTCGCAATTATATTAGAGAACGTAATAGCCTTAAAAGCATTAAAGAAAGTAGAGTTGATGTTATTACTGTAACTTGTGAATAAAGAAACTTTTATATTATATACTATTTTATTATATTATATATAATAGTATATGGAAGTAACTAATATTATTAATGAAATAATATCCGGATTTACAATTGCTTTAGTGTTAATTCCAGAAAGTATTGCATTTTCATTATTATTAGGGTTTCCTCCGTCAGTAGGATTAATTTCTAGTGCAATTATGTCATCAATAACCTCACTATTTGGAGGCTGCCCCACTCTTATATCTGGAGCTACTGGAGCAATAGCAACATCGTTGCTTGGTGTAAAAACATTATATGGAACTCAATATGTATTTTTAACAGCTATTATTGGTGGAATTATTCAACTATTATTTGGAATTAGTGGATACTATAAATATTTTTCAAACATTAGTCAACCACTTATGACTGGATTTTTAATAGCATTAGGTGTTTTAATAGCCAAATCACTAATTAAAAATTTTAAATACCCTAATAGTGGAGAATGGTTTAAAGATAGTGATAACTATAAATTAACAGGAACACTATTATTCTCTCTTATTAGTCTTTTCATTACTGTGTTTGGTAAATTTATGTATAATTTGTCATATAAAACAAAAAGTATTAAAATTAATATTCCAGGAGCACTAAGTGCTATTATATTATTAAGCATATTATATTATATTATGCCTATTAAAGAAACAATTGAACTTGTAGGTACAAGAGGTAGCACTAAAATAAATAATATTGCTTTTAATATTCCAAATGTAGAATTAACAAGCGAAAATATTTTAAAAGTCCTACCTTTTGCTCTTGCAATGGCTATAACTGGGTTAACTGAGACTATTTTTATGGTTGATGATACAAGTAAAAAACTTAACATTATTAGTAGTCCGTTAATAGAAACATTAGCACAAGGTGTTGGAAATATAATATCTGGATTATGCGGTGGATTTGGAGGCTGTGTATTTGTTGGGCTAAGTAAATATAATGTGGAAAATGGCTCTAAAACACGACTATCTTCACGAGCAACTAGTTTGTTTTTTATAGCACTAACATTAATGTTTTCAAGCACTATTAACAAAATACCAATGCCCGCAATTATTGGTATTATGATTATGATTGCATTTAAAACTGCCACAGCCAATTATGACTATTTAATAAAGAATTTCAAAAGCGAATGGTTAATAATTCTTTTAACAGCCAGTTTAGGTATTTATAGTGAAAGTCTTGCTTTGGCAATTATTGTGGGTTTCATAGTTCAACGAGTAATAAAATCTATTAAAAGCATTTAAGCATTATATACCAAATAAGCTAAAAACAATCCAAAAAAGTTTTTAGAAAACACATCTAAAATATTATAAGAAGCGTTTTTAATCTTATTCTTATATAATGCGGCAACACCGTAAAGAGACCAAATAAATAACATTAAATAAAATATTAAATAATTAGCACTATTATTTTTAACATAATAAACAAACATTTTTAAAAAGAGTAAACCTAAAAACAAGAATCCAAAAATTGTTGAAATTGTTAATGATATAAGCTTTAATTCTTGTAAATAGCCTAAAAACAACATATTTAAATTATAAAACAACAATTCACTAATTTTTTGTATATCTGTTTTTATAAAATTATATAAACTTGAAGCAGCACTAGCATAAGCACTTAGTCCATACAATTTAGTATTATTATAATGAAAATATGCGACTGTTGATATAATCATTAATGGTGTTGAGAAAAACCAATCATAATATCTATACTTTGCTATATCTTCTTTATCCACATTTTTGGTGTAAAAATAAATAAACCATATATAAAATGACCCTTCTATAATTTGGACGGCATTTTCTAAAATTAGTGCCTCTCTTATTAATCTATTAGACGATGAAGCATTTGTAAAAAAAACAACAACTAATCCAAGCATTAGCGTTATTATTTGAACATAAAAAGATAAGTGTAGACTGTCTTTTACAATAAAGTCATTGTTCATTATTATTTATAAATAGTATACATTAAAATTTAAATTAACATTAAAATTTAAATTAACATTAAAATAAAAAAATATACATAGCAGAAATAAGATGTTTACAACAATCATAAACTTTGTAACATTTCATGATTTTCGGTTTTAAAGTTTGTAATTAAGTCGTGTGGAATTTCCGCAAATGAAACCAATTTTCTGTTTAGTTCATATTTTTCACGCGCTCCAGCTTCTTTTAAAAGTGCCTGATTAAACGCTTCCTTATCCACATAATACTTTTCGCAAGTTTTTGGTCCGCATTTTTTAAAAACAGGATTAATGTTATCCGACTTATCACCTAGCACAATTTTATAAAATAAGTTTTTCTCAGGTTCTTCAAACACTTTTTTTGCTTCTTTCAAAAATTTATACTGAAAATTAATAATTTCAGTTTGCTCGTCAAGGAGCTGTAAATAATCATGGTCATTTGCTATAATATAGATTTTAGAATCAGGATATTTTGCGCGTAAATCTTGTTTAACAATTGCAATAATATCATCCGCTTCCAAATTAGGAAACTGGAAAATATGATTTACACCAGCTTCAAATAATTTTTGGTTATTATTTTGATAAATAAATTTGAAAAATGGTGCACCATTAAAGCTATTATCTTGTGGTCGTGATCCTTTATAATCTTCATAAAATTTATTTCTCCAAATGTCCTTTCTTGGACAGTCGCGCACAGCTATAATAGTAGGACACATAATAGTCTTACTTTGTCCCTTAATTCTTTCTTTATGTAGCTTTAGTTTTTTTTTAAATAAAGTCAATGACTCTAAAAAGGTTTTTGTGAATTTTTCCAAAAACTCTTCATTTTCAATATGATTTTCGGGCAATGGTTGTTCTGTTTTGGCATGATTCCACCATTGTAAAATAGCATAATATCTGTAAAAGATCCAATAACTGGTATCAACCAATATAAATGTTTTAGGTTGTTCCATGAGGCTTGAACTAGTGTATATACTTTAACTTTAAAACTTTAATTCAATTTTTTGTATAGTAAAAAAAAATTGACTATTTAAATTTTTTAACATATTAAAAGTATTCCACTATTTGTGTGCTATACAAAAAATGAGCTTTAACGGAGCGTTTGTGCCTATTTTGGTTTTCATTCTTCTCTTGTTGCTCTTGACGTCTTCAATGTTTCCTTCTGCTTTTCTGTGTGCACTATTGTTGTTCTCATGTCCTATCATCTTCATTGCTCTTGAACTAGTGGCGGATGCTGTTGGGTTAGTTGGAACTGCCATTTGTTTTGGTTGCCTGTATGTTTACTTTGCATAGTAAAGATAGTAAACATAATATAAGATTATAGGGAAAACCGCACAAAAAAATTGAATCTTTTTTTTTCTTTAAGTCATTTTTACTATATTCTAAATTAGTTATGTTAGAACTTAAATGCTTAATATTGAGTCTTTTTATTCTTCTCTTGTTTGTGTTGCCACCTTCATTGTTTCGTCATGCTTTTCTATGTGCGCTATTAATGTATATTGTATTAGTTATTGAACTAGTAATAAGGGTTATTAGGTTTCAAGAGCATGCTAGTTGTTTTGGTTGCATGTAAAGTTATTTTGCTTATAAAACAAAAAATTGAACTGTTTTTTTCTTTAACTATTATTACTTCATAATGTTAGAAGTTCAATTGACTATGTTAGGACTTCTTATTCTAAAAAGTATTCTCTCGCTTATTGAAGTCATTTGTATACAAATAATATGCTTATTTAAATCGTATTATATTCCTACTACAAATGTGAATTTTGCTATTAACTATGAAAAAAATTATTCACATATTAACGACTATAATAACATTATGTTTTATGTATAAATTAATCACAATCCACAAATGTTTCATTATCAATTTCTTCACATTTTAATTTGGCATTTTCGGCAATTAACTTCTTATTAATAGTAATTAATTTAGCATTAAAATATAATTGTTTAGCATTGTCCTCAATAAGTTTGGTGTTTTCTTCAATAAGTTTGCTAGTCTTTTCACCTGCCTTTTTTATTTCCCATTTTAAGTCAATAACTTCATTGGTTGTTTTAAGTGCATCTTGCTTTAATTTGTCAACATTAACCAACAAATTAGCTCTTTCACTTGTTAACTGTGAAACATAGCATTTTAAAGAGCGCATTTCTTTAGTTAATATGTTAATAATATCTTCTGACGAACTACAATGTCCATAAGTTTGAATGTGGTCTTTTTGAACTTGCGTTTTCCATAAATTATGTTTTTGTGTGTTAAAATGAGTTCGCACCCAATTTGATGTAATATCAAATACTTTATCTTTACTAGAACACGGACACCTAATTACTTTTTCACTAAATTCGTTCTTTAATTCTTGGTATGTTTTATCTCTCAACCCTTCTGTTTTAACATCATAAATTAATGAATATTCTGGAATAACAGCAATAGTCGTGCTATTATCATTAGTATAAGACATATTATTAATGTTTTAATAATATTTTCAATATAAAAAAAAAGAATTCAATTTTTTATATTGAAAAAGTTGTTAAAACATTAATGTTTAAAATTTACGATATAAATACGCAACAAAAACATTAGCTATAAGAGCACCAACAAGCCCATACATAAATGATACAGCTGCTAAATACTTCTCATAAGCATCTTGTGCTCGTTGTTCGACTATGTCTAAATAATCAGCTTCGCATTTAAGTTGGTTTTGCATAAGTTCAGTTTTGTCTAAAGGTGTTGCTTCGCTTGGTGTCGCTTCGCTTAGGGTCGTTTCACTTGGTCTCGTTTCACTTAGTGTCGCTTCGCTTACAATTGCCTTCACTACCTCACAAATTAGCGAATCAATTTTATCTCGTTGTTCATTAACTTTTAATTGTGCTTTGGCCCATTTCCAAGAAATAACATTATTAAAATTGCTTGTTCCCAATTCTTCATTTGTTTCAATAATTTCGGTTAGCATTTTTTTACCACCACCAAGTGACGAACACATAATTTGCCGCGTTAAATCATCATCCGCACATTTGGAAGTGATCATATTACAAATATGATTGACAAGCTCTTTGGTGTTTATAATCGCATTACGTTCTTCAATAATAGTAGAATCAATAGTACAATATTTTTTACAAATATTGTACAGTGTGCTATTTAAAGCTGACATAATTATAATAAATATTAGTTTTGTTGTTTTAAATCAATTCAATTTTTATTTTATATTTTATATTTTATGAATCTCTCAATATAAAGTTGTTAGTCTTAAATAAAATTGAGTTAGTTTAATATATTATTACTTTAATATATTACAAAAACAATGTCTAGCATTTGCCTCGATCGTTCTATTGATTACACTGTGTTCAAGGGAAAGTCGTGGCAAGAAAAGATGAATAATTGTAATGAGTGCTACTGTTGTGAGCGTCATAATATAAACAGACCTCGTTATGTGTTGCCTACTGTTCACGAGTTTGATGCCATTGATGTATTGGATAGTACTACAGAAGTGTGGCGACTGGGGTTGTGTAAGTGTAAGTGTCGGTTTTTGGCGCGGCGAATGTGTGAAGAGGCTAATTGTGACATTATGTGTGCTTCGCCTAGTCCAAGTGAGTTACCTATGCCTCCACAAAAGTGGTTGAAAAAAACACCACATTATGACTTGAGCCTTCTTGATTGGGCAACAGAACAAGCAATAGAAGTTCATTGGAAAAACCAAGTCAAAGCATGCCAATATGCGATTTTCCATATATGTTAAATAAGTGGGTCGTGTTTGTAATGCATGTTTTTTTTTGTTAAATAAAATTGCATAAATAAAATTGAACTGCCTTATTTAAACTTTAAAGACGATATAAAGCACTATAAACAATACACAAGGCACAAGCTATTATGAATGCTACTTCCTCCAGCGTATTAGTAAATTCATTTTTCCCGCCACAAAATGATAAAAATAATAGTGCTATTATAACAATGGACGTATTTTATATTGGAACAATTATTGGGCTAATTGGAGCGTTACTAGTTGCTCTTATTAGAATTCACTATTTATATCATAAAAGACACGTTCAGTCGAGCAAAGTTAATATAGTCTTTGAAAATAATACTAAGGTTCATGAGTTGGTAAAGACTAACATTGAACTAAGTGTATAATAATTAGAAATAGAATTTTTAAGTATTATATTTTTTTTAGAGAGATTATAATATACTATAATTACAATATGTATAAAAGAGTTCTTGTATTATGTCAACGTAAAGTTAGTAAACTTACAAAAGATAGAGAAAAAGTGGAAAGTGTAGTATCGCTTATTGATGAATATATAGCATTAAACACTCCCGTCGGCACTCATGAAGATATTCGTGTAAAAGTTGAATATTTGACATACCATTCTTTTGAGCCACAACATGCTTATGCCGATCATATATTTCTTCTCTCTCGAACACAACAATATGGTCATGAGTCTAATCTTACAGAAAAAGAAGTAGATTTAGAGAATTTTATTAAAGAACATAACAACACTTATGATGTTATTATTTTAAATACTTGCCCGCTACCATGGTTAGACTATAATCTAATACATCAAGTATTAAAATCAGATGGTGTTTTAGTAGTAAAACTTTTTGGAAATCCAGAAAGCTCCCCAAGTAAAGAAAAGGATAAAAGTGTAGTAAATAATATTAAAAAAAATACACAAAATATACCATCACACTTATTTACTAAACTAGACGGCCAGTTTTCAGGGCATTATACTTACAAAAAAATAGAAACACAAGCACAAGGAAGAAAGTTAAAAACAACAAAAAGAAAAAGACAAAAAAATAAACAAGTTAATAGGAGACAAAACATAAAAACAAGAAGAAAGCAAAAAAAGCAAAAAAAGCAAAAAAAGCAAAAAATGCAAAAAATGCAAAAAATGCAAAATAAAATAAATTAAAAAGTTATAAAAGCCACAAATGGTATTTATGGTATTTCCAATAATCTATGAATGCTAGTTAAGTTATTAAACAATTTCATTTGACAAGCCGAGACATCTTTTGACAATTTTTTTCCAAAACTATTTACATTTACCATGCACAATACTAATTTGTGAAATTCTTCTGTAAAGTTCAAATTATAGTTTTTAAATATTTTACAAACGTCAGCTATTAGTTTTGGACTTATTTCATTATGTTCACATAATTCTATAGTGACACATAATTCTTTTTTTAATGCTTCTTTAGTTAATTGGGACATAGCATTAAATCTCTCTTTTTCTTCAATAACATTGTGCAAAACTGTAAAAATTTGGCTATAATCATTATTTATTAATACTTCATTCAAGAAAATATAGTATGCATTTTGATTTAATTTATTTGGAAAACACGTAAGACCAAAATCTATAACTCCCATTTGATATTTTGGCGTGTAATCGTTAGTACATTCATTTATATAAAAAAACACATTTCCACAATGTAAGTCGCAATGAATAGCTGAATAATTTAAAATACCCAATATTCCAAATTTTATATATATATAAGCAAATTCTTCTTTAATAGCATCGTCCATAGTTTCTAAACTCTTAAGAGTTAATCCTTTTATATTTTCCATTACTAAAAGTTGATTATAGCGTTGAGTAATATTTTTGTAGACCTTAGGAAATCTGTATTCTTTATTATTTTTGTATTTTTCGGCAAATCTCTCTAGCGCGTATGCTTCTTTCATAAAATCTATTTGTTGAAGCATTAGTTCTTTATTGTCTAAAACTAGTTTGGTTATGTTAAAAGACTTAATATATGGAATAAGTTTACACACATACGATATATATGTTAAGTCATCAAATAAATCTCTCAACTCATTAATTATATTACGTTTTAACATTTTAACAACTACCTTTGTATTGGAGCTATCATATCCGTCAAATACTAGTCCAACTATTCCACTGTTTATAGGTATTGCACTTACCACACTAATATTATAAGTTTCGTGTAAATCACTTAATAATTTATAGTCAATACAATCACTACTATATGGAACATTATCACAATAGTTGATTAAATAATCCTTTTCATCATCATATAATAAATCTTCATTTAAAGCTAATGATTGAAATATTTTTATATATACGCTATTTAGTTTTTCCAATTTAATGCATAATGCTTTTATTAGACTCAATCTAGATTGAGGTTGCTGTCTAAATAAATAAATAGTTAGCATTTTATTAACATAAAAGTGCGTAAGTGTATATGTTAATACACTTACTAATTTTATAATGCGATAATAAACACTAATATGTTTGCTATATTTTTTTAATAAACTATACATATTAAATATACTTAATTTATATTTTTTATATTTTTATATTTTTTATATTTTTTATATTTTTTATATTTTTTATATTTTTTATATTTTTTATATTTTTATATTTTTTATATTTTTATATTTTTTATATTTTTTATATTTTAAAATATAAAAAAAAACTTATTTTATGTAAATAAAATCTAGCTTACACTAATAAAATAATTTTTAAGATTATAAAACATCTTTTTAAACATTAATCCAACTAGATTTTCCATATATAGTGGTAAATCATCGTCAACAATAACTTGAAAATCTATATTAAATTTAACGCTTGAAACATCATTATTATCATTATAAACATTTATTTGAGTTTTGCCATAATTATATATTAGTGCTTCATAATTAGAATTAATTATATTAAGTTGTTTTAAATAGTCTTCTTTTAATTTTTCACATATTAATTTTACATCTTTGTTATAAAAGGTAACCGAATTGTTTAACTTATTCAGTATTTTAGTGCTTCTAAATAGCATAAATTTTTGTTTTATGCCAATTTCTTTGGCAATATGATTTATTAATATACATATATCTGCTTCATTGTCTGTTTTATTGATTATAATTATTTTTTCTATTAGCTCTTTATTTTGTGCTTCTAATAAATCATATATTTCAAAACCAGTAAGACTAGCTACATTTGTATTTGGAACCTGAATAGTAAATGCTAAATTATAGCTTCGTGTGTTAAAGTTAAAGCTTTTAATTTCAGACAATAACATATCTCCTTTAGCACATATTAGCTTCGGTTGAAACCTATTTTCTTCACAATAACTCATGTTAAATATAATAAATAGTTAGTATTTAAATACTTACTTTTTATAGTTTCAAAATAATATAGTACTCCGGCACTAATTAAGAAAAGAATAGTCATAGCTACATTATATTCATAATTTGTCATTTTTAACGAATTATTATATAATTTAAATCCACTATTATAATTCATAACATATAATAGCACTAATGCTATATAGCTAGTAATATATGAATAGTTTGTACTTATAGAGTTAGCAATAAAGCCTTTAACATAATATAATGCTAAAAGTGCAAAAACTATATGCCAAGTTATGGCAAAAGACGCCATAGCTGGGAAAAAGCTTGTTTCCTCATACGGAACATAACGTTTCCATATATTAAAAATAAAATTGTTGTATTTTTCATTAAACTCACGCGATGCTAATACATCAAATTTTAATAATAAAGAATAAGCCGCAATAAACAATACTGAAATAAATGCTCCAAAAGAAAAATATATTAATACATCATAACATTTATGTAATCTAGTTGCTATAAGTGTTGCTACTAATAACGTAGTTACTTGAACACAAAAAAATAAATGTAGTTTTATAATTTTTTGAAGCAATGTTCTTTTTGGTTTTAAGTCACTGCGCTTTAAGTCATTTTCATTTATAGTTTGTTGTTCCTTTAAGTCGCTACTCTTTAAGTCATTTTCATTTGTATTTTGTTGCGGCTTTAAGTCGCTACTCTTTAAATCGTTTTCATTACTATTATATGAACTATCAATACTAGTCATTAGCAAACAAATAAAGTATTATGTTAAAATAGTAATATAATTTTAACATAAAACACACAATAAATAATTAATTTTTATAATAATATAGTTTGCTTAATATTTTTAATCCAATAATATAATCAATAATATCATTTGTATTAAACTCTTTATTAAAAAAGGGTTCTTTAAATACTTTATATTCAAAATAATGTAAAAACTTCTTCTCTCCTCGCAACTGAATTATATTTGTATAATAATTTATGAATTCAAACAGTTTAGATTTTAAAAGTAAGCTATAACTACTTAGTTTATATGATACAATACGATTTAAACTGTTTTTTTCATCTGTGTAAAATAGATTCTCTTTTGCTCTATATTTATTATAATTAATAAAATTGTGATGTATTAAATCAATATGACTATATATTTTAGATTTTAGTGTTTTTTTTATTGCTTTTTTAGATATTAAGTATGCCGCTGCGCTTATTGAACCAATATGAGTGCTATAAGTTTCTGTTGTTGGCATAATGCCATCACTATGAAGCTGAATAATTTCCCAATTACTATCCAAAATTTGTATATCATATAATGTTTTATTTAATTTTTCATAAAACTCGTCTTTATCATATAACGGAAAAACATCGTCTTCCATTATAAGAAAATAATTAGGATTGTCATGTTTATGCGTTTTTTTCTTTTTTATATAGTTTATATATATATATTTACAACACATTATATGACTTAAAGCACACCCAATTACGGATTTTGGTGTATAATTTAAGGCAAAATTAGATACGTATTTTTTATAACTAGTTTTAAAATGTTCGTCTTTTAAAGCATTTACTCCACTAAATCTCTCACTAACTAATCCTAATTTTAATAATTGTGCTGCTTGTTTAATATAATTACTTTCATAATCATCTAAATTTATTGTAAAAGATTTTAGATTAGTATAACCATATTTTATTACATAATTTGGACTATTATATTTAGTCATAAGTTAATAATACTAATTTCATACTTTTATATAAATATAGTTTATAATGTTTATAATGTTTATAATGTTTATAATGTTTATAAATAGCACTATTTAAATATCTAAGCTTACTATATTTTTATCACTTTTTTGCCTTCGTTTTGATTTTGTCGGTATTCTTGCGTTAGTTAAATCTTTAAAATCATCTATACTAATAGTGCTTGACTCATTAGCATTAGCATTTGTGTCTGTTTGTTTAGCTTTTAAACCATTTAATAATGATGATATGCTTTGACTTTGGCTTTGACTTTGAGGAGTTGTTATACTTGGACCTCTCATTTCTGGTCGGGTTATTCTCTCTTGTTCATATGGATTTGCTTCATTTTTTGTTATTTCAATTCCCCGTGCTGAATTAATATCAGGACGATTTACTAAATTAGGCATGCGTTGGCTACGCTCTGGCAATTTAGTTTCAACAGACATTGGTGGAGGACCTGAGTTTACATTTGGAGGCATAGTGCTTCCAAATCCGGGAGTATAGCCGTTATTATTATTTGATGTGCCATTGTTTCCAGCAAAAAGTCCATTCATAAATCCACCAAATCCAGGATTAGTTTGCCCCATTGTATTAACAGCAGCTTGTGTAAATTGTTTCATTAATTCGGGATTTTGTCTCATAATATCATCCATGCCTGGCATTGATGATTTAAATAATGTATTAGACATATGAACCATTACAGCAGAACCACCTAATTGAAACAATAATTTTAATTCGGGAGACATTTTTGCCTTGGACTTATATTTTTCGTGTAATTCGGCAAAAATATCATCATAATCATCTATATTTTCATTAATTTGTTCTCCCCACCCATCTAATTTTATATCAAATGGGTCAAATTTGCTATTTAAAAATTCTAATCCCGTTATACAAGCCATCATCATTTTGCCTTGAAACTTAATTGCATTTGATTTCTCTTTTTCCGCAATAATTGTTTCATATTCACCAATCATTTCATCTAAATCAGACTCCATAGTATACCGTTTAGACAAACTAACGCCTTTTTTTTCTAGTTCATCTAACTTGCGAACATATTTGAATTTTTCACGCAGCTCTTCTTCCTTTGTTAGTTGTGGTTTTTGTTGAGCTTGTTCTAAATTTATTGGAATGTTATTAAATTTACCATATCCATCCCACGTTTTTGTTTCATTCATATTTGCCGTTGATTTGCCTAAATTATTTGTATCAGAGTCAATATTTTGCGTAACAGGTTTAATATTTTCACCATCTACTTTGCTTGAACCAAATAAATCACCAAATATTGATTTTTTTGTTGTAGTGCTTTGTCCGTATTTTATTTCTTTTTTAGTGTCACTGTCTTTGTCTTGATAAAATGGTTTTTCTGGTTCTTTGGTTTGTTCGGTGTCGCTTATGTTAGATGCTAGATTATTTAATTCACTCTCTAAATTTGTAATATCTTCAATATCAATTGACGAGCTCGCTTTTTTGTCATTTTTATTTTTAACATTCATTAACAGCTCAATACCTCCACCAAAATTTGAGGTTGGCTTGTTTTTAACTATGTCATCATCATTATCTAATGATTCATCAAACTTAAAATCCGGAATGCTAAAGCTATCAATATTTAAAATATCTGGCTCTATTTCAACTATTTCCATTAATCCTATTATGATTTAAATAGAAGTTTAATTTTTAAATACTCCGCAAACAATATTAATATAATTAATTTAATTGTTATTTTATTTAATTTTATTTAATTATTAATATTTATATAATAATAAGCTTGTAAAAAACAGTCAGCTAAGTCATCTTTTTTTAAATGACTGGAAAAAAAAGATAGCTCGTTATTCATATTATATTTTTTCAATACTTCTTTTGTATGAAAAATACTTAATTTTTTCCGTTGGGCGTAATTAATTTTACTAGTATTAACGCTTATTGTGTCGCTTTTATCTTTTAAAAAAGATTTCAATTTATTAGTTGCAGAAATAAAGTATATATTATAATTGTTAGAATTTATAAAGTATTGCGCTATCATACCTTGAATTGTTTTCATACGATTTGCAATTGGACTAATTTGGTTTTCTAAGATTATTTTATCCAATGTTAATATATTATAGTCTTTAAATAGTTCATTTAATCGATCCTTAATATTGATTCCAATATGAACTAAGTTTATGGTATTTGCACTGACGCTTTGAACAGCTTCTAAGCAGTGTTCATTTAAATGAGTTTCTAATAAAGCTAATATACTAGATTTATTGCTAGATTTATTACTAGATTTATTGCTAGATTTATTACTAGATTTATTACTAGATTTATTGCTAGGTTCGCTAGGTTCATTACTAACTAGTTTATATTCGTTTGCTAGTTCACTAAGCTTTTTAAGTGATAGTTTATGTAATGTTTTAATATCACACATTGGGATGCTATAGTCTGTTTTTTTTGCGTGTATTTTACAATAATAAGTATTATTTTTAAAAAAAGCTGGTTTGTTTTTACATAAATGGTGTGTGCAATTATTATTATTGGAACATAAATTTAATACATCCCATTTTATTATTTTAAAATCATTAGCTTCATTTGTTTCGATTATAATAAATGCTAAATTCTTTATACCAATATCTATACTTAATAATTTCATAGTTATAGTTATATAATACTTGTTTAAATAAGTATTATATAGTTATTTGTAAAGTTAGTACAAACTAATTAACGTAACGCAGCTACGCATATGGAATAATGTATTCTTGAAATATAGTATAAAATCATATTACTTAAGAAAGACATAAAATATGCGCCCATCGCATATTGACTATTTTTTCTAAATAAACCCAAAATAAAACCAATAAGCGCAGCAATGGCGAAAAACAAACTTATTAGTCCAAGATAGTAAAATAACATACAATGATCACGACTAAGAGGAGACATCAAATTATCAAAAAAATTCATATTTTTATATAATAATAATATAATAAAATTATATAAAATATATAAAATAGATTAAAATATATAAAATAGATTAAAATATATAAAATAGATTAAAATATAGAATTATTCTTTAAATTACTTTTATTAAATACTAAATACTAAATAGTACTTACTAATTACTAATTACTAATTACTAATAATATACTTTGTAACATGTTTTTGAGCGTCTAGCTGTTGTTTACTTAAATATATATTTTTTAAGTTGCTAGTTTCATAACCATATGGTTGATCGCGTGTCAAAGTAGACATAAAAATATATGGTGTTTTACTATTAGCATTATTAGAACTTGTGCTATTATAATAAGGACATACACTACATTCATTACAAGCAATTAATTGATTATTTTTAATTAGCGCATCACTATTTGTTTGTAAATATTTTCTATAATCACTATTTGTTTGTATATTATTTCTATGTTTCAAAACATTATCATTTAAAACAGATGAGTTATAATCGCTAAATAATCTTGAGTCATCCATTAATGGTGGATAATTAAAATGTATATTATTTGAACCATTATAGCAAGTTCCCCAACTCATAAAATTAATATTATATAGTAATAATATTAATTTTTATAACATTAATTTCTAAATTAATTATACTAATTTAGTCTAAATTATACTAATTTAGTCTTAATTATACTAATTTAGTCTTAATTAGTGTAAACAAAGTTCTCTAAAAAATAGTTTTCTAAAATAAATCTTTATTTACTTTTCCAGGTAGTCCATGACCAAAAACAATCATATATATTAAAGCTAGCGCTGCCAATACTATACTTCTATTTTCCGCAACAACATGTCTCTGTTTAAGACCATATACCATTATTACATATAATACAATTCCAATTATTACAGAATGCACTAACATCATTAGTCCTGACTCCATTTTTATATATATTAACTATAAAATTTATTTATTAATTATGTAATTTATTTATATAATTTATTTATATAATTAATTTATTAAATTTATTTTTGTAATAATTTAATTAACTCATTTTTTTTCAATTTTAGTGCCTCCTCATTATCTAAAATATTTTTTGTAACAACTAGTGCTCTTAAATCATCTATTCTCATTTTGCTATAGTTCTTTTTTTCTACTTTTTGTGTTGTTTCTGAATTATTTTCTAAAGTAATTACTTTCGAACTAGGTTCTAACTCTTCATTATAATCATTTAATACAATTGGTAAATTTTTGATAAATATGTCTTCATCAGTATTTAAATAATTTGAAGTATTACTAATTTCAACTAGTTCTACATTATTAGTACTAGTACTAAGTGTTTGACTTGTTTGAATCGTTTCATAAAAGTCTTTATTTAGTGTTAATGGTTCTTTTATATCAAACACTTTGGTATTTTTAGTGTTATCGTGTTCCTCGTCATTATCCTCGTCATCATCCTCTTCATCATCATCATCCTCGTCATCATCATCATCCTCGTCATCATCCTCGTCATTATCATCGTCATCGTCATCATCCTCGTCATCGTCGTCATCGTCGTCATCGTCTTCTTCATCATCAGAAACATTTATTTTTTTTTCCGTAGTCAATTTTTTAACTAGTTTATCATTATTTGTTGTACTACAAATATAATCATCACACTCTTCATAGCTACATATTCCATCATTAGTTCCTGATTTATTTATTAAACATAGTCGACTCATTTGAGTATTATAATTTACTATAAAATTTTGTAATATTTTACCATGTTCTATTATACTTCTTTCCAATAAATTAAGTCGCCGATAGCAATACAACATTATAGAACCACCTATTAATAACACTAATCCTAATGTTAATAAAAACCCAGAATCTATAAATTTAAACAAATGTAACATTTATATTATACTTAAATTATATTATTTTAAGTATTGTTTAACGAATTAATATTAATTCATTATTAATTCATTCCGTTTATTATATTTTCTGGAAATGCTAAGTCTTTAAGAACTTTTTGTGCGCCTTTTACTTTTGATACTCCTTTTTTTATTTTATATGTATATACAAAATCATTGTCCTTTTTCAATACATTCATACAATAACAGTTATTTTGCTTATTTAATTTCTTACATAATTTTGTATAATGTGTTGTCAAAATATAATCTAAATTGCTAAACTTATTTAAATAAGTTAAATAACTTAATGAAGAAGTTAAAGCTTCTTCAGGATTAGTTCCACTATAAAGTTCGTCAAATACGCAAAAATGATTTTGTTCTTTGTTACTTTCAACATTATCTAATATATTTTTACATTGTCTGGCTTCTGCTTGATATAAACTATCACGACCACCTGTATCTGGAATATTTATATAACAGTGTATATAGTCATATAGTTTGACTTGTGCTTTATCAAAAAATCCACACCCAATTTGTTGACATAATATAATATTAAATAAACTAGATTTTAAGATGGTTGTTTTGCCTGAAGCATTTGGGCCTGTAAGTATTAAATTTTTATCTAAACAATACGAATTTTTTACTATTAGTGGCTTATCCAATGTATTCGTTTCTCTTGTATTTGAATGTTGAATAACATTTAAATTAGCATAATATGCATTAGTAAATTTTGTAGGACTAGTATTAGAACTATTATAAGAACAATAATTTAATATATTTTTACTTATAAATTCTTGCAACTTTTCAATATTTTTAATATATCCATTAAAACCAAATGAAAAATGCAAGCTTGTAATAAATATCTTATCTTTATTTAAAGAATAAAAACATTTCATCAATTGTCCTAATTCGGTAAGTTTAAAAATACTCAATTTATATGGCTCTAGCTTAGTCAATTCATTATAATAACTAGCAAAAATTGTGCTATTTTTTGTTAGTTCTTCATTAAACAACTTATAACTATTTAAATGCTTTGAATAATTCAAAAAATTAGCATATTTATTTAATGCATTACTTATATAGTCTTTTAGATCTAACAATGTATTATTTATATATTTAATATTTTTAAAATATTTGATACAGCTTGTAAAATTTAAATACAATTGAAAAATATAAAACCCAAAACTAAATAATAAATAAAGTTTATTGCTAACTGTTGTTTCGCTAAATGAACTAAACAACTGCCCTATAATATGGTTCGCAAATACTTTCTTTAAATGCTCAAAATATAAATCAAAAGTTATATCATAACCCTGTATTTTAATTATAAAAAATGGTAATAATAAAAATATAATTGGAATTAATAGCGAAAATACTGGACTTGAGAGATTATATATGCTTAAACATTGCATTAATATAGTGTTATTGTTATATTTATCTAATAGTGGAATATCAATATATTGATAGTTATTAACAAATCCATTGTCATATATAATTTTGTTACAATTAGTATATAATTGTTCTTCTTTTGTTATGTTATTATCATCGGCAAAATTCACTTTTTTAATAGATTTGTAATTTTTCAATAGCTCTTGGCTTTCTAGCAAAAACTCTTTATCAATTGTATAATAATTAGACCATCTATTTAAAATATTCTTTTCAAAAATATTTGTAGGGTCAAACACATGATAATATAAATTGTAAACACATGAATTATTTTCTGACTCATCTTCTTTTGTTACTTTTAATTCTAAATCACTTATTATATTATTATTCAGTAGTTTTAGTTTTGTTTGTTCTAAATATTCTATTGGTAACTTAAAGCAATCATTATAATCGTTGGTGCTATTCTTTTCTGGGTCATCGTAAAAACTTAATATCGTTGATAATATATTCATTGTGTTTATTAATAATTAAGCAATACTTTATATATATTAATAAAACGAAAATAATTAAAAGAATAAAACTATTATTAATAATACTATGATTAGTTACACTAGTTCATTTATTAGTGAGTATTATTTATCATTAGAAAATAAAACTTTAGACGTTCAATTATTAGAATGCCTAAATTCAATATTAGAAACAATAAATAATGATATTTCATTAAATAATATTGATAATGATAACGATTTTAGATTCAAAAAAACAAAGTTAAAAGGTAAAACCAGTGATAATTATTATCAACATTCTTATAATAACAATAACAATAACAATAACAATAACAATAACAATAACAATAACAATAACAATAACAATAATACTAGTCGCTCTAATAGTATTAAAAAGAAAGAAGAAACTAGAACCAAAATTGAGGTAGTTAAAAGCTCAATTAAAAGTATATTAAATAAGCTAACCCCATCTAATTATGCTAAATTAGAACATGAGCTAATAACATTGTATATGGAATTATTAACAAATTGTATAGAAAGTAATAATAATGAAGACATTAATTATATTGATAATTATATTATAACATACATATGTTATAATAATGTAAGTTATAGCGCCATTTATAGCGACATATTATTTTCAATATTTAATGTATACTATAATAAAAATTACAAATTAGAAACATTGACACATTATAATTTATTACAAAAATATTATAATGAGTTTTTAGATTTTAATACTATAATTAAATACAATAATAGTACTATATGTGATGAGTTTGTTATAAATAAAAACAATGATAAATATAAGTGTTTTATTATTTTTATAATAAATTTGTATAAGCATATAAACATTAGTTTATATGACCCATTAAATATAGAGAATGGGAAGCAAGAATTTTATAGCAACTTTTTCATAAATCACGATTCTATGAAGTCAACACTTTCACACTTTACCGAATTTTTTATAAAAAATTTAGAATTAGAAAATAATAAAATATATTGTGAAACAATACAAGAATTTTTACTAATATTTTGTAGCGAGTTGTTTAAAATTAGCAAAGTTATTAAACTAGCAGACCACCCTACAAATATATTATGTAATCTAGTTGATTCATTTAAATTGTTATTATTAAACAATACTAGCTATCCTAGTTTTACAACTAAAATTAAATTTAAATTAATGAATATATGCGACAAATATGATGAACTTGTAAAAACCTAGTTATTTTATAGATTATAAAATAGTTTTTTAAATAGTTTATTTTATAATAGTTTAAACATTTCATATAAAATAATTTATATTATATAATGGTAGTCTCCAAAATTAATAATACAATTAAATACGAAGAGACTAAAGCTATAGCAACCAATGATATTGATGTAGAATCAAGTATATATTCGGCAAAAATATATGATAAAACTATACAATTTGTATTAGGACTAGCACAATTTGAGCATAAAAGTAAAAATATTGTATATTTTAATATTTATTTAGCAAATAATGGATTTGTAATAGCTAAAATTGGAATATATGAAACATATAATAATATTTATTCTACATTATTAGATGAAGATGGTGATATTGACTTATCTAAAATGCCTGAACCACTATTATTTTCATTTGCCAAATCTTTAATTGGCTCATTACCTAGTGATACTAGTGTATTGTCTGAAGACGAAGATGAAGACGAAGACGAAGACGAAGACGAAGAAAGCCAAAGCAGTGAGGATTCTCCTATTGATGATAAAGGCAAGACAGGTGCTGTATTATCAAAAAAACCAACTTTTGATATAATGGCTTTGGCAAGCCAAACAAAAGAAGAAAGCGACTATGAAATCAGTAAATATGTTGAAGACCCAACCCATAACTGGGTAAATAAATATTTGAAAAGTGTAAAATATTCAATAAAAGGAAATGAGGGTGGTGGTGATTGCTTTTTTGCCTCATTGCGTGATGGATTAAGAAGTGTTAAGATTGAAACATCAGTAAAAGCTATTCGTGAAAAATTGGCAAATGAAGTTGATGAAACAGTATATAATACTTATTCTGAATTTTTCAAATTGTTTTATGGTGGTATGAAAACTTCACAAACCATGCTTAAAGAATTTAAGAGCAAACATAATACAATAAAGAAACTAATTGGTGGAACAGTTGATGGACAAACTAAGAAAAACTTGATTGCTGACGCTAAGACAAATTTTAGTAAATATAGTGCTACAAATCAAGAGTCTGATGAATTTCAAGAACTAGTGGAAGAATTTGCCTTTATGCAAGATGTGAATGATGTTAACGACCTTAAAAAAGTAATTTCAACTGTTGGTGGAAAATATTGGGCGGATAATTGGGCAGTTGTTACTTTAGAAAGGCTATATAATGTAAAGTTTGTAATATTATCACAAACTCATTTTTTGGAAGGTGAAAAAGAATTGGTGTTACAGTGTAGCGAAGCAGATAAACAAATAATGGCAAAAGGATTATTTGAACCTTCATATTATATTATGCTTGATTATTTAATAAGTAAACACAGCAGTCATTATACACTAATTACATATGATAAAAATATAGAGCGCGGCGCTTTTACTTTTAATGAACTACCTTATAGAATAAAGGAGCTAATTTTAGAAAAATGTATGGAAAAAATGGCTGGATTATATACATTAATACCTGATTTTATTCAATTTGCTAATAAAAACGGAATAACAACATCTAGTGTTAACGTTAAATCTGATTCTTTAGTTGGAACCAGCCCTAATACAAAATATTATAATAAGTCAATAATTATTCAAATATATAATAAGTCTAGACACGTAAAAATAGGTCAAGGAAGCGGGGAAAGTATTAATCCCGAATTAAAAACTGCCAAAAACATATTGGAGCTTAATAACAATAAAGAATATGTTGATTGGCGTAAAAAGTTAGACTCTCAATATTTAGTTCCTAATTTAGTAATTGATGGAAAGAACTGGTCTAGCGTTATGCATTATATGTTGGCAGCTAGGTTTAAACCGAGTGTCGAGTTATATAATAAATTTACTAAAGATGGTCAAGTTGGTTCAAATATTGATGATGCCTATAAATTATATAATTCTAATATTTCAAAAAAATCACTTGGTTCTCTAGTAATAGATGAAGAAGAATTTGCTAAAATGAAATATGGATTGTTAGAAAAGGCGCAATATGCTAAATTTACACAAAATGAAAGTTTGGCAAAAATATTGTTATTAACAGGACAAGCATTAATCAATGTTTATAAACCAGGAAAGGGGGGTGGTATATATCAAGATAATGAATTAATGAAAGTGCGAAGTTTATTAGCAAATCCAAATCCAAAACAAAAACAATAATGTTTTTTAATAATTATTATAATTGAATAAAATAATTTAATACTAACTTAGTATTAAATTATATTATATTATATGACTTATACTTTGTTAATTGTTGAGTCTCCCGCAAAATGTGGCAGCATAGAATCCTTTTTAGGACAAGGCTATAAAGTAATTGGTTCGTGCGGACATATTACACATCTCTCAAGTTTAGAACAAATAAACATTGGCGCTAATTACAAACCTAACTTTAAATTAATTGAAAGCAAGCAACCACAAATTGCCAAAATCAAGAAAGCAATAAGTGGGTCTCAAGAAGTTATTTTAGCAACTGATGATGACCGCGAAGGCGAAGCTATTGCATGGCATATAACACAAGTTTTTAACTTAGATGTGGCAAAAACCAAGCGCATAATATTTCATGAAATTACTGAAAATGCAATCAAAGTTGCTCTGGCAAATCCCAGAACAATAAATATGAATATTGTTTATGCGCAACAAGGTCGCCAAATTTTAGATTTACTTGTTGGATTTACTATTACTCCATTGTTATGGAAATCTATAGCGGCAAATAGTAAAAATTCGCTAAGTGCTGGGCGTTGTCAAACTCCCACATTGCGTCTAGTGTATGATAATTATAAAGCAATTAAAGAGTCACATGGAACACTTAGCTTTAATAGTGTTGGCTATTTTACTGACAAAAATATTGAATTTGTATTAAACAAAAACCATAATAGTCATGATTCAATAAATGAGTTTTTAGAATTAAGTACAATACACGACCATATATTAAGTAAGGCAAGTGAGAAAACGCTTATACAAACTCCACCCACTCCTTTTAGCACATCAACACTTCAGCAAGCAGCAAGTAATAGCTTACATATTTCACCTAAAGAAACTATGAGCTATGCGCAAAAATTATATGAAGATGGACTTATTACATATATGAGAACACCAAGTAAAGCTTATTGTCAAGATTTTATAGAACAATGTAAAGCGTTTATTAGTGTAAAATATGGTGCTTATTATGTTGCTAATTATGACGACTTAAAAGCGCTAACTTGTTCCACAACAACGTCTTCAACAATAGAAGAGGCACACGAGGCAATTCGCCCTACAAATATAGCACTTGAAACACTTGACAGTGCACATTATAGCGCAAAACACATTAAGTTATATAAACTAATATATACTAATAGTTTGGAAAGTGTAATGTCTAACGCTTGCTATAATCAACTTAATGTGTCTATTAGTGCGCCGCACGATTCATATTATAAATATAGTGCTTTAGAAAATACTTTTTTAGGTTGGAAAATTGTTAACAATAATAAGAATGAAGAAAAACATTATCATTATTTGAAAAACATTAAAGAAGGTATTATAGACTATAAAAAGATTATTTGTAAAGAAACATTAAAAGACTTAAAATCACATTATAGTGAAGCACAACTAGTTCAATTGTTAGAACAAAAAGGGATTGGGCGACCATCAACATTTTCATCGTTATTAGAGAAAATACAAGAACGTAATTATGTTAAAAAAGAGCACGTTCAAGGAAAAAAAATAAATAGTACTGATTATACTTTGATTGAAGACATTATTACTAAAGAAACAAGCGCAAAAGAATTTGGTAATGAAAAAAATAAATTAGTCATTACACAGCTTGGAATAATTAGCATTGAATTTTTAATAACACATTTTAATAAGCTATTTGACTATGAATATACAAAATTGATGGAAGACGACCTTGATAAAATTGCTTTAGGGGCTAAAGCATATTATGAGTTAACTAGTGAATGTACTAGTTTGATGAATACATTAATTGAAACAAGCAATTTAAATAATAATGACTTGACAAAGACTAGTGAAACTATTAACAAACTACAAATTGCACTAGATGACAAACACACATATATAATAGGGAAAAATGGGCCAACGCTTAAATATACAAAAGAAGATGGAACATTGGGATTTTATGGAGTAAAAAAAAATATTGACATTGACTTATTAAAAGCGGGTCATTACACTTTAGAAGACGTGTTAGAGACCACACAAGAGTCAATAAAAAATTTGGGGCTTTATAAAGAACAGCCTGTTTATTTAAAATACGGCTCTTATGGTTATTATTTAGAATGCGGAGAGTTGCGAAAATCTCTCGCTAGTGTTAAAATAAATGTTCCTTTTAAAGAGTTAACGCTTGAAGATGCTATTACTATATTGGAAACATGTGACCCAGCTTCAAATAGTTTGGTGCGCCATATTTCAAATAGCTTGTCAATTAGAAAAGGAAAATATGGTGACTACATATTTTATAAAAGTGAAAATATGAAAAAACCGCAATTTTTAAAATTACAAGGCTTTAATATTAATAGTGATACTAATTATATGAATTGTAGTCTTGATACATTAAAATTATGGATTAAAGAAAAATATGGTATTTAATTACATTAAATACCTAAGTATATTATATATATGATTGATTTATAAATGAAAAAAATAATATTATGGCAAATAAAAATAGTACAAATAATAGTTTGTTTTTTTTATAAAGAGCTAAAAACCTAGATTTCATATATTAACTATAAACTAACACTATATTTTATAGTTTTTTATATTATATTATAATATAATAATAATGTTAAAAAAACTTGCGCTTATTGCTTCGTTATTACTAATATTAGACTTAACATATTTATTTGTGTTTAAAGATTTTATGCTGCCTATATTAAAAAATATACAAAAAACAGATGTTAAGATTAGATTTGTTTCTGCCTTAGCATGTTATATATTATTAGTTAGTGGATTATATTATTTTATAATAAGAAAAAATGCACCTGTTAAAGATGCCTTTTTATTAGGTGTGCTAATAAACGGAGTTTATGAAACAACAAATTATGCTTTTTTTAATGAGTGGTCGCCACTTTTAGTGTTAATAGACACATTATGGGGTGGTATTTTACTTAGCACAACCACATTTTTATATTATAAAATAACTAACTAATTTAATTAGCGCGTTGAAAACGTACTTGATTCCAATAATCAAACGCATTACTATAAAGAGCAGCATAGCTAAGTCTGGCAGTTTCCCGATTATGTGCTTCATTGTTTTCATTAATAATAGCATTAGCGTCAACACTTATGATATTAGGGTTAGCATTTATAACATTTGGGTCAACATCATAATTATTAAGAGCATTAGCATTTATAACATTACTATCATCATTTATAGGATAAGGTTCGTTACTTATAAGAATACCACTACTATCATAAACTCTTCCATAATGACGTGCTAACATTCTATTAATTTGGACTTCATTGTTAGGTTGAAGAATAGCTTGATTAATAGTTTCATAATTAGGGCTAGCTGTTTGTGTTCCTGTATTGTGTATATTATATAAGCGTTGTAGTCCATTTACTAACCTTAAATATGTATGTTCATCAATGTGTGAAGAAATAGTATCTAAATCATCAATCATAGTATGCATAGTTGATAAAAATTCTTGACTTTGTGGTGCGTTAATACTATGACCTGTCATAGATTTAGTATAAATATTAATGTTTTCATAAAAAAATTAGTTATCAATTTTTTTAAGCATTTTTTATAAGATATATTTAGTAAAATATATATTAGTTTTAAGAAGTAATATATATGCGTTTGTTTAACTACTTCTCTCAAACTAAATTGTTTATTAGTCTTTTATTACAAAGAAATTATAATTCTGTTACTCGTGTAATGCCTTCAAAATATTATTCTATAAAAACTATAAAACAATATTATTATAACAACAATATATATTATGACTTATATAATGATTTTTGTAACTGTAGTGAAGAATGTAATTTAAATAGTTTTAGTATTTTTAATAATTTAAATTATACTAAATATAACAGTCTTAGCGCAGAACACATATTTCCTCAATCATTTACAAAACATTATAGCAAGGCAAATAAAGACATGCACAATATAGTTTTAACAAATTATTATACAAACAATTTACGTAGCAACAAGAAATTTGCTCATGACGCTGATAAATCAAGAGCTCATAAATTTTATGTTCCATGTAATTATTCTCGTGGAACAATTGCCAGATCACTTGCATATATGAAATATAGTTATCCATTATTAAATCTCTCAAATGTTATAGACAATAACATAATAGTGGCTTGGAATGAGTTATATCCACCAACAGAACTTGAACATATAAAAAACAATATAGTATTTAAGTATCAAGGCAATAAAAATATATTTATTGACGATTATAAAAAGCTTAACTTGTTTATTAACAATAATTATAATTTATAACAATTTATATTTATAACAATTTTAAAATTGTTATAAATTTATAAAACTTATTATTCAAATTCTGCCGTTGACAAATCAACTCGACCACTAGGTTTTGGAGTTAATACAACTATTTCATTACTGTCATTATTATCATTAATATCAATAATATTAAAATCTATTGGAATCAATTTATCACCTTTAACTCTACTAAGAGCTGATGAACTTTCAATCAGTTTTGTATATGTATTGTAAGACTTTTCAAGGAAGTCTTTTGCGGGAACAGGTCTATTTTCACGATTTAATGATAATGTTTTAAATATATCAACTGAGAGAAGATAATAATCACGTTGACTTATCATATCATTTTCAAGCCGTTTTTGTATTCCAAAATATAACTCAATAGAGCCGATAATACCGCAAGTTAAGGCTATTAAAGAAGTTGATAAACTGATTGTTCCTTGGTCGGCATACGGCTGTAGACCAACAGCTATTATGCTGTTTGCCCCATTTAATATAATAACCGGTAACCTGTAATACTTTAATGTAGACTTTAATTCAAAATAGCGTTGCTTATGTAGTTTGTTTAATATAACGCAATTTATTCTAATATTATTTAGCACGGCATCAATATCATCCGTCCATGTATTAGTATTCATATTCACGTATTATAATATGTTAATATATTAAAAATTACAAAATAGTTTATTTTAAAAATTGAAATTAGTAATTATTAATACTTAATAATTATTTATTTATAAAATAGTAACACACTATGAAGGACATTAATAGTCAATTTATTAGCATTATTTACGGTCCTATGTTTTCTGGAAAAACTACTAAATTAGTTGAACTGTATAACTTATATGTAAAAATTTACGGAAAAGACAAATGTATTGCAATTAATTATGAGCTTGATAATCGTTATGGCGAAAACGTTATAGTTAGTCATAATAAACAATCTATTGAATGTTATTGTGTAAAAAGTATGGAAGAGTTTATTACGGGTGAAACATATAATATTATTTTAAATGCACAATACATTTTTATAAATGAGGCACAGTTTTTTGAATCTATTGATAAATGGGTTTTGTTTTTAAATGTTAATTTAAAAAAAACTGTTATTTTATGTGGTCTTGACTTAGATTATAAGAGAGATAGTTTTGGAACAATGATGAATTTAATTCCTTATGCTTCTAAAATATATCCACTAAATGGACTATGTCATAATAGTGAAAATGGACTATGTAATGGACTATCGCGCTATAGTCATCGTATTGTTAATAGTGATACACAAATATTAATTGGAATACACGAATATGTGCCTTTGTGTGAAGATTGCTATAATGCTTTAACGCACTAATGGAGCAAATTCTTTGCTTACTTGATTGATACTTAAAGTCAATGATAAATTAGCATTTTGTAAATTTACAAGCATATTATTATGGTATCTAATCTTTATTTTTAATTTTGCTATTTTTTCAATAGGTGGTTTAAAATAGCTCACAGTAGACGAAATCTCATGATCTAATAAAGCAGTATTAATACCACTGTTTGCTGGATGAAGTGGAATTTTAGCAAATGCTGAATTTACAATCCCGCTATTAGAATTATTATAGTTATAAGACAAATAAGGTTTTAAATCATCACATTTATTATATTTTTCCAATTCAATATATATATTTTCATTAGCATCTAATGTATGTGGATAAAGAGAACTAATAACACTTGCACTACTAGTGTCTATCCATGAAGTATTTGCATAGTCAAATCTTAAATTATTTGAAGTATCAATAGATTTTGAAGTGTAAGTTTTTTTATCAAAACCCAATATATATCCTAAACCCCAGTTGCTATGTTGCGAATATACATTAATATTTGTTACACATGAAGAAGAGTAAGTCAATTGTTTATCAAATTTTAGTTGAAAAAAACCAGCATTAGGAATAGTATGAGTTTCTGTAATTCCATTTGGACGTGTGTGTATATGATTATCAGTATGACCAAAATAAAATTTACGACTTACTTTATTGTAAGCTACAACAAAATCCGCATTTGCGTGACCAGTGTTATAATTTATTTTATTTTGTAAAGAACTTCTTAAAGCTTCAACATCATAATATCCATCTTCTAATGTTATTATATATTCTCCTATTCCAGATATGTCTATTGCTAATTTGTTATTTTGTAAATAATCACTAATATTATATATAGGATTTGGTAAGACAATATTTAATAAATTTAATGATTGAACGTTATTATATACTTGTGGGCATGTTATTTCAAATTCAGATGAATTAGGCCATTTTGCTATATCGCGATCATTACTGTCAATAAATAAAATTTTACTATCTATTGAATAGCTAAAGTTAATATTATCTGAATATGAAGTCATTAGTACTTTATATATATTACTATTTATATAAATTTATACTAATAAATTTATACTAATAAAGTTATACTAATAAAGTTATACTAATAAATTTATACTAATAAAGTTATACTAATAAATTTATACTAATAAAGTTATACTAATAAATTTATACTAATAAAGTTATATAATATTATATTATTATAATAACTATGCCAGCAACAGAAACAGAAACAGAAACAAGAACAACAGCAGCGGGAGCAACAAGACCACTAGGGCAACAACAAGCATCAACGAAAAAACAATTTGACGCTAAATCGCCTGATGCCTTAAATATATTTGGTATTGGAATCAGTAGCAATAATAATTTGGATTTGTTAAATCTTATAGTATTAGCTTGTGCGGGAATAATGATAAAAATATTTTTTAAAGAAAATTATTCTAAATTAGGAAATATTGGACCAGCAACTACAACAATATGGGGTTATGGTTTAACTGGATTAGCATTATCAATTATGATTTTTGTTGCAATATCATATACAAATATAAACAAAGATGATAATAGCTTGTTTGGGACTAAAGTTAATTTATATGCTAGTTTAGGAATGGTTACACCAATAGTTGTAACTTTATTAGTAATAATATATATAATATATTTGAATATAATATTTTTTACTAGAATAAATAGTAATAAAGTAACACCTGATTATCATACATATTCATTTATGTCGTCTACATTATTATTAGTGCAAATAGTTTTAATAAGTAATTATTTATTAAAAACATTAAAAAAAACAGACCCATCAGATGATACAACTATTGAGTTAACAAAAATGTTGACATATATATTGTCTGTTGTTAATATTGTATTTATAGTAATGATACATATTAGTTTAGTCTTTTTTTCAACAGATGAAACTACTATTTCCACAGTTTAGTGTTAATAAAATTGTAAATATTTATTTACAACTATAAATTTAAAAGTTAATCCAATTGATTCTTTAGACTCCCATAATCCAGAAATTTTTAAAATCAAATACTTATGTTTTGTGGTTACTGTATTTATATTATCACACAATATATCATTAGTCTCATTAAAAACAAATCTTAATGACTTATTATCATATATTTCTTTAAACCTAAATAGCTTAGTTTTCGATGAATTTAGTAATTTTAATAAATATTCTTCAAGTGCTATTAGTTTATTAAATACATCAAAATTCGCATTATTTTTATTAAAACTAATAGAATCATTTTCTATTACACTATTTGTTAATTCAAATATAGTAAATATACTAGATAATACTACTATATTAGTGGAATATAGTAATTTGTAAAAATAATTATATTGAAGAACACTATTTTTTACAGGTTCATTTAAAATTATAGCCTCATAATTTATACTCTCTAATGGTTCACAAATCATAATATTTACTCTAAGTGTTAGTATAGTAATTAGTATTAGTTTTAATTTATTTATATAATATATTTAAACAAAAATCACTTTTATTGCTATTGATTGCTATTGATTGCTATTGATTGCTATTGCTATTGCTATTGCTATTTTAAATAATAACCTTTTTTATGTCTTGAAGCATAACAATTATTAGCATAATGTCCTGTTCTACCACAACGAAAACAACAATCTTCATCTTCATCTTCATCTTCATCTTCGTCTTCATCTTCATAACTGCTTTGTTTTTTATATCTTGAATTACAATATTTACTATGAGCTTCACATTTGCTTTTTTCTGTAAACTCTTTATTACAATTGCAACAAACCCATAGTTCATCGTCTTCGCTAAGTGTTTCCCAACCATCGTCATCACTGTTAACGCATGTATTGTTTTTACTTGAATCACACTCTTTTGCAAAATGACCTTCTTTACCGCAAATAAAGCATTTATTATTTGTACTATTACTCATATGTTGTAAAAAGTCTAATGTTGTTTTATCTAAATTTACTTTCACAAATGACCCACCACGAACATTGTGCATTCCATATTTATCCATATAAATTCGTGTATATTTGTCTTCATCATAATCACTACAATTAGGTATAATTTTTATTACTTTTAGCGGTCTATATTTTTGTGTCCATGCACAACCATTCCCATTGCAATGATTTTCCAATCTAAATTGCAAATTGTCTGTTTTGCCTACATAATATTTTCCTTGTTCTAACTTGAGAACATATATATTAACCATTTTATTGCTTGTTATTAACTTTGTATATAAAATGACTTGTATATAAAATGACTTGTATATAAAATGACTTGTATATAAAGAATGTTTTAGTCAATTTTTTACTATTTTATTCAATTTAATAAAATAGTACTATAAAATAGTAAGTTATTAATATTTAAATTAAATTTAATAAACTAAAATAAGTATGACATCATTAAAAAAAAGTTATTGTGAAATAATAAACGACAATAGTGTATATAGTTTTAACAAAGAATTGTTGGCTATAATAAATGATGAAAACACTAATGTTTCTAAATTTGATAAATTTAGCAACTACATTTTTTATGGTCCTCCATGTTCTTATAAATATAAGAGTGCTTTAAAATTAATTCAATATTTTAGTCCTAGTAGTTTAAAATATGAGAAAAAATTATATATAAGCGTGCCTAAAACTGAGTTCTACATAAAAATTAGTGATATACATTATGAGATTGATATAGAAAATTTTATTTACAATAGCAAAAGTTTGTGGAATGATATATATAATATTATTTATAACTCGATTGCCTCTTCTGATGTAAAAAAAGGCTATATTGTGTTGCGTAATTTTGATAAAATTAATTGCGACTTACTAGATTTATTATATAATTATATGCAAAGAGAATTGTTTTCTAGCATATTAATTCGATTTATTATAATAACAGAATGTATTAGTTTTATACCCGATAAAATTATTAATGTATCAAAAATTCTTTATTTTTCAAAATTAACTAAAAAAAATATATATGCATTATCCAATAAAGCAAACAAACAGTTTTTTAAATCACAATCTCTCGAATACAAGTCTCTAGAAGACAAAATTGCGAAAAAAAATAATGACCCCACATTAGATTTAGAAAGTCTTATATATAAAGTAAATAATCCAAATATATATAGTATATTAGATATTTCTAATAACATTAATTATATTGAACATCATAAATCTATATGCGAAACATATATTAATACATTAACAAGTAATAATTATAATATTAGAACTATAAGAACACTATTATATGATATATTGATTTATAACTTGAATTGTCAAGAGTGTTTTTTTTATATAATACAAAATTTAATATTAAGAAAAATTATTAATGTTAACACTATAGGTGACCTAATAATACACAGTTTAATATTTTTCAAAAATTATAATAATAATTATAGACCCATCTTTCATTTAGAAAGTTTTACATTATATTTAATAGAGCTAGCAAATGAAAATAAGTGATGCTATTGTTATTTTGAATATACAAAATTACAATATAACAAACATTCAACATATTAGTTATAATGAACTAAAAAAGCATTATCATATACAAGCATTACTTTATCATCCTGATAAAAATAGTAATACTGAAAATTCCACATTAATATTTCAAAATATTAATTGTGCGTTTAATTTATTAAAAGGACTAATAAGAAAGGATGACTTAAATGGTGATGACTTGAATGGTGATGACTTAACTAGTGAAAACATAGACAATTCTTATACTAAGCTGTTAATTAGTTTTATAAATTATGTTATAAATTATTATAGTAACAATAACAATAATGAATCAAATTTAGAGGATTTAAATTTAGAAGATTTAAAATTAGAAGCAAATAAACATTTAATTATAGTTATAGAAGCATTATTTTCTAAATTATCATTAACAATATTGGAAGATATTTATTTAATATTACTAAAATTCAATGCTAGCTTATTACTAACAAATAAGATTATTAATATTATTAAAAAAATTATTGTTAATATTTTAGAGAAAAATGCTATATACATAATCAATCCTACTATTTCAAACTTGTTAAATAGTGATATTTATAAGTTAACTATAACTAATGAATATGTATATGTTCCATTATGGCATAATGAGTTAGCATTTGAAAATGCTATTATTAAAATTTATCCATTATTGCCTAACAATGTATATATAGATGGTAGTAATATTATTCATTATACTTATAAAAATAAATTTAGCACCTTATTAGAAAATATTGCCACTAATGTTAATAGTTTAACTATTACTATAGACAATAACGATTATAGCATTATTATTAGTAATTTAAAGCTGGCTAAGTATCAAACTTATATACTAGAAAACCAAGGAATTCCTTGCATTAATAGTAATAATATATTAGACAATAGTGTTAAAAGTGCTATTGTATGTCACATACATTTAGACTGAATGTTAGTTATTTTTATATTGTTTTTAAAATAATATAAAAATATGAAACTATGAAACTATGAAACTATGAAACTATGAAACTATGAAACTATGAAACTATGAAACTATGAAACTATGAAACTATGAAACTATGAAACTATGAAACTATGAAAAAAAATATGCTGTTTTTAGTTTATAGACTATTGATTATAAATTATAGATTTACTTCTTAACAACTCGCTTCTTTTTTGGCGCATCTTCAACTGCGACTTGCTTTACTTGTTCATCAGTTACTTCATTTTTTGGGTCATCCTTTAGGTCATTCTTTACTTCATTCTTTAGGTCATCATTCTTTACAACTACTTCTGGAACTTCTTCATCATCACTGTCTGGAACTTGTGTAATACTTTGAACAACAACTGGTTCGTCGCCGTCATCATTATCATCATCATCTGCTTGAATTGCGCTTGTTAGCTTTTCCTTGTCTTTATCAGATAGCACAATATGGCATTTACCGCTTAAACTAGTCTTTGGTTTAACTACTGCTTGAAATAGCTTCCAAGTTACACCAAATTTACCATTAGCTACCCAAATGCCACCACATTGAATAATAGTTGCTACGTTTGATCCTTTTCCAATAAGTTCATTAATAGACACATTGTCATCATTTGGAAATAGTAAATTACGATTTTCACTATAAATTTCAACATTCTTAAATAGTCCTTCCCAATAAGGAATTTTAATCTTTAATGTTGGAGCGCGCGTTTTATCTGGCTCTTCGGTTGCTTTATCCTTTGGATACTTTAGCATAGAACTCCAAAGAGCATCAACAGCATCTGGGCTCATCTTTGGCTTGTTTAGCCACTCTTTACAATTAGTAATAGCATCATTCTTAATACGCATTTCAAGTTCTTGCATATTTTTAAGAAAGGCATCACATTCTGGATTATTATATTCATCATTTGGAAACTGAAGCGCTAAGTCATATGACTTCTTTTGTGTATTATCATCAACATACTCATTTACACCCCACGTTAACATAAGTGGTGTTTGTAAATATAGCGCTTTCTTGTTTGATTTGTTAAGAATACCAATTGATTTTCCGCCGCGTTCATTTAATTTTGCCTTGGTATACACAAAATCAGTAGAAGCATTGAAATCATTTGACATTACAATAGTCGCCATAGCTAATAATATAATACTAATAATAGTATTGTTATTTTCTTAAATCAATTTTTTTTATTATTTATTTTTTATTTTTATTTTTTATTTTTATTTTTTATTTTTTATTTTTTATTTTTCATTTATTTATTAGCTCACGTTTTACGTTTTGTGGCTAATGTTAATTAATATTGTTTATTTTAAAATACTTTAAATTATTAACATAGTTATAATTTTTTATATTATGTAATATAAAATATAAAAAATATGGTGATTTCTATAAGTCGGAAATTGAAACTAATTAGAAAGTTAAAAAAACAAAGAAAAAATAAAACCAGACATTTAAAAAATAAACGTAATCATTATACATTAAAACATTCAAAGCATAAATCATATAGAAAGACACAACGTTATTATAATGTAAGACAACATATTGGAGGTGCTGGAAATTCAACAAATTCAACAAATTCAACAAATTCAACAAATATACAGCTAATGCGCACATATGACGGCACTATATTCGGTATGGGAAATGAACCTATATATTTTATTGGAGCTATTGCTATATTCTTTATGCTTGTAATTTGTGGATGCTGGTTGTATGATTTAAGACCAAGAAATCGAACACGCGAGCCTAGTGCGCAAATAGAACTGACTAGTCCTCGTCTTACTCAACGAGGTGAGACTCAAAGACTAGGCGAGACTCCAATACTAGGCGAGGTATGTTCAATTTGTTTGCAACCTATGGAAGAAGGTGAAATCACTAAAGCAACTGTGCCTTGTAAACATGTATTCCACGAAGACTGTATTACTAGATGGCTTGAGTTTGATGATGCAAAGTCATGTCCTAATTGTAGAGACCATGTAACAAGTCTTAGAACTATTGTTTTAAAGCTATTACCTAGACAGCCAGAAATTATACTAGAAGTAGGTGAGTCATCGGGTTCTGTTAAGAACCCTTCATATTATGATCATGGTCAGGACCCTCCTGTTTCGGCTGGTGGAGGACCTTCTATATTAGACACAATAGCTAAATTAGCTTCTAAAGTTCAGGGCGGTGATTTTCAAGAAACTTTGGCCAAGTATTTTACATTTTTAAAACTTAGTCCTAAAGATTACAATACTATTCTTAAGTTGCTTAGAAAGATAAATAAGGCTAATAATTTAGAAAAACTCATTAAAATAGTAACTATAAAATTAGGTTTTATATGTCATAAAAATGTTAAATCAACTACACGTAAGTCTCCTACATATGACTCTGATATAATACTTGTTAAAGTATTGGGAACAGATGTAGAAAAAAAAATAAAAAATATAATGCAAAACTGTAATATGGCTAGTGATTTAAAGTTAACACCAAAAATGGTTGCTGATGTTAAACATATTAGAAATATATTGGGTAAAACTTTAATTAATTATATTTATGACCCTACTTTAAAACAAAATAAGAAAGACTTACTAGCTAATTTACAAGAAGCCAGTAATAAACTAAATGCATATTAATATGAGTTAGTTAGCCTATTTATTTTATTTATTTTATTTATATTATTTATTTTATTTATTTTATTTATTTTATTTATTTTATTTATTTTATTTATTTATTTTTTATTTCTAATATAAGGTTGAATATTATGGCTTTCACTCATTTCAATACTTTGAAAATAATTAAATTCTTCTTTAGCATCATTATATTTTGATTTTGCTTTTGCTTTTGCGTTTAAAAGTTTTCTTTTTTGTGCCATTTCTAAATCTTTTTTGAGAGAATTATCAATCAATAACGATTTTGTTAATATATTATAAATGCTATGACTATGTTTGAATCTAGAAATAAAAAAAAAATTTGTACTAGTATTAATTAGTTTGCGAAGCATACTAAATAATATTATTATTTAATTTTTAAATAATAACTAATACTATTATTTTTAACGTAATAATGGTCCTGTTAAAATAGTTGCATAATATGGTGTAGGAAGAGCAACTAGAAACCAAATTAAAGGGACCAATTTGGGGAGCATCATATATTCTAAAGCATACTTAATAGCAAAGAACATATTAAAGATTAATAGCACCATATTCATTAAAATGAGTGCGTTAGTTAGTTGTTTCATAATGCTAGTTGTGTTTGTTCAAGAATAAAAAACTGTTTAATGTGCTTTCAATTTTTATTATTTACTGTGTTAATATTTAGTGCTTGATTGCGCATTAAATATTAATTATTTATTATTTATTACATATTTACATTACTGGAATTGGACCCGGAACAACCTTTACTACTTTAGGAAAGTGGGGTCCCATATACTTCTGGAGATTGAAATAAGTTAGTTCAACACTGTCCTCTAGCTTGAGTAAAGTTTTTAGAGGCTTGTCTGGAATAATTTTGCGGCCATTTTCTTTGTCCTGAAGGCTGTTTGCCCGAATGTACTTGTTGATTTCACGAGTGACATCAGTGCGAGCCATTTCGGAGCCTGCTGGTTTGCCTAAAAAGGTAGCTAGTTCCTCGCTAATTAGTGAGGGTCTTACAAAACCGCTTGGCGCACGCGAACCCTTGCGACGCTTTTTGTTGTTTAGCTTTTGTGCAATTTTTAGCTGCTTGGAGGTAGCCTTTTCTAGATTACGGAGTTCGGTTTTAAGAATACTGAACTGAGTAATCATAGACTGGAAACGACCAATAAAATCGGTAAAACCAGTACTAATAGAATGTTCAACAGCATCCGAAACAACAACGTTGTCCACTTCGCAAACTGGTGTAGGAACCGGTTCGGGAGCAACACTTACTTCAGGTTTAGGGGAAGTTTTGGCCTTTGGTGCCTTCTTTTCCACAACAGCGTCATCCGACACTTTTGGTGCTTTGGACTTCTTAGTGGGTTCAGGCACAGGAGTGGGAGTGGGAGCAACAACTTCGGGGGCAACAACTGCTTGGGGGTCAGTTTTTTTTTGAGATGGTTTCGATGGCATTTTATATTTTATAATACATTTATTCTTTTAAGTTGTTTTATTATTAATTATATTAATAATAACAATTTTAAACGACATTTATGCGTTTAAAAAAAGTTTTTTTGTTTTTAGTTTTTAGTTTTTAGTTTTTAGTTTTTAGTTTTTAGTTTTTAGTTTTTAGTTTTTAGTTTTTTGTTTTATAATTTAATATATTGTTGCTTCGTATAACCAAGGTAGTGTTTCAGCTGCGTCTTTAGATACTGTTGTTAGTGCACATAATACATAATAACTACCTAAAGAACATGAACTAGTGTTAACTCCAGAATTAATTAATATGTCAATAACTGTAATACAATATTTTCTAAGTTGAATAAAATTATATTGACCTAGCATATTTGGATTTATAGTTCTATCAAGAAAAGGATCGCTGCGTTGAGGAACTATTTCGCGCTTTACTTCATATGTTAAATTTGCTCTATAATTCCATATATCCATTAATTCGCGAATAAAGCGTATTAGCTGCTTTTTATCCAATTCTAAAAACCATTTAATATTTGTATAGTTACCTAAACTATCTATTTTTTGAAATAATGTTAATATTTTCATTTCTATTTGTTTGCTGTCTGAAACAGCAATAAGCTCATCATATTCTAAATTAATAAAAATCTTTAATACTCTACTAATATTAATATAGCCAATCAATTGTTTTAATATATTTGCGCTAAATTTTTGCTTTGTAAATGGATTTTCAACATCTACATAGGCGTCGTTTGTTATTGCGTTATTAGTTTTTTTCATTGCTAATAGTCCAGTTTTAAATAATGTATATAATGAGATTATATCAAATCCGTAAATATGTCTGTTTTCATCTTTAAAACTAATAAATTGATTATATGGAATACTAGATAATGTATCTAGCGTACAAAAATCAACATCATTTGAACATATACTGCGATTATAAAATGCTGGACCATGAAATTTTATATATTTTTTTACTAATAAAGCTCTAGCGTTTTTCTGTATTATACTTATTTTATGCGAGTAAAACAAGTAATTATATAAGTATTGTTTTAAGTGTTCTTTGTTTCCACTACATTTAATATTATAGTGTTTTTGTATAATTTTTAATTCATGCACTTTATAATTTATTGTATAAATATGTGCAAACTCTTTAATAGTTGGAATAGTAAACGCACCCAGTGTTACAGTGTTTTTACAATAACTAACAATTATAGGACGATTAAAATAATATTCTAAAATAGCATTTTTGGTTATCATTTTTTGATTGCTTATTAGTTTTTTAGAGCTTGTATTAACTTTTTTATTATGTGTTACATCAATTATATTCATTATTACTAATACTTAATATTATTTTAATAATAAGTTTAAATAAAGTTTAAGCTATTTATAATTAGCCAATTAGTTATTATTTATTATACTTATATAATAACTAATATATGGTATCTTATAACACTAGTTCAAATCAAAACCCTTTTTTTAAACTCTCACATAAATCTAACTATTTATATAACCTATATAAATCAAGCCAATTTAAAAACAACAGTTTGGCTATAGCTAATCTATTTTCGCATAATAAAAATGGGAATTTTAAACATTTATTAAACAAACTATATTTAGAATTTAAAGAACACGAACCAATTATTAATAAAATTAATATAGATAGCACAAGAGTTAATGTGCCTAATGAAGTAGCAAAAGCCAAAATAACACATATTTTAAAAACTACATTTTCAAATACTCAATATATTGATAGTACAATAGTTGAATATATTGATGCTAATATAAATAACTGTTCCATGATTACTTATAAAAATAGTATTAACGGACAAACATTTACATTTAATTTTATAATTTATGATAAAACTAAAATAAATATTAAAAAACTAAATAATTGTGTAAAAGCTATGTTATTGTTTTTACAAGTTATTATAAATATAACAAATAACAAAAAAGTGACTACTACTAGTGAAAAAGTGACTACTAATATATGTAATAGCAATGGACTACAAATAACTATTTTTATGACACATTTTGTTAAAAAGTTTGAATTATATACAAACAATGTTCTTGGAGCAATTAATATTAATACTGGTTTAACTTATCCTTGCTTAAAGTCAGGAGATATATACATATATCGTAAGCAAGAATTTTTTAAAGTATTTATTCATGAAACTCTACATTCTTATAATGTAGACAAGTTATTACATACAAATTATGAATCTAATATTAATTTTCAAAGCCTAGTAAAGACATTCAATATTGCGCCAAGTTCATGTAGCTACAAAAAAATCGGATTAAACGAAGCAATTACGGAATTTTGGGCTTTTATAATTCATACTTTTATTTATTGCTATTATAATAGCGCTAATTTTGTAAAATTAATAGAGCTTTATGAGAGATTTTATAAAATAGAAGTTAATCATTCATTTTTTCAAGTAGCTAAAATATTGCATGTAAATAAACTTAACTATTCACAGTTTTTAACAACTATTACAAAAAATGGCCCCGTTTTATATAATGAAAAATCCCATGTTTTGAGCTATATTTTCTTTAAATCATTATTAATATATAATGTAGAAAATGTTATTAGTTCTAATATATTTAATTTTAGATACGACTCCATGAAACATGAATTATATACTTTGAAACTAGATATAAAAATTAATCCTAATAATCAAATTGATAAACTATTTATAATGTTAAAAAATTATAGTTTAACATATAACACGTTTTTGCTAATTAATGCCAGTTATACTATTTATAAAAAATATATTAGTTTGGCAAACACTAGTATAAAAAAAACTTCAAAAAACTATCATTTTTTAAAATTAAACTCTAATAAAGTATTACATAATAATAAGTCACATAAATCAAAAAATTATGTAAATTATTTATTAACAAATTTGAATTTTATGGTTATTGATTATAATTGTTGTTAATAATGTCTCTATTGTAGTTATCATAATTTTAACTGCTGTTACTTGCCACTGCGGCGGTCACAATTACTGCTGTTGCTGCTGTTGCTGCTGTTGCTGCTTCTAGAATATTAGTGTCATCATCCTTGTCCTCCTTGTCTTTCTCTCCATCTTCCTCTCCATCTTCCTCTCCATCTTCCTCTCCATCTTCCGTCTCTTCCTCGTCCTCTGTATTCTTCATGGTCTTTGTTATTGTTACCATACTTTGATATACTGCTTTCTTACTTATTATGGTATCAAAAGCCTCATCTAAAAAATCAGGATAATTCACAGTATATTGTTTATTAGTGGTATCATATTCTATAGTCAATGATTGATAATTTGGTTTTTTTGGAATTTGTGATTTTTTTGATTCTGTTGCTTCTTTTGATTCTTCTTTTTCTTTGCATATGTTGGATGTATCTTCTTCTGGTTTTATAGTAGCATAAAAACTTTCAACCTTTTTATCTATTTTACTAAGTTCACTAAATAAAACATTATTTAATAAAATATTAACTAAGTCAGTATTATTATAAATAATATTTTTTACACTAATTGTATCTATAATTTTAAATAAAGCTGGTAAATTATGCTTTAAAACAGACTTATTAATGGGAAACTCTCTTTCAAGCTTTGCAAATTGTGTATCCTTAGCATTTATACTTGCCTCTAATTCACTATATGAATTTAGCGTTGTTGATTCACTATTTGACATTAGATCGCTTTTTATATTAGTAAATAGTTCCTCAAGAGTATTAGCTGTGATGTTTTCTTTAGACATAAATTTATATATATAAATAGCTAACTATTTATTTATTTATTTAATTAAATAAGATATTCTTTTAAAGCACGTATAATATTTTTGTTTATTTTACGTCCGCTTTCTAATTTAATATTTTCAAAGTTAATATTGTCAGTTTTGAGAGAAGCCAATAAATTTTCCATAGTTTTAAATTCACTTACTAATGCTGATGCACTAACATTACTAATACCGGGTATTTGTTTTAACATAATAGTAAATATATTATCTTTTGTTATATGAGATTTTTTTGTAGATTTTAGTGTAATACTATATTCTGGGTTTACTAAGTTAGTGCTAGTTAATGGTTGACAATAAAACCCTGGCTTATTTTCACGAATTAATTTGTTAGCAATAGCAAGCAATAAATCACAAGTCTCAGTTTGATTTAATACATTAATAACCGAAAAACCTTTATAATAATTGAGAGAAAATAAGGTTGAATATAATGTGCTCTTAAAATCCGTATTTTTATAGTTAATAATTGCTCCTTCTAATAAATATATTATATTATGATTGTGTAGTGTTGTTTCATTTAATCTAAAAGATTGTTCTTTATAGCGACCATCTTTAATTGAAGACTCTAAGTCAGCTAACGATTTACGCTCTATTATTAATAACTCTTTGTCGGTTATTTCATCATAAAAAATATAATCCCCAATAGTCAAGTTCTTTTGAATAATGCTAACATTAATATTAGACTTTTCTTTTAAAACATTTAGATTGGCTACTAATGATTTTGGCTCACGAGCATCTACTAATAATTGCATAGGCAAATAAAATAGTTTATAAATTACTTAAATAATTTATAAAATAATATTTATATTGTTTATGCTAATGTTTAATTTAATTTAATTTAATTTAATAGCCTTCCACGTCCTGTTTTATGATAAAAGTTAGAAGTTTCATAACCAATAAATTTAATACATAATTTTCCTTTGTCACATCTTTCACCATATGGTAAGTCTAAACCACAACCTTGGCCGCGTTCTGCTCTATTTAGTGATGCTCCTGTTACCCAATCTACACCATTTGCGGCAGTTCGCAAATATTTGTAGCCATTTATTCCTGTAACATTTGGTCTTACACCTACAGTTGGATTTAGTCCAGCCATTGAACCAAATTCGCATGTATTATTTGTATATAAATTGCTACCTAATTTACTAATTTTTTTACCAGGCATTTCTTTTATAATATAATAAAATATTAAAAAATATTAAAAAATATTAAAAAATATATAAAAATATATAAAAATATATAAAAATATATAAAATATATAAAATATATAAAATATATAAAATATTAAAAAATATTAAAAATAAAAATTGTCTTAAATAATAATGATTTAAAACTATAGCAACTTATAAATTAAGTACTATGGTATTATACAATAATTGTTTATTAGACACTAATTCAGATAATGAAGACCAAGACATTAGTAATGAAACGTTCAATAATTTATCTATTAATAACATCAAACTTGATAATGATATTATTAATAATAATGATGAACTAATATTTAATCCATATAATAATAACAATAAAGAAATTGAAACTGCCAACGTTCAAGAATTATTAGCAAACTATGGAATTTTTACTAAACCATTTAATATTGAACTATATAAACGAGCATTTGTCCATAAATCATATACAAAACGTCCTAAATTAGAAAATTCAATATCTAATGTTATTATTGCCACTAAACCAAATGATTGTTTACCGTTAAAAACCAAATCTAATGAACGTCTTGAATTTTTAGGTGATGGAGTTTTAGAACTTATTACTAAATATTATTTATATAAACGATTTCCTAAAGCGGATGAGGGTTTTATGACAGAAAAGAAAATTGCCTTAGTAAAAAATGAACATATTGGTAAATTAGCTCTTGAAATGGGACTTCAAAAATATTATGTTATTTCTAGACATGCTGAAGAAAAAAATATTCGCAATAATTTAAAAAAATTAGGGTGTTTGTTTGAAGCATTTATTGGCGCAATTTTCCTTGACTATAATCGCATTTCTATTAAAGATGAATATGGGTGGTTTGAAAATGTATTTAAATGTGGTCCTGGACTACAAATGGCGCAAACTTTTGTTGAAAATGTCTTTGAAAAGCATGTAGACTGGACTAACTTAATTAATAATGATGATAATTATAAAAATAAACTACAAGTAATTATTCAAAAAGAGTTTAAAATAACACCTGATTATGTTGAACTAAAAACTCCTAAATTAGACGACGCAGACGACAATGATAGATATTATGTAATGGGTGTATATATATGTTTTGGCCAAAATATTCATAATGCTAAAATTAGTGATGCTATTTCATTTGATAGTCTTGGTTCTTTTAAGAGTATTCACGAGTTACTTGAAAAACAAGACAAATTATTAGTGTTTTTGACAAAAGCAGAGCACAAAATTAAGAAAAAGGCGGAACAACTAGCATGCGAGCAAGCGATTCAATTGTTTGAAAAACCAAGCTAATCTTTAAATAATGCTAATGTTGATACTTTATTAATAAGTAAAATATATATTATTTAATTATATATATTATATAATAATGGCAAATGAAACTTTACAACACTTAAAAATTAAACCATTACCAAAAGCGCAAGAACAATTTAATATTATATTAAATATACCCAAAGAAGGAGTTGCGCCGCATATTATTGATAAAACATCAGAACAATTAATAAATAGAGACCAATTTTTTTCTACTATTCAAGAATATTTAGAAGTCGTTCAAAAAGGCTATAAAAAACTTTCTAAAATGGCAAATAGTAAAGGCGAGGAAGAACTAGATGCAATTAAAGATAAAGATAAAGATAAAGATAAAGATAAAGATAAAGATAAAGATAAAGATAAGGATACAATGAATGACGACATAACAAGTAGTAAAAAGGACCCGAATGTAGGCGACCCGAAAAATAGTTTTAGTCAAATTGTAAAAACAAGTGCTAAACTTATTATTACTAATCCGACCGAGCAAACAATTAAAAAATCTAAAATTAAACTTCCAAGCAAAGAGAGATTAACACCAAAACCAGGAACACAGGATATTGATAAGGATAAGACTATAAAACAAGAAATAAAAGGAGAAACAAAAGGTCAAACTATTGATGAATCCTTAGTAATTCCCAAAGATTTACGTATTGGAAAAACGCTTTATTTAAATAGAATACCTAAACTAGAACCAAATATATTAATAAAAGCGCCGTCTTATTATTTGGATAACAGAGAGATGTTTATTAGTTTTATTAATTCACTTTTTGAGCCTTTTAAGCAACAATTATTAAAAGAAGAGGCGCAATTAAAAGCGGGAAAGTCATCTGTTAGCTGTGACAGTTCAAGCTCCAATGATTTTTCTCTCTTAACTCATCAAAAAATTGTGCGAGATTATATAAATATATATACTCCTTATAGAGGATTATTATTATATCATGGTCTTGGTTCAGGCAAAACATGTTCTTCTATTGCGATTGCGGAAGGCATTAAAAATGACAAACAAATATTAGTAATGACACCCGCATCTTTAAGATCTAACTACATTGAAGAGTTAAAGAAATGTGGTGATTATTTGTATAAAAAAAATCAATATTGGGAATTTATTAGCACAAAAACGCACCCACAATATATTGAATATTTAAGCACAATTTTAAAGCTTCCGCAAGAATATATTAAAACTAATGGCGGTGTATGGTTTATTAATATTAAAAAGCAACCAAACTATGATACCTTAGATTTTGAAGATCAGCAAAAAATTAATAATCAATTAGACAAAATGATTTCCTATAAATACCAATTTATAAACTATAACGGATTACGTAGTTCCCACTTAAACGGACTAACAAATGGTGGAACGCTTAATCCTTTTTCCAATAAAGTAATTATTATTGATGAAGCCCATAATTTTATAAGCAGGATTGTAAATAAACTTACTCGCAAAACCTCGTTATCAATGAAGCTTTACAACTATTTAATGGATGCTGAAAATTGTAAAATCATTTTATTATCAGGAACACCAATCATTAATTATCCAAATGAAATTGCAATATTGTTTAACATATTGCGCGGCACGCTGCGCACTTATACTTGTAAGTTATTAATTGATAAAAAACCTATAACAAAGGAAAAATTAGAATCACTATTTAGCAAAGCAAATGTGTTAAGCTATATTGACACCATTGACTATAATGCATTAAGTTACGAGCTTAGTATTACACCAAATCCATTTGGCTATATTAAATCTGGCGCAAACAAAAATAAACTAGTTTATACCAATGAACTGTTAACTAGCTCACAAATTATAGAAAAAATAACAAGTGCGCTAGAAGCACATAATATTAAATTTGCCAATAATAAAATAACTGTTAATGGTTATAAAGCACTACCTGATAATTTTGATGAGTTTAAATCTCTCTTTATTAACCCAAACAACACTATAAATAATCAAACTATGTTTAAAATGCGAATATTAGGACTCACCTCTTACTTTAGAAGCGCACAAGAGCAATTAATGCCTAGCTACGATCATTCTAATCCTGATGACTTTAAAATCATTAAAGTCACAATGAGCGATTTTCAATTTGGAATATATGAAGAAGCTCGCGTCCAAGAGCGCAAATTAGAAGAAGCAAATAAGAAGAAAAAATCAAAAAAAGGCAAAACTGGTCTGCAAAATGATGAGCTATATAATGATAGCGCCTCAACATATCGCATATTTTCTCGTGCGTTTTGTAATTTTGTATTTCCTAAACCCGACATCGTCCGTCCTATGCCAAATAGCGAATCAACTGTTGAGTCAGCATTAGACGCAATTGAAGAAGATATTGACAATTCTATTATTGCGAAAAATATATCTGAAGAATTATTAGATGACTTGAGTAGTGCGGAAAAAATAAATAATATTGATGGAAAATATGACGCAGACGATATTAAAGAATTGGAGAAAGACCAAGCCCAGACAAAATTAAGCGACAACTCTTATGGAAAACGTATTGCTGAAGCATTAAAAGAACTTGAGCGCAATTCAACTAAATATTTATCTAAAGCTGGACTACAAATATATAGCCCCAAATTTCTACATATTTTAGAAAATATTGTTGATGATGATCATAAAGGTATTCACTTGCTTTATTCACAGTTTAAAACACTTGAAGGTATTGGCATCTTTAAGCTGGTTTTAAAGGAAAACAACTTTACCGAGTTTAAGTTAAAGAAAAATGACAAAGGCGAATTTATTTTAGGGGTTGCGCCTGAAGATCTTGGAAAGCCGATGTATGCGTGTTATACTGGTTCGGAAACACCAGAAGAGCGCGAAATTATTAAAAATGTGCTAAACAGCACATGGAAGCTTGTGCCTTCTTCGTTGTTAAAATCCATAATGGAAATAGCAAGTGACAATTTTTATGGACAACTAATTAAAGTGTTGATGATTACTTCTTCTGGTGCGGAAGGTATTAGTTTAAAAAATGTTCGCTACGTCCATATTACTGAACCTTATTGGCATCCTGTGCGAACTCATCAAGTAATTGGTCGCGCTCGTCGCATATGTAGTCATAGCGATTTACCCAAAGAACTCCAAACAGTGAAAGTATTTTTATATTTAATGATATTTAGCGAAACACAATTGTCAAGTGACTTGTCAATTGAATTGCGCTTAAAAGACCTTTCCAAAAAAGATAAGAAAAAAGTTATTACTAGCGATGAATATTTATACGAAATATCTAGTATTAAAGAAGAAATTAATGCCTCATTATTAAAGAGCGTAAAAGAATCAGCAATTGACTGTGCTATTCATAGTCGCTCATCAAGCAAAGAGAACGACCTTAAATGTTTTGTTATTGGTAATCCTCGTGAAGATAAATATGTATATACTCCAAATATTAGTAATCAAGACAAAGATGAAGGTATGAAACTCAACAAGAAAACGGAAGTCGTAAAATTAAATGAACTTACTATAAATGGAATAGTATATGCGTTTAATAAAGAAACTAAAGACTTATATGATTATGATAGCTACTTAAAACAAGAGCTTTTGCTTTTAGGCAAATTAGTACAACAAGAAGACGGCACACACAGATTTCAAAAACTATAGTAGACCTAGTTTTTCCATAATCTTTTGCTGATTAGTCAATAATAACATTAGTTTTTCATCAATAGATAGCAATAAACTTTGATTGTCCTTTTTTTCTGGCACATTTTGAATAGTATGTAAAAGGTCTTCAATTGCTACAATCTTCTTTTTAGAGATTGGTGTGGGTGGGTCTTGAACTACCTTTTCTGTAAATAATTCTTTTTCAAAATCATTTAAGTTCACCAATTCTATGTTAATTGGCTTTTCTGGCTGTTCTGGCTTTTGTATTAACGGTTCTTGAATTGGAGTTTTAATGTCTTTTAAGCGTTCTTTTTGAATATTTTCTAATAATTTATCTAATTCACTTGTTTCTAACGTGTCATCTTTTATTGCCTCAAAATTTACTTGTGGTGGCTCTATTTTTGTCATAAACTCATTGAATGATACTTGTTTTTCTTTATATTGTTTTTCAAATGTTTCTAAACTTGATGTTTTAAAGTTTGTTTTTACATTAGTTGAAGTTAATAATAATTGATTAAAGTTAGCAATATCTACTATTATATTTTGTAAAATAACCTTATTTAATTGTGTTACCATTGTTTTAATAGTATTTATATTTGTAGTTGACTCTAACATTTCTAAATTTGCATTAACTACCTTTATAATAGCGTTTTCAAATATTGTTTTCACATTATTAAATTTAGCTTGTGGAATTGATTCAAATGTTTTATTGGAATATAATATGTTCCATAAAAGCTCTTTATTTTGGTCTCCCAATAATATGTTTGCCATAATGTATTATAATGTATTATACTATATTATGGCATTAGCTTTAACTTAATTTTATTATTTTTTATTTACCATATATAAAAAATAAGTACTGTTATTAGTATTATTAACATTACATTAATAGTATAAACCATCTTAAATTGTATATTATTTATAATCCTATAATTATAATTTTCTTCTACTGATTCTTGTGCTTGTTGTTGAACTTCTTGAACTTGTTGAACTATTATTGTATGTTCATTTACTAATGGTTCTCTACATACAATACATGTATTATTTTTAGAAATCCATTTACTATGACACTTCTTATGAACATAGTAAACTCCGCAATGATTTAGTTGCTTTAAATTTGTTCCTTCTTCTAAACATATTATACAACTTTGCATGTTTAATATATTATAAATTTATTTATTAACTATTAATAGTTAATAAATAAAGTTATTTTTATATTGTTATATATTATAGTATACACTAATATATGTTATATTATGTACAAATCTTATTAGCATACATTGTGCCAGTTAATAACATAAAAACACAAGTTACTTTACATTCACATTTAGACGTCAATTTACATTTAGAAAAATTCAATAATGATTTAAATTTATATCATATTGGAATTAGTTTTAAAAATGAAGACACAATGTTGAGATATGATTATCGACCTTTTTGTGACCCTACTAAATGCGAATATAAAACAAGTTCTACTATTATTAGCGCACCGACTAATGAAGTAATATTAAATAGCGAATTACGATTTGTAGACAAACTATATAGATTTTATATTCCTGAAAATGTTCCAAATAAAACCATTTATTGGGGGCAAACAAGTAAAACACTTGAAGAAGTCGTACAATTTGAAAAAACATTACAAAAAAAATACATATTAGGTATTAATGATTGTCGCCATTATGTTAATCGCTTTTCGCGTTGGGCTCTAAATAAACGCACTCCTATTTGGAAATTAGATAAACTATGGAATCAATCAGATTCCTAAAAAGCTTCTTCCAATTTTGCTTGTGCCAAACATTCCTAATCCAGAAGCTATTTGAAAATAAAATATATTAGTTTTCTTGGTGCAACAAAGTAAATAACCAGATAAAATAATAAAGGCAAAGAAAAACATCCAAAATAAGCGAGTATAAAAATCCATGGTTTATATATATATTTTATTTATAAATTATATAAAATATATAATAATCCATGGTTTATATATATTTTATTTATAAATTATATAAAATATATAAAATATTTATAATATTTATTTATACTATAAATGCGGAAAACCAAAAATAATAGAAAAAGATGTATAAACTATTTAGGGAAGTCTAAAAGAAGAGGACGAGGAATTGGGTCTTCTAAACCTGCGCAAAAATCTAAATCGCGCAGTAAGTCTAAATCGCGTAGTAAGTCTAAATCTAGACGTTCTAAAACACCAGAAACAGGAGCTAGACACATAGATATATATGAAGATAAAATAATTGCGGCAAAAACTAAACATAAAAGACTAATTGAGCAACTTGATAAGCAAGATTTAACAGATAAAGAGAAATATAAAAGGCGTTTAGACAACGCATTAGAGCTAAATAATACGCTACACGAGCTACAAAGAGCAGAAATGTTGCGATTAGAGAAATTAGGACTTGATGGTCCAGCGCGCGGAACACGTAGCCAAACGCATAGTCCAGATTCTACAACAGTAAGACATCCATACCTTGCCAATGTAATAAAAGATAAAAAATATACAGAAACTGCTATTAAATGGAATAAAGCTGCGCTAAAACGATTTAATGATGGAACAGACGAAGATTACAAGGAACTTCTTAGAAACAAACCAGGATGGGATAATGAACGAATGGCACCCGATATGTTAGCCGCGTAAATTTTGTTTAGTTTGTAGTTTGTAGTTTGTAGTTTTTAATATTTAGAATTTTTTATTTAAAAATTGATTTATTATTACACTAGCTTTGTTTATAGTATAATAATATGGACTTCTCAAAATTTACTAAATCAGAGCTTCTAATAAAATGCGAAGAACTTGGAATTAAAAAATGTAAATCTAAAAGCAAAGATGATTTAGTGAAATTACTTGAAAGTTTGTCTAATAAAAATAAAGTAACATCGGTTAGCGAAGCCTCTGTTAGCATTGGCGAAGCCTCTGTTAGTACTACAATAATAAATAATGCTAGCATTATTCCTAGCATAACTATAAAAAATATGTGCGGACTAGAATACTTAAAAACATTAGCTCCCAATTCTATTGATTTAATATTAACAGACCCACCATATATTATATCTAAAACAAGTGGTCTAGATAAGCATTATAATAATGTTAAATATAATGAAGAAAATAATATTAATGAAGTTAAAACAGAAGAACAATGGATTAACTATAAAGAGCAAAACGCTATAGAAGATGATTCACAAAAAAACAATTATATAAAATATGGCTCGCTATATGGAAAAAAATATTGTGTAAAAACTGACTATGGAGATTGGGATAGTGATTTTACTTTAACTATTTTAGAAAAGTTTATTGAGCATTATTATAAAGTATTAAAAAAAGGAGGCACATTAATAATTTTCTTTGACTTATGGAAAATTACAAACCTAAAAGATTTACTAGAAAAGTATAATTTTAAACAAATTAGATTTATTGAATGGATTAAAACTAATCCACAACCAAGAAATAGTAAAGTAAATTATTTAACAAATTGTAGAGAGATTGCCCTATTAGGTGTTAAAGATGGCTGTCCTACATTTAATAGTACTTATGACAACGGAATATATTATTATCCATTACAAGGCGGAAAAAATAGGTTTCATCCTACACAAAAAAGTTTGGCACTATTTGAAGAACTCATAAAAAAACATTCTAAAGAAGGCGATACAGTTTTAGATACATTTTTGGGGTCAGGAACTACAGCACTAGCATCAAAAAATACTAAACGCAACTTTAAAGGATGCGAAATTAGTAAAGCATATTATGATAAAATAGAATCACTTTTATAATTATAATCATTATAATATAATTTACTTACAAATTACTAATTGTAAAATGCTCTTCAAACAGTGTAAGCAATTTTTCAAAACACCAGCGAAATTTAATACAATCACGTTTATTATGAACTTGAAATTCACCAATAGTTATTCCATCTATGCTAATAGATGAACTTTCATTCCATAATTTATTTTTTATATTATGACTGAATTTAATAGCATAATTTGACCAATTTATATGCTGTTTTAATACTATAAATGCCAATAAATTTTTATGTTTATTATAATAGAGTATAGGACAGTCAAAAGTATGTGCACTATAGACTTGCAATAAATTAGCAATATTATTTATAATATAACTTTTTATTTGCTCTAAACTAGTAATTTGATCTAGTGTGAAAAATTCACAAAACTTTTTGCGAGAGGGTTGTCCTAGTACTTGCGGACAAACTTTACCATCTTTTTTGGTTGTTTTAGCACTTAAATGGATTAATGGATTGTCTATACATTCAAAATCATATTTATTTCCACGACTAGCACAATGTTTAATAGCATACGGAAACACATTTTTAAGATTGTTAAGTCTATTTTTGAGAGAATGGGCTTGCTCTAAACTATATTTGTAATTTCCATCATATGGTGTATCATAATATAAACAAATAGCCATCTCAAATATTTTACCTAAATCTTCAGTAAGCACTTTTTTGGTTGTTGTAGCTATTGTTGTAGTCATAATTGATTATATAAGTTAATAGTATTATTATAGTACTATTTATACTATATTCAATTTTAATTATACATAGTATTGTATTATTTAAAAATTGATTTATTATTATACTAGCTTTGTTTATAGTATAATAATAACGAGATAGAAAGAAGCTAGTCTTTTATGTTATATAGTTCTTCGTTTGCCTGATTAAAATAGATTGTCCTATATTTTTTCATAGTAGCGTCTTTAATTCGTTTTGTTTTAAAATAATTGTATGTTTTATTTTCTTTTAACAATTCTATTATAAAATAAAGCGCATACATACCACATTGGCCATCATTATATTGATGTGTAAAACCTTCATTGTCATCTACTTTTAATATTATATTTTCGTGTTGTGCTTGTTGTTCTACTCTATTAATTAATACTTTTATTTGCTTTGGCATTTTTGTTCCATTACTATCAAAATAAAATATAAACTTTTTATCTAAATCAATAAATAGCGCAATCCAATGTTTTCCTGGCTTATCGTGTGTATCAGTATTAAAAATGATTCCTATTTTGGTTATCTTTTTTTGAATATATTCTTTTAAATTAAAATTACATAATTGTTCCCACACACATGTTGAAAATACTTCTTTAGTATCAAAGTCAATTGGACTAGGACCAATAAACTTAAAATTGCTATGCGATTTTTCATATTGGTTCATTATTTTTGTTATATCAACACTAGAAAGCCACGTAGATGGATTTGTTATCCACGTTTTTGGTGAAAATGGTTTAAATATTTCTTTAATTAATAATTCGCTGTTGTTAATAGAAGACAACTTGCTTTTTTTAAGCCAGCATAGTTCATCATAACACTCTTTGCTTAGCTTGTTTTTGAAAAATTGCCATATTTCTTTACTATTGTTTGTATTAATCTTTTCATCGCTGCTGTTATTCCAGATTTCTTTAAATGTTTGTAAATTAGTGCGGGAATAGCAAGTATAATCTTTAAGTTCTGGGTCATTATTATTATTTTGTGGAGCGCATTTTAATCTTTTAAATTTTTGTTCTTTATGTTTTCTTACGCTCTTGATGCGCTTGCTTAAGTTACGTCGTGACCTCCTATTTTTTCTCTCTTTACTAAATGATAATTTGTTATATAAATTATTTTTATAAGTCATAGCACTATATAATAAGTATATAATAAGTATATAATAAGTCTATAAAAAGTAATTAATTAATTTATTCCCATTTTTGTGGGAGAATTTTCTTATATAGACTAGCATTTGACTTTTTAGTAACCATTAAATCTATATTGGTTAATTTTTTTGAACTTGAACTAGTAGATGACATTAATTTTAATGTTTCATTTACTATATTAAAGTCATTGCAATTTAATGTAGCTTCTTCTTGTTTTGTTGTTTTATAATTATTTGAATAGTCTTTAAGGTCTTCACATATTAAATTTTGAATTTTTGTTTCTTTAAAATGTTGTATTAAATTTAATACATATAGCAAATAATAGAGTTTGTGTTTTTCTTGACCTTCTTTATAGTCATTATTTTCTAATAATTCCTTTAAGTTACTATTGTTTGTAGCTACTATTTGTTCTTTAAAGCTATTTATATTTTCATCTAAATTATTATATATTGATTTTAGCAAATAATTATTATTTAGTAAACTATCTATTTTATTTGGCTTAAAGAACCGTTGCTGATTTGTTAAATATAATAAATCAATATTGTTTACAGAGTCACTATCTCTTTCTTTTTCTTTTTCTTTGCTAGGCACGCTACTAGGCACGCTACTAGGAACGCTACTAGGAACGCTATTAGGAACGCTATTAGGAACGCTATTAGGAACGCTATTAGGAACGCTACTAGGTAGTTGGTTAATTTCTAAATCTAAAGTCATACTATTTTGCGCTTTTGATTTTAGTTTTTTTTTCTTAGCTTTTTTTTCTTCTTTAAGTTCTTTATTCTCTCTTAAATTAGAAAACATTGTTGTATATTATAATTTTTATTTTAAATCTTTTAATTGAACTCGTGTTGAGTTATAAAATAATTCGTGTCCAATTGAATTTGATAAACTAGGATTAAAATCATTAAATTTAGTTTCTTGAAACAATAAACTAGCTTCTAAATTAACATTTTGTGGCAACTCTTCTATTTTTGTTTCATATAAATCACTTGTGCTGTCTGGAATATAACGCGATTGGTCTGCCTTTTGTAAGGCAAAAAATTGGTTGCGTAATGTTGATTCTTTATCTACATTTGAAGCAAATCCACAAAAATGGGGCTTTCGTGTGCCTGGAAAAAAGGTAGAACTTACATCATACACATTATAATTCGCTATTGGTTCTACTGATTTTAGTACGTTATTAATTGTAGGCATTAATGTATATTTAGTAGAAACTGGTCTAAATGGAAAGTTCATTGTTAAATTGCTTGATGGAAAGTTTCTAGCAAATAATTCATTATTAATATAATTGTTTTTATCATAATTATTAAATGTTATGTTATAAAAATTATTAGGGTCAATCATTATATATAATAAGAACTATAATATTATTATTAAATATTATTTATGTTTAATAATATTTAATAATATTTAATAAAAAAATAAGATTAAGTTTTAACGACTTATAAGTTTTTATGGTTTTAACGGTTTTAACGACTTATTTACGCTTAGCAAAATTATAATTATTTAAATAATACTTTTTATGTGTTCTTTCGTGTGAATTAAATAGTAATTGCGCTCTATTTTCATTCATTTTATTACGCTTGTGTTCGTAATAACTTTTATTTAAATGCATCAGTTTTCTCTTTTCTAATGTTTTTAAATAATTTACATCAAACATATGCTTCATAATATTGTTATTATTGTGTGTTAGCATAGACAATAACATAAGAGCTGAACTAGCCATATTTTATATAACATAAAATAATAGTATGTATAACTAATTCAATTTTTTTTTATATAAGTTAATAATTAGCGTCTTGATTGAACAATATAATAAAGATGGCTATTAGATTCTGGTATTGCCTCTTTTTGTAATCGTGTTAAACATGTTTCTAAGCAATCTAATGTGTTTTGGCTAAAAGTATGAATTTGAGAATCCAAATGTCTAAAAAAATCATTACGCATATTTTTATGTTTTATCATTTTAGCTACTAAATTTTCATAACTAGTCCAATCATCATTATTACAAAAATTTACTAATGACTGTCTATTATCACTTCCACTAGGATGTTTTGATTTACTATAGCTTCTTCCTCGGGCGCGTCTTGTAATTATTCTTGTTTTTCTAAATGATTTGCGTTTAACCATATATATTATATTATAAAGTATATTGTTTATTAGCTTTTTAAAACATCATCACATGTTTTATCGTTATTAAACCATATCATTTTTATGGAAGCAATGTGTGCGCTAATAATATCATATGATATACTTAGCGCATATAAACTCATTAATTTATAATAGTCTTGATTTTGAATCCAATTTATTACTTCATAATATACATTATAATTATGTGATATAATTGTAAGGTATGGTATAAAATATTGAATAGTTCTAGAACCTACACTTTCAAGTTGAGACCAATGAAGTTGTTTTCCAAACAACTCGAAATTATAATTGTCTAAAATATATTCGTCCATAGTTTCATAAGTCTTAATGTCAAAATTATATAAATCTAAATATTTTATAATATTGGCCTCATCCATAACAATCGCTTTAATAGCATTATACATAGCAAATAATGTTTCTTCTTTAAGCATAGTATAGTCTAAGTTTGTTTGTTTATTTATTTGTTTATTTATTTGTTTATTTATTTATTTATTTATTTGTTTATTTATTTGTTTATGTTATTCAATTTTATATTTATGTTATTTATGTTATTGATAATAAAAACCATTATAATCTTGTTTTTTATGTTTTGTTAGTTCTTTGTTTATTTCAACAATACATTCACTTGTTGCTGTTACATATATGTCGGGTATAAAAGCATGTATAAATGCTTTAAAAAAAGATAATAATAATATAAAAGCATAATGTAAAGAAACAAACATATGTTCAAAATAACCCATTTTCATTTCGTCTAAATGAGTAGAATGAAAAAACATTTGCTATAACATAGCAAAACAAATAAACTTTAAACTTTTAAACTATTTGTTTAAAAAATTGTTATATATGTGATATAACGTATAACTTGAATATAATAATATAATTAAACTACCTACTAACTTTCGCGATACATTATAAGGCCAATATGGTAAAAAATATGTTATTGCTAATGCCAATAAACCAAAATAATATATAATATTATTGTATTCAAAATATTTTGTAACATTTAGTAATGGATAAAAACCAATTAAGTGTATAAATATATTAATAATAAAAATAAACACTAATTTTTCCTGTATGATTTTATAATAACTATCAATTAAACCAACTATTCCAATTAATAAGAAAATTAAACTTACATATTTAATATAAGAATTGTAATAATATATTAACACTAATATGCTAGGAAGTAAAACCCAACATAATTCTCCACGAAGTATTTTATAATGATAATAATATATATTGTTGTTTTTGAATGTTATTTTCATTTAGTATTATATATAACTAAATATAACTAAATATAACAAAATATAACAAAATATAACAACATTTATAATTTTACTAAATATTAATATTTAGTTATATATTATGACATCTAAAGTTGTAGGTGAAGGCACATTTGGGTGTGTATTAAAACCCTCTCTTTTATGTGATAATAATAGCACTAGCACATTAACTAAAAAAGACTATAACAATAAAATATCTAAAATAATGCATAAAAATGACGCAATTAATGAAGAAAGCGAATATAGTTCAATAAATAATATAGTTGGCTTAGAAAAATATGCTATTGCACGTCCTCATTTATGTAAGCCTTTAATAGATAATCGATTTAATAATAGTGTTAAAAATTGTAAAACACAAATTGTTAAAGCCACATTTGCTAAGAACAAAAATGACTTGCTAATGTTGTTATTAGAAGATGGGGGTATTAATATACGTGACTACATTATAGAAGTATATCCATTAGAAACATTAAATGCTAAAAAAGTATTTTTAACCTCATTGCTAGGGTTATTTGATGGGCTTCTATTTTTTCAAGCTAATAAAATAATTCATAGAGATATTAAAATGCAAAATATGGTATATAATGTTAATACTGGAAAAGCAAAATATATAGATTTTGGACAAATGACAAACTTCAAAAATTTTATTAGAAAATGTAATAAAAATATTGAAACATTAGGCGTAAGTCATAGTTATTATGCTTCTGAAAATAGTTGTTCTAATAAAGCTGCGTTTAATTCTAATAGATCTAAGTGTATGGCTATAAAAGACCATTTTAAGACACATAGTGAATTTACTAGCTATATAACAAAATCATTTGACATATATTGTTTATCATTGGCATTATCTAAATTGGCTGATTATTTGCGCTTTAAAAAGCCTAATAAGTTATTTTTTACCAAAATCTATAAAACACCAGGAACCATTAACCCCGACTTTTTCAAGGAATTTGGAATATTATTGTATTATTATTATCATAATGATGTTAAAAAACGAAATATTAATATTGTGGAACTTAAAGAAAAGTACACAAGTTTACTCAAAAAATATAACTATTATTCAAAAACAAGTGAAGAACCGTCTGTTGAAGTTAAAGAAGTTATTGAAAAAATAAAGAAAAAAGAAATTAAAGTCGACCTTGCGAAAGTTTGCCCTCCTGCTAAACCAGTATTAAACTCTGCTACAAATAGATGTGTTGCTGAATGTAAGCCAGGGTTTATTAGAAACAAAAGTTTTAGATGCGTTAAAATGAATTTGCGCGGCACTATAAAGAAGCCAAGCTTAAGCTCTTCACTTATTAAACGCCGATTATGTGAATCAAAAAATAAAGATTATAATCACATTACAAAACGTTGTAATACTAAATGTCCTACAAATAAAACGCGTAATGCGCAATTTAAATGCGTAACTATTGAAAAATAGTTATTAAAAAATATTAAAACATAAAATATATATTTTATTTAAGAAGGCTATGAATATAGAACTACTTCAACAAGCTCTTGAAAATGATGATAATTTAAATATTATTAATACAAATATTCAAGATATTAAAAATAAAAAAAATGAAATATTACAAGAACTTGGACTGAAGAGAGATGACTTGAAAAGTTTTCATAAAAAATTAAATGGCTATATGTATATTGACAATATAAGCGATTTAAAATATGGGCGAAACATACGATGGATTAATTTGAAACGCTTGGATCCAATAAAAATAACAAATGGCTCCGTTTTATGTGATATAAAAATGGGTGCTAAAGGTATAGCATTAGTGTTAAAGGGTTTTAATGCTAGCTTTATTACATTATATTTTAATGAAAATATACTATTTCAGAAAATTAATGATGAGGAAAAAATAATTCTAAAAGCTGTTGAATACTTGGAAAAAAGTGGTTGACTTATTGACTTGTTGACTGGTTACTAAAAAATTGATTTACTTAGTTTTATTTTTATAGTATATAAAATTATATAGTATAAAAACTAATTGCTTAAACTAAACGTAAATCTAAGCCTAAGCAAAAATAATGACTATTACTTTTTGCGACTTAAGTGATGATATAGTTATACATATTATAAGTTATGTAAAACACTCTAATTATCTTGTGTTGCTTAAAAGGACATGTAAAGCTAACTATAATTGTGTATCGCATTTATCAATTGCCAAACTTATGTTGTCTTACAGACTAGGTAAATTTTCACCAAAAACATTTTGTGTTAATATTAATTGTTGTGAAGATAGTAAGGAAGTATTTTATAAACATTATCGTGTTGGTTATGGTAGCTATGAACATAACAAGCAATTTGCCTTAAATAAAACAATAGCCTTAATTAATGAAAAAAAGTATTGTATTAATACACATTATTGTAGTGAATGCTTGAAAAAGTTTGTTTTA